TGAAATAGAGACATCTCCTGAATCTGATCAATAGCGAATTTATTCTGTTTCGATTTCTCTTACCTCAACGTCTATAGTATCACTATCATTAGATTTGTCTATTAACTCCTTAAGAAGTTCTTCTCTTGTTAATAATAGCTGAGCACCAATTTCTTTATTAGTCTTTGCTTGTTGACTATCTATTTTCATTTGAGTAACTTCCTTTGTATTGGTGTTTTTCTCGCGCGAAGTCACTATCCTTTGTAGAATGTCGATAGAGGAAGTTGCTGATCTTATAAGAGATGCTAACGCTTCGCTGTGATCCGCGTCTGGGGCTGAATCAATAAAGTCTTTTAAATTCTCTACTGACTCGACACTATCCTTGATAAGCCTTCCCGAATATTTGAGAAGAAACTCCTCAACATTATCTGGGGTAAGCTCTAGACTATCTTCATTTGCTTTAGATTCTCGTGGAATTTCTTGCAATTGAGATAATAGATCATTTACGGTTTCATCGCTCACAAAATTATTTAATACATTTATTGATTTTTACAACATACATATTATACTATTAGTATGAGGATAGAGTTTCTAAAAACGCATCCGGATGCGAGGCTTCCGGAGCAGAATAATCAAAAAACAGATGGTACTGCAGATACCGGGTACGATTTGTATGCAGTTGAAAATGTTGTTATACCAGGTGTACATATTGAATCTAATATAGGGTCTGATGCTGAAAAGCGTCTTAAAGTAAACGGCTCATCTAGATATAAAGTTGGATCCGCAGTTGTTCCTGTTGGGTTAGAAGTCGCTTTTATTGAGCCTGGTTACTGGTTTCGTATTGAAGGTAGATCCGGTTTAGGGTTTAAGTACGGAATACAACCTCACTTCGGTATAATTGATAATCAATATCGTGGAGATCTAGGCGTTAAACTATATAATCTAGGTAGTGATGATTATATCGTATCTGCAGGAGATAAAATCGCTCAAATGGTATTTTATCCTTTAGTAGAAGCTCAAATGAAATTTGCAGACGCTAAACAAGAGACCGACAGAGGAGAGAAAGGTTTCGGTTCATCTGGAAAATAACTATGAATTTAATCGACATATGGTGTGAAAAGTATCGCCCGAAAACTCTTGACGAAATTATCTTGAGCGATCAATCAAGAGCTCAGCTTGATGAGATTGTCAAGAATAAAAGTATACCTCACATATTGCTTCAAGGCCCTCCAGGTATCGGCAAGACTACATTAGCTAAAATTATAGTTAATGATATTCTTAAATGTCAACATCTCTATATTAATGCTAGTGATGAAGGAGGAATCGATACAGTACGAAGTAAGATTGTAGGGTTTGCTAAGACTAAGAGTATTGATGGCAATATTAAGGCAGTTATTCTAGATGAGGCAGATGGTTTAACTCCTGAAGGTCAACGCGCGCTGCGTAATGTTACTGAAGAGTATTCTCAGTATACGAGATTTATTTTTACAGCTAACTTCAAACATAGGATTATTGCTCCTATTCAGAGTAGGGTTCAAGAAATTGATATTGAGCCCTCTATCAAGGATGTAGCAAAGAGATGCTTTGATATTCTTAAGAAAGAGAATATTAAAGTTAGCGAGGATGAAAGGCTAAAATTTGTAGATCTTATTCGCAAGTATTATCCTGATATTCGTAAGACAATTAATATCTTACAAAAGTTTAGTAATAGTGGAGAATTAAAAATTGTATCTACTGAGAATATTGATCATATTGCATCTGAGGTATATTCTATGCTCAAGGATCCTCTATCTCTTCGCAAATATACAATTAATCATGAAATCGATTTTCAAAATGATTATCAAATGCTCTTGAAGGCTGTTCTGGAAATCATATATAAAAGCAGCTTAAAGGATGATACCAAGCAAGAGTGTATATTGATAATCTCAGAGCATTTGTACAGATGCTCATTTTGTGTTGATCAGGAGATCAACTTCACTGCATGCTGTATACAGTTGAATAAAGCTATATACTAGCCCATATACTTTCCAGTATACGGAGCATACTTAGGAGGTGTAGGTCCTGGCTGGCTTACATTCTCCCCTGTAGAGTTTTTATCATCGACTTGCTGTAATTTTCCTTTGCCGTCATCAGCTTTATTAGTCTGATTCATAAACTCTTCTTCCTCATCGCTTACAGGCTCTGGCTTTATATTTATTTGATTATCTCTTCGAAGAGCGTCTGGTATAGGGTCCAGGTTAGGGTATGTTGTTACAACCTTGCAGCAATCGCATGGCATTGGCATCTTCCCTACGAGGCGACCTCCACCATAATCCGCAGCAATCATTAATACTACATCTCCTGTATTATTCAAATCACTCCCTGGGGCGCGTGATGGATATTTATTGACTATATCTACAACCTTTAGATTGAGTCCCTGATCTATAAATCCCTTCAATTCCTCTCGGGAATTTTCAGGAACTTTATCTAGATCTGGTATTTCGACAACATCCCCCACGAGAAAACCATTCCGCTGTAATCTGGTTAAAGTTGATTCACATAGATCTATAAACTTTGACTTGCTTTTCATCTATCATTATTTATTCTTTTCCCTAAATATTTCTATGGGAAACGTTAAAATAACATCACTACCTAAAGCGCGTGAATATGATAAGTCGTTCGCATTTTCAGATTTACATTTAGACATCGATACACCGTTTACTAATATATCGGAAGCTTTAGCGCAAAACAATAAAAAAGATATACAAATTGATTATGATATAGGCGCTATTAAAAATTCTATAGTCAATATTCTAACAACGTCTCCTGGAGAAAAAATATTAAACCCTACATTTGGTTTAGATTTGCGAGACTATCTATTTGAGCCAGTATCAAAAACTACTGCAGATAGGATATCTTCTCAGATACTCACCGGCTTGTTAGATCAAGAACCTCGAATAAGGTTTAACTACCCGCCAGAGGTTATACCAAGCCCTGATGAAAAAAGCTATACCATTAATATGCGTGTATCTATACCGTTTCTAGATGTTAGCGAAATATTCTTAAGTGGTTTACTTGAGTTTGATGGGTTTGTTTTATTAAATACATAATATAAAGTATGAGTCAAGAATTTGCAGAATACAATTTAGCCAAAGGAGCGTACGCTTCTTTCGACGCTATAACATTAAAAGAGTTTATTAAAGAGAGGTTAACTGAGACCTCTATATTTACAGATCAAAACTATGAAGGCAGTAATCTAGCGGCTATTACTGATATTTTTGCATTTGCATATCATATTTTACTTTTTTATTATAATCAAACAGCTAGTGAATCGTTATTTGATCAATCTGAGTTGTATGAGAATATGAATAAAATAGTTAAAGCTGTTGGGTATAAGCCAACTGGCCCTAGAACATCGGCAGTAACATTTACAGCCGCTGGCGATGATACTCTACCTATCAACACTTATACTATAAAGAGATACTCGAGTATTAATTTCAACGGATTTACATACACATTTACAAAAGATGCAACATTTGAAAAAACATTATCCGGGACAGAGACTTTATCTGATTTTGCAGAGAATAATTTAATATATCAAGGAACTGTAGTTGAATATCCAGATTATACCGCTATTGGGGAAGATAATGAAGTATTAACTATAATTTTTGATTCAACAGAAGAAGATGCTACATTTATTGATTTCGATAATATTGATGTATATGTCGAGAATGCCAGTACTGGTGAGTGGTCTCAATGGGAGGAGGTTGATTCGCTATTTTTATCTAAATCAACCGATAAAGTATTCGATAAGAGAGTGAATGAAAATGGCCGATATGAATTAAAGTTCGGAAATAATATTAATGGTAAAAGACTCTCTCCCGGAGATATTGTATCGGTATTTTATCTATTAAGCGATGGTGATAGAGCTATACTTGATCAAAATTTACTCTCTCAGGCAAGCAGCATAACGGAATATAGAACTACAAAATTTGATACGTTGCAAGATTATATATATGATTCAGATTTAACATTTTTATCACCGAACTTATCACAAGCAATCTCTATAGATAACCCAATACAGTCTACAAGAACATCGACGTATGAAGATGTAGATAGTATAAAAAGTCTAGCCCCGAAATTATTTACTGCGCAGAATCGAGCAGTATCAATAACAGATTATAATGCATTTATAGAGAAAAAATTTAACAATATTTTACAGTCATTTAAAGTTGTCTCAAATGAGACCTATCTAGGCGGTTATATGAATTATTTTTATGACATCGGATTATCTAGACCGAACGATAATACAAATGTTCTAACTAATCAGGTTTTATATGCAGATGCATGCGATTTTAATAATGTATACATATTCGCAGTTCCGAAGGTAGGTGCAATATTGGACGAGACTACACCGAATGCTATTCCCATATCCCAAAAGAATGCAATACACTCCCAGCTGCAAGACGTAAAAATGATTACTAATGAGATAGTAATCTCCGATCCAATATATACAGCTTTCGATTTTGGAGTTGATATATCTACCAACGAACCTCGGACGCTATCTAAAATAAGAGATGGTGCAAAAATCGAGATAGAAATAGATTCGCAGTCACGTATTTCAAAAGAAGTCATAAAAAATTCAGCAATTGCAGCTATTAAAGACTTCTTTAAAGTTAGTAATAATAATCTTGGCCAATTAGTAGATTTATCTATATTATCAAGAACAGTTTTATCAATAGAAGGTGTTATAAGCATTTCTACAAAATATACACACAATGATAAAGTATATACTGTTCCCGGGTTTAGCTTTGTTACATGGAATCCGCAATATCCAGAAGAAGATATAGCTATAACAACTCAAACAATTTCTTTACCATATTTTAAGTTTCCGTTCCTCTTCGAAGAGTCGAATCTATCGCTTAAAATTGACATTATTCGTAGATGAGCGATCATATAAAAACAGATTACGTATTTTTCAGAACTAAAAACTTTACGGGGAATTATGCAACAAGTGGATATGCTTTGAGTATATCTCCCTTTACCTTTTTACCTGATGTTTCACAAAGCGTTCTTTATTCTAAGCAAAGGATACTCTGGGATTTCGGTGATGGTACTACATCCCAAGAATTGTGCGCATCTCATTACTATACATCGCCAGGAACATATACTGTATCGCTATATCTATATAATAGCGCTGGTGATTCTTTTATTGACTCTTTTAGTACAGCTGTTACTGTAGATAATTATATAACAGATACAATAACACTATCTAGCGACTCTAATTTTGTTCAAGAAGCAGGTAGTATAGGCAATGTTAATGGTATAACTGTTATTAGATATAATAGCTGGCAATCTTATAATGCTCTTTCTGCAGATGGGTATACTATTAACCTATACGCATCAGGTAGTAATGATGATTTCTTTGATGAAGAAACATACAATAAAACAAAATATGGGCATCTAGACTCGTATAATAAATTTTATTCTAAAGATTACAATAATGTATCGCAACGCTATGATTTAGTCCCTAGAGAGAGTGTACAGACATCGAATAACCTTCTGTACGCAAAAGTTAGTGGTGAAGATTTAATATTATGCGATAGGAGTGAAGATAATGCAGTATTTGTGGGATCCTATGGGACAGCAAAAATATATTTTTCAGCTGACAGACCTTCGATTGATGGTTTATGGTTTAGAGAAAGAACTCCAGTATTAATTTTCGCAAGTTTTGATACTTCAAATTTCAAAAGCAGAATATCTCAAGAAAATAATTATACTGTAGATAATTCCTTACCCTACTTAAACTCTATTACAACTAATGCAGGATTTGTAATCACTCCTCAGTTAAGTGTAAATCAGCTCTCATTTTCGTCTAACGGGATAGACGGTATAGGTGATAATGAGCAAGTGTTTAATATTAACCCGACCCAGTACGTTGAGACTAAAATCCCAGTTGTCATAAAAGTAAAAGATGCTGATAACTATCCGACAAAATACATACCAACTCTCACAGCTGTTGATTCAATATCGAATAATTATGAAATAAAAATAGATGTATTGAGCGGTGACGGAGATTTGGTGAGTGAAGCTGCGCAGCCAGTTATAGTATCAGATTTTTCCGGAGTATCTTCATATGATTCAGGAGGCTACTGGAAAGGGTTTTTATACTTCCCCAGCACATTTTTAGCTAGCAATAGCGCTAATACTTTAACCAATATTCATTTATCAGCTAATACTACTATATATGAGCAATACAATTATGTAAAAGACCCTACGCCATTAGCATTTGTAGGAATGCCAAGCGCTGGGGACATATCTAGAGTAAACATAATACAAGACTTTAATGTATGCAACGGAGACTCTTTAAAAACGAGAGGTAAAGCAGAATCTGGATTTAATATTAGTACTAATAATGAGCCTTTATCAAATATATCAGTCCAGGTAGTGCCTGAGGAAATATCTGATATAGGATCATACTACAACATTTGGGTAACGGATGATAATAATAATAGGTTGCAGAAATATGACTCGTTCGGCAATTTGTTAATAACAAGAAATTTAACATATAACCCATATCAGATCGCCGCTGACAGTGAAAAGAATGTTTGGGTTTCATTATTTGATAGTAAACGAGTATTTAAATATGATTCAAACGGACTTAGCCTACAGTCTACGATAGCGTTTTCATCTAACCCTACTGTCAGCGCTACAGCGATCGAAGTTGATAGTTTAGATAATGTTTGGGTAGCATATAATGATACTACTGAGTTGTCCGCGGCTCTTGTAAAGTTCAGTACAGATGGGACTCAACTATCTAGTGTATATTTAACTGCGGGATATATAATAGGGGATATAGCTGTTACACAAGATAATGATTTATGGGTTACAATGCAGGACACAGCAACTGCGAGTGAGTTAGCTAATTATAATGATCTTATAGGTTATCATGATGATAGCGCTGGAACAACATCTACAGTTTATGGGGTTTCAGGTAGAGCTAGCTATATTACTATTGATGTTGATAATAATCCATATTTTATCAACAACACAAATACAGTAATAAAATTATCCGCTACTAATTATTCTCCAACGGTAATTAGCTTACCAGAATCAGATAATACAAATGCTCTCGAATCTGATTTGACCGGGATTGCATCCACTGCTGGTAAAGATGTAATTGTAATTAATAATTCCCGAAGTAGCCTAATGGTTATTGATACAGTCGCTGCAGCATATGATACTGAATATGTTATTAATGGTGTTGCCGGAAATGAAATATCTACGTTAGGGGATTGGACTGGGTTTGATTGGATTTTAAAATACTCCCCAAGAACCAATACCCTTTCTGGGTCAGTCTCCGGAGTCAGTAGCAAGTTTAATGTTTTTAATGTTGAAGATAGATATCTCTTTGGCAAAACTAATGAGGATTTTGACACTGCAGAACTCTATAAAGATTTAAGATATCAAGAAGCTCTATTTGACGATAGTAATTTATTTGATGTATTTATAAAATCTATTGTTGGTAATGTTGATTCAGACCCTACCAGCTTGGGTAAAACCATGTATGAAAAAGCAGCAAATTTCGTATCTAATAATCAGGATATAGATACATGCGAAATTGACGCTTTATATAGTATATGTAAGCTATTCGATGAAAATCTCGAATATTTTGATCAATTCAGATTTACATCCCCCGCTACAATAAAGAGACTAATTAATTTAATATCTATAAAGCAGTCCAAACTATGGGGTGGTAGAAATAAATTTGATAGGGATTTCGATGTAAACAATTATGACCCATCTATTAATAATTACTTCGGTCTAAATCTCGGTGAAAAACTCGATATATCTACTACAATACTAACTGCTGGCAGCGCATCTGAACCGATAGTAGCTTATAGCAAATTCGGCGAAAAATATACCTATATCAACACTAACATAGTTAGCTCGGCACATGTCGATTTTATTGATGAAGATTTGCAGACATACGCACTGTCATCATACAATTATAGATGGGGATGGCCTTTAGTACTCACATCTGATATTTCCGGGTCGAATGGGTTGGATCAATATTACAACTTCCATACATACACCCCAGGTTTTGAGGATACACAATCGGAAGGGACTATCAATTGGGGAGATACTATAAACACTCTACAGGAAACGGCAAGTGCTAAAGATACTTGGTTCGGTGAAAATCAAATAGTGGAAAATATTTTTACCTATAATTTAATGCAGGGATTGAATATATTCTACACAACAACAGGTAGTTCTTAGTAGTATAGATTACTATACTACATAAATATATTTATGTCGTCTTTAAATGGATTAGTTGTTATTGAAAATTCTATAACAAATCCAAAATCTAACCCAAAATATTGGATAGATAATAGGGAACCTTTGTCGTTTTTTGATTTTCTTAAATATATTGGTGAAGAAGCAACTCCAAAGGAATTTAATAATACATATAATTCCTATCTTCAAGATTGGTATGCTAAAAAAGGTACTAATACAGCAGTTATTGCAGGCAAGGTCCGCGATCAATATAAGGAATTATTTAAGGAAATTTCTTTAAATTATACTACTGCAGAAGAAAAGAGATTCTTAACTAATATCGATTATAATGATGAGCAGGATGTAGCTATAGCTATACCATTTTTCAGTAAAAAGCTATCCGATATTTGCCAGTTTTATATTAAGAAGAGAGAAAAGGTAAAGTCTAAAGCACAACTTAACAAATATAGAGGGTCACGTGTAGGCTTAGAAAAAACTATATCCGGGATAATACTCGATTATATTCTTATTGATGATAGTGATAATACGTATAATACAGCCAGTATATCATTATCGTCTATAACGCAAGGGTTGCAAATAGAAGTGGAAGAGCTATATGATATATACTCTGAATATTTCAATATTGATCCGGACTTAGCTGCTGGCAACTATGAAAGTAGCTCTCAAATAAGAGAGAATCTATTTACTGCTAATTCAAATGATGTAGATTACGATCTATTTGTTGACTTTGACTTAGCATTAAAGAAAAGTATTTTTGACCAACCTATAACTATTGATGGCTTAGGAGATCTACTTGAAGTTAACTATGAGCCAGATTTTACTGAGTTGGTTTGTAGACCAGATGGGATATTAGACGAGTTATTAGATGAAAATTCCGACCCAACTAGAAATAGACTATCTCTTAAGAAGCAGCTATTAGAGAAATATATAGGCACAGATATATATTATCTCTCCACTAATAGTACTGGAACAGACTATCTATCAGGGGTATTATTTAAGTCACAGAATCCTTCAAAAAATTTATTAAATAGAAGATTTCCAGGAACTGCGTCAGTTCCTAGTAATAAGCACAGATCGGCAAGAGACATAGGCCTATTCTTCAAGCCGGATAATTTAGGTGTATTACACTTTAAGACTAATACAAATAGATACAATATAAAAACAGAAGGTCTAGAGCCAGACAAAGTTTATGTTTTCCCAGACCCAGAGATATATGGTAATGTATCTAATATTACAAATGAGCCTTATGATTACCCATTCTATTTTGTAATAGATAACTCAGTATACAAGAAAAATAATAGCTACTCGTTTTCTATAGGGGACATATATAGCACACCTGAGGATCAGCTCTTTTACGGTTATAAATCATATCAAGACTCTCCATCTACTTCAAACCAAACAAATTTACTCAAGACGTTTACATCCTTATATGATACAGGGATTATTACAGACTGGCACGAGGATATCTTCGGAAATCAGTATGGTCTTTTAAAAGGGCCTAATTTAAACATCAAATCTCTAAGCTCAATATCGCCTGAAGTTCTTCCTGGAGATGATAGAAATTATGTTGTATTGGATGGTCATGATTTTTATGATGATCTAGAAGGATTCTCATTTAACTACTCTGTAAGTACTGGATTTACGAATGATGGGGATATAAGGTCTGGGGTTAGTGCCCGAACAATAGATGAGGCTCCCCACAATGGCAATTTTGATACAGGGTACCCATTTCTAAGTACTGGAATGTTCGAGCTTACTGGGTCTCCAGTAAGACCTTTATACTTCCGCGAATTCTCGCCCTATATAGATGCATTATACAGCAAATCTCTAGAGGTATTAAAAAAGAATGGAAAGATTCTAGATGGCGCGGTATTCTTATTCGATGATGGCACTATATCTGATCCATTATCCGCGGGATCTGTAGATTATAATACCTCTTACACAGCTTTAAATACTTATTACAGTTTACTAGTTGAAGCCGGGTCCAATCCATCAAACCCGTTACTCCCAGCGCCAGACGGGGCTGCTAGCTTTTATTCTACACCACCACTGTCTGCCTCAATTGTGAGTGTATTTGATGCTGGCAGCTTTTTAACTGAAGTAACTCTCGATAATGATTACCCATTCACTAATAGTATTTTTGATTATGATCAATCAACAAATAATTTTTCATCTACAGTAATATCTTCAACTACCGGAAACCATATTGAACAAACAATTGAAGATGTGAGGGGGCTATCTGGATCCGCGTTTGTAAGAAATATAAGCACTAATGAAGTACTACCTCTTAGTTCTGAGCTTTACAATGTATATAGAAAGTACCCGGACGTGGTTGAAAATGAAGTCTATTCTAACGTTCGATGGTTAGATGTTAATAATGATTCTATTTTTATCATAACAAACAACTATTTTGTTATCGATAAAATAAACTATGTAGATGGTGTATATAAATCCCCTAATACTACTACTTTATATTATGATATTAGTAATACGGATGGTTTTACTCATGTAAGTTATCCATACTATAAAACAGATATAGACAAAACATATTTCGCTATTACACAATTATTATCTACTAATTCAACAAACAGCTACAAAACTATCTACCCGGAAATATACGAGTATAATAATAAAACAAATAAATCTAATAAAATATTCCCAACAACGGAAAGTGTATCGACTCTGCAGAATTACTTCCGGCTTAATGATCCTGCTTCATATAATGGTATAAATATTATAAGAATTAAGAGACCATCTCTAACGTATAATTCGAGAAACAATTTATATTCTATAACTTACGTTGGTGAAGATGGTAATAATGTAGGGTATATATTTAATATTAAATTTAGCTACTTAAACGAAAATATTACTTTTAAATCAATTAAATGGTATAAATTGTCTACAAACGGGTCAACTTATAACTTTTATGACTCACTAGGGGGTCAACTCGAGACTAATAATATTGTAGGAGATGCTGCATCTCAAAATACGCCAATCGGAGAATATAATTTTAACTAATGAAAACGTATACAGTCTCAATTACCGGTAACACATCTACTCTCGAGAGTTTAGTATATTATGACGAGATTGCGGTAAAGGGCGATGTTGAATTTACATTTGATTTAACAGGCCTTGAAGTAAATCTTAATAATATATTAAGAATAGATATAGATTATGGGGATAGTAGTGATATAGAGAGATTCTCATATGATGTTGGGGTTGACCACGAGACTAAGCCTATAACATATGAAATAGCATTATATGGCGCTTACAGACCTGAATCAATTTTTAAACATGTTTATAGACCTCTAAATAGCACATACTTCTCTCAATTGACTGCTAGTATATTATTGCAGTATGGTAATTTTGACCATTCAAAAATTATAATACCTATAAAAATAGCTCAACACTCTTATTACGATGTATTAGGGTCAATTAATGTATTAGATACACAAATTATATCAACTACTGCTAGTGATATTTTTTGTGTGGTTGAAGATGAAGACGGAGATATAATAAACTTAGTTTTGTCATAAATATATAATAATGGATGTAGTAGATTTTAATGACAGTGCTAAGTGTCTGAGTGCGGATTATATCGATAGCGATAATATAGAGCTGAGTGTTAATAGCATACAGGTAGAGCAAGGAATTAATATATTTGATGTACCAGCTTTAAATTCACTCAAGGATTCAAAAATAGGTAACTACAGCGCGCTATATCTTACAGATAAGAAGTATGGTAGCGATATTGTTTCATTTAAAACAATAAGCGAGATACCAAGAACAAAAATTATAACCTATATTGCTACAACATCCAACGCAGATAAAACACCAGAAAAATATTTACATATAGAGCCTGGCACAGTTGGTACTAATAGTGTAGCTGCTTACTCGTTCAAATCTCCAAATCAAATCAAAGATGTAAATAGAATCTTTTTTGAAATAGATGTATTATCAGATAGATATTGCCGGGTTCTGCATAGAGATGAAAATAGATTTTATTACTTAACAGTAAATCAAGATTTAGATTTTTATTTTGCGGATAGAGACTATCAAAATACATCATTTAATGTGATCGATGATAGCGTATTTGAATATATTATAGATGAGGAAGGCGACGATGTAGTTTTTTACAAGGCATTAAGCGCTACGCCGGCTGTTGGGAATGATGTGAAGATATTATCGTTCAATGATAACAAATTAACTCTCAATACTCCAGCATCTGCCGGGATTATATTGTTTGATAATAGCAATAGATTTAAAATAGATTTCGTCAATAGATATAATAGCATAACACCTAAGCTTGACACATCTTGGGTATCATATGATATAATTGATAGTATTAATATAAATTCATCAAAGAGCTCCTTTAAAGAAAGAAATAGTTATCTATTCTCTACACAATACAGTAACGCTACCGGCAATGAATTAAAATTTAATTTGTTACCTTTAAAAGATAATTTTTCTGAAAGAGATAATCAGCATAGAGGTGATTATATAACTCAATACACTAATAAAAATACTCCTAACGTAGATATGAGGGAGTATGAAAAAATCCATATAGGGCCTCGGCAAGAAAGTAATAATAATGATATATCTCTTTCATATACATTTTATAACTCAGACTATGTATTTCTCCCAGACCAGTATACAGTTTTTACAACACCTAAATCGCTATACCCCTACTCAAAAATTAATGTTAATGATACATTGATAGCTAAAAATGGCGCACTAGGTGGTGATTCACCACACACATCAGATAAAATATTTTGCAAGCTCGATCAAGGGAATGCTAACCCTACTGATGGAACATATTTATGTACCTGGCTATCAGGAGGAGACAAAGACACTATAGGCGTGTGGGTTGACAGATTTTATAATCCAACACTAACATCTAAAATAGAGGCCTTATCATCAGTGTCAGTAAAGCTATTTGATTTTACCGACCCATCAGAATGCGCTATAGAGAGTGGCAATATAAGAGATCGAAATTATTACGATAGAAAAAGCAGCCTAGTATTTGAGGAAGACAAGCAATATATTTATGAGAGAATAGGTAATGAATATGTGACAGAATACTTGAAGCATCTCGATCAATATTCTCTTATAGATAAATTTAGCTTAATAGGTGCTGATGGGTCTAGACTCGATTCAATACCAACATCAGAAGATACGCAACTCTTTAATTTAACAAATGCGTACTATACTCTCTCGAACTATGATGCTATAGACAAGCAAATTACCATATCGTTTTGGCTCGATACTGATGATTGGTCTAAACCAGTAGGGTACTCTATAGCCGGAAATTTAACAAACAGGGGTATAGGAATTTTAAATGATACTATAATAACACCCTTTATAACATTACATTATCAAAATATATTACATATATACAATACTTCTTTTGATCTTATCGATAGTATAGACTTTAAAGAGCCAATAAGAGATATAATACGTGAGGATTCGCTCGATAATTTTTATATTGTTACAGACTACCAAAATATTTTTAAAGTTCAATCTAACGGGGCTGTGTTCGATAAAGCATCTATAGGTATTGTCGGTGAGTACGAAAACTATCTCATAAAGGGCAATAAAATATATTTTCTACACGACGATAAAACTATAACAATATTTGACACAGTGCAAGAGACATTTGATGATACTACTACGGTAGAAATACCGGATGAGAGTGGACTACCGCAGAATATCAACTCATTAGTTTATGATAATGTATCGGAAAGCTTAGTAGGGTCTCGAGGGGATAAGTCAGTAAAGATAGATGATAATAACTATGTGTTTGTTGTAGATAATAAGACACTTGTTAAGGAGAGTATAGATCACTCTAAACGAACTGTTTTAATGTCATCTTCAACCTCTATAAAAGATTTTGTAATTGATGATAATTCATACATATATGTATTGCATGATAATAATAAACTATCTAAATATACTAAAGATAGATTAAGAGTGTATCAAATAGAAATAACTGACTCCACAACTAATAATGATGAGTTGGAAGCTATAGCTATTGATTTAGTTAGAGAGTATACATCAAACGGTTTAGAGCAATACCCTATTGCCATATGCAATAATGATCAACAAAAATTATATGGCGCTACAATAAATGAAACAGACGGGTCAGTAGTAACTAAGCAATTAAATGACATTTACGGTAAATTTTATGATAAGTGCGATCAGTTCTATCTGGATAATAGAAGATACAATCTTACAAACTATAGCTATTTAAAAGAAGAGGCTGGGAGTACAAATACACTCTCTTTCATAACGAAGTTAGATAATATCTATAATAATCGAACATCTTTAAACTCTAAGATTGAATATAATATAGAGTCACTCCCTCCAGGGCAACACCATTTTGTATACAGGATAGATACAATAACTGGCAATATTACCGTCTTCGTTGATGGTATTAAAGTTGAGAATGTTAAATTCGAGCCTGGCAAATTCGCTCTGCAGAGTATATTCGATGAGGGACTTTTTATAGGAGGTACAGGATTTAACAATAATGTATTATTAGGGGATTATTTAAATCAAAATGATAGATATTTTTGCCAAAATCTATTTATTAAGCAACCGAAAATTTATAACTACGCAATCGATGATGTGGATGTTAAGTTCTTAAATTTACACAATATTAAGATTAATGAAGTTGTTGCGAGTATGCCATCTGGTGAGAGAAATCAAATAGAACGAATACAAAGATTTTTTAAATGGCAGTTACCTGGTAACAAATCCAATTATATTAATCTTAAAATCAAGAATAACATATTAACAGACGATGCTCTAAATAATACAATTAAGGGCGAAATCTTAAGAGAAATATCAAGCTCCCTACCAGCCTCTGTGGTTGTTAAAGATATTACATTTGAAAACTATTGATAGTTTCATAAATATACAAAATGACCTTTGACCCTACAGCCAAGAGATTCAATTACACCTCTGGAGGTGAGCTAACCTTAACTGGGTCAGACTATATCGGGTATTTTAATGTTGATGCAGATGAGATATGGACTGGTAGATATAAAGATAGCCAATCTAAGGAACTATTACCTACATCGAGATTAAAAAGTGATTTGTACTTATCAAATTATTTTCAAGACAGGGTAATTGTAGATAATCTATCACTACCCAATACTCTCGACGAAATATTAATACCAGAAAACGAGATAGTCACTTCACAGATTTTTTCAAGTTGCTTAAACAGAATATACGAAAACACTCTGTATATGTATAGTAAGCTGTTTATTGCATCTAATGATATTCCTGTAAGCTATTCATCATGGGCCGGTATAAGTGCATCAACATATATTGACCCTACCCAAGTAGATTCAGCTTCTGGTGCAATATCTGGTTTAGGGCTTCAGTGGTTTCCGTCAGATGTTGCAGTAACAACTGAAAGGGCGGAGTATATAGGGTATGATGCATTAGATGAACTAAACAAGCTTACTGCAATACAATCTACAAGCAATACATATTTCCTGTTTGGGATAACAAATACAGAATTAGTGGTATTGGAAAGTGATGAAGACAGAACAACAATTTCTGTAACATTCAGTTCTAGCTTTGTCGATTCGAATACAGATAAAGAATACGTTAATATTGCCGATATATCTATTAATGGTGATAATCTGTATATGGTTGATAGTTCTGAAAACTATCTATACAGTTACAATATACTGGGATATACTAAGGATGATAATATTCTTCAAAACTCTAGGCAACTGCTAAAAATTCAAGGCGGTCATGGGGATGCAGATGATAAGAGCAAGTACGACTCTCCCAACGTTGTAGAGTCAGGTTCAGATAGAGTATATGTAGCAGATTCTGGAAACAATTGCGTTAAAATATATGACACCAATCTCGCATGGATAAATACATACAATTTCACACTTGATGATATATCGGTTGTAGATATAAAGTATAATAAACTATTTGATAATGTATTTGTTGTCTTCAGAAGTAAATTAAAATATGACTTTTTTATCTGGATATTCAATAAAGATTTTACTACAGTTATAGATAAATTCGACATAAATGAACAGTATGAACAATTTGATCTTGATGTAGGTGTTAATGAGGGGGATCTATTGCTTCGAAATAATAGAATCTTCTTAGGTAAGGAAGAAAATGGTGTAGGTGAAGAGATATTAGGGATAGAATTTTCATCTCAAGACTCAAATATATTATATATTTACACCGATTCTAACATTTACAAAAAATTCATATCAACCCCTACAAAAACTATAGGCAAATGGAGACTTAACGCTCGAGGGGTAGTATTTGGATTTATTTGGAATTTTATTGATGTTGAAATAGATAAGTTTTTAATACCATGGAATCAGCTATCAGGTAAAACTGTAAATGATATTATTGTAAAATCAATATCAATAATACCAACAGATGGAAATTTTGATGACATATTTGCGCTCGTATATACATCCCAAAGAGATGCAATTAAAATCTTATATGCTAATGAATATACCTTGTATGATAGTGCTCTGCAGTCTGGAGATGTTGATCTATATAACTCTACAAGATCTGGAACATTAGAAGACGAATATATTAATGCATTTACTATTAATAAAGAACTATACAAGCAAGTATTTAATATAGTTTCTTTAAAGAATCTATTAAGAGGTAGATTTATTAGTGAGTATGACAAATATAATAGCTTAGTTTATAAACAATATGAATATATAGCGACAGACGAGTTAGAAGAGCTTATTATAGAAAATGTAGAAAATTTACAAATACATGACAATGAGCATGTAAGTAGCGAAGTAATAAACAGGAGTTTGCGCAAGATTTACCAATTCCAATCTAAAATGTTAGATGTTACTAGAACTAATATAAAAAATATCAGCCCTGTATTAGCTTTGACCGGCACTAACATAGTTGCAATAGATTAAATAAAATAAATGGCTACAAACTTATTATCAAACACTATTTCTGATATATACAAGGGAATATTGCATACTACTCAGGAGCTATCTGGAAATATCCAACAGATAGTATATGATGGTGCAGGTAATGAAACGTCTATGCAGATTGGCCTTAGCGGAGTCACTTTTAACACGTTGAATACAACCTCGCTGTCATCATACAATTTATCATACCCAACTGAGGTGGGTGCTCAGTATAGTGTTTTAGCGCAATCAAATAATACAGGAATGCTCGGTATAGTCCCTCTGTCAGAGATTATTTGCAATGCTACTAATGGCATTAATTACTCAGCAAAAGGAATCCTCGATCGAGAGATTATGTTTCCTACACTATCGTGTGGTATTATAACAGATACTACCCAAAAGCCAATTTGCGATATATACAATAGTGTCGGTGTATTAACACATACATCAGTTTCTGGAAGTATTCCAAAGAACCAGTTCGTAGCAGGAATCTCCCTAACATGCGGCTTAATAAGAAGCGATGGAATATCATATGAAACTGGAAACATTGACCCGCTTGTCCCACTAGAGAAGGACAAGTACTACATTTTATCTACAGATAAAGATATAGTGAATGAAGGCGAAACGTTTACTATAAGATTAAAGACGGTTAATGTTCCGGATTTCGAAAAAGTCTCTTACAAAATAACAGGAGTTACCTCTGATGATATAGATGGGGCTGCTCTAACAGGCGAATTTGATATTATCAATAATGTTAGCACAATCACATTTACAACATCTATTAATGAGGATGTAATCGGGGTCCCGAACGAAACATTTAAAATTGAACTTACAAACCTACCATCATATTCACCTCCTACTTTTGCGCATGTAGATATAATATCTGATTTACGAATAAAAGACTATAATAGAATATGTATAGCAGTAATAGACGAGACAGCTGACCAATCGCGTGGCACTACTCAAAACGATTATAATACATTTGTAGCTAACCACCCTAATCGAGAATTTCACTTAATAACTGGCAAGGCACCGGCTGGTCAGGGAGGCTCTGGGGCTCGTAAAAGTTTAGAAATTCCTGCGGGATTTGCTAATAACCCAAATTTCTTTATACACGGATTTCCAGAAGATAATTTAACAAACGATAGACAATTTATAACCAGAGATGAGAGGTTATTTGAATGGCAAGCAGATGGTTTTGATGAAGTGCAAGATTGGTTTAGCTTAGCTAATTTAAATAGAGTATACAGAGGATCTACTATTTACTTTGCTGTAGATAACTCTGGATCAACAACAACAAACTTAGTTAGAGGTCATTATGAGGATTTCGTAGCAAAGTGTACAGCTCACGGGTTAAAAGTAAAAGAATTAAACATGCGCAGTGAACGGTATATTAAGCCCTTTATAGGGGCTTTACCTGACTAGAAATTAAATTTTAATATAAATAATACATAATGGCCAAAGATTTAACAGATAATTTCGTAGCTAATACATATAAAGGATTATTACACGCTCAGGGAGATGAAATACCAGCTGTAGGTGAAGTAGATATATATGACGGTGCTGGGAATAAAACAGACTTAACATTAGGCAGAGAAACTACTATATGCACCTCTCTTTCTGCAGGAGTGTTAAGCGCTGCTGGTCTCGAATATCCTACAGAGATTGGTAGTAAATACGATGTAGTAGCTCAAGCAACAGATGGCGAGAATAATGTAGGAAAGCTTACACTACAAGATATTAATAGTCTACTATGTGCAGGTATTAATAGTTTATCTTCTTATGAGCCTCCTACAAACCCGACTAAAGTTCCTATACCAACAATTGAGTGCGGTATAGTTACAGGAATAACAGAAAAAAATATTTGCGAGATAAATGAAGCTATAGGGGGTATAACATCAGAATACGACCCAGCATCATATACAGAAAATAACTTTGTTACAGATCTAGATGTCGAGTGTGGTGTTGTAAAGAAGATACATTATGGGTCTATATCACTTCCTCAAAATTTTGCGTTATCATCTAACAAGAGTAAAGTTCTAAGAAAAAACGGAGTAAGGGGGGTCGCGGCGAGTGTCCAAATAGCAGTAGGCAGAAACTGGGAGTTTATGCCTGAAAATTATGTAAATGGGTTTGGAATTCGCGGTCAATTATCTGGCAAATCTGCTATTACAATACCAACGACTAGACCGGGTTATCAATATGATTATTACTATGTTTTCAAAACAGAAAAGGAAAAGGTTAATATACCTAGCACTGGGACATATACAATAAAAACATTTATAGACGATTACGGGTTTGTATCCTTAGATGGAGTTCGAACTAATCTCGGAGTAGCGGGGAAGGACGGTACCAGTTTTAAAACATGGACGCAATATCTAGATGTTGGAGAGTATATTTTAGAAGGAGCCTTTGCTAATAGAGGCTGGACTAAAAGACCCGGAAATGCTGGCACTATAGGCGTCGTTATAACAGATAGCGTCGGTACTGTTATATGGTCAACAGATGATTATATCACTAGTGATGATAATTTAATTTACAGTGATGGTTCTGGTACTGCTTCGTCAACAACAACGAGATCTTCTACTAGACCGGAAGATTCTGAGTTTAGAATTACTCTAAAGACTCAAAATGTACCTAACGGGACACTTGTGCCATATACTATAACGGGAGTACAATCTAATGATATTAACGGCGCACCTCTAAAGGGTAGATTTACAGTTCAAGACAGTAGATCTTTTATCGATTATATAGCAACTAATCCAAGAGATCCCAATGAAACTTTTACATTGACCCTGGATAATGATTTTGATTCGGCAAGTGTATTGTTAGAAACAGGGCTTACAACATCAGCGAATAGATTCTGCATAACTGCTATTAATGAAACTGAAGGCGGTTCATTTTCTAAGCCTTTCCAAATTAGAAATGATTATGATACTTTTCGTAGTGAGTATCCAGATAGACTGTTAATTATATTAATGTACAAATCACAGTCGATAAGCCAAAATTTGATTTATATTGCACCTAAGATGGTAACAGATCCAAACACTATAATATACGGCAGCTCCAAACCAGGAAAATCCGGTTATATTGAGGGAGATCTAGCTCTACCCGGAAAAGGTCTGGTTAAAAACAATTGGTTCAATCTTGCAGGTCTAGGCTCATTGGCTTCTGGTGATAGAATATATTACTGGACAGACCCATCTGGCTCAATGAGTGATTCTAAAATCAGGTCTGATCTTAACAACTTTAGACAGGGATGCCAAGATAGTAACATTGAAGCTATCAGACTCACGAGTAATACTGAGAATTATATAGCACCATTTCTTAGAGAGTTGCCTTAGTGTGAGTGGATTTTAAATAATTACCACTAAATAAATACAATGCCGGATATATCAATAGTTAAATTTAAAGTGCGAAGAGGCTCTGATGAAGAAAGAGCTCGAGTAATACTCGAACAAGGGGAACTCGGATACACAGTAGATACAAAGCGACTTTTTGTTGGCGATGGTTTATTATCTGGCGGCTACGTGGCTGGGTCAAAAGTTCATGATTTTTTATCCACTAATGATACGAGAAATAATATTACAAATGCTTATAAGAACGATATAGTATTTGAAAATAATTGGATATATCAGCTAACCGGTACTGATTATTCAGATTTAGATCATTGGAAGCTTATAGCAGGAGGAATTGCTGATAATAATACTTTAGATTATAATGGTGATCGCGAATTACAGGTTGCAGATCAAGGGGTAGGGTCAGATCAACTAGCAGACGATGCAGTTATTGCGAGTAAGTTCCATCTAGCCTCAGCGGTATATGTATCAGGAGGCATCGTTGTTAATTCAACTTACGGTCTAAGTGCTAATGTTGATGATGTCACTTTAACTACTCATGACAATATTTTTAAAGTTAAAGATGATGGCATTTATACAGATCAACTCTCAGCTGATGCAGTAACAGAAGATGTAATAGCTTCTTCAGCTTTAGGGGCTGGTCTTAGTGGGGGAAGTGGAGAGATATTAACAGCTAAAATAGATAATACATCTATAGTATTTAACGATAGCGATCAGCTAACTGTTGGTGAGGTGGACGCATCAAACATTGCAGTAGGCCCGGGAATATCTACAGATGATGGAAGATTAACGCACTTTATAGAGGATGTCAATACAACCGAATTTACGGTCGACGGTCAAGCAACACTCAATTTTGCTCAAAGATTAAATGAGAGTGTTACTCACTTTCTACCAAGACTCGAAGTAGATAATAAGGGATTAGTAACATCAAGCGAAAACGGTAATGTATTAGCTCTCTCTGCCAATCACAGTACTTATGGTGGTTTCTATGGCCAGCTATCTGGGCAGGAATCTTCTACTCGAGTAACAACAGTAACCGCTACCACAGCAACGAACGTTCAAGAGCTTTCAAGTGCTGGATTTATGGTCCTTAGATTAGGAGCTCCATCAACTGAGGATGATGCACAAATTCTTGCGCAGGGCGGTGGGGCTGAAGGATATTACGCAGTGCCTATATTCGCAATACCAGATGAGTTGGTAACTCTTATAGAGAATCAAGCAACAATTGAAGTATACGGCTTTGAATGGGGTGCATATAGAGCTTATGATCCGACAAGCAATGATTACGAGCTCAATGGTCAAATACTAAGCGCTGCAGCATGCTCTGGCGTATGGGACTATACAGGATATGCAGAAGAAGTTCTTGTATATACAGCAGTCCAAGAACCAGATATCGGAGATGTTTTTGCTATAGATTCGAATACACTATCTGCTGGCGCACTGTCGGGCTGGATAGGTATTGATATAAAGAGTAAGGTTTATAATGTAGACCAGTCGAGTGTAATACAAGCAATTTCAACATGCGGTGATCTCTACCCAATATCGTTAAGCGCATATAGAGCGTATGACCCTGCTAGTAACGATTATGAGGCTGGCATAGCTACACTTTCTGCAGCTGCTTGCTCCGGAGCTGATTCTTACTATAATCCGACTGATCTAATAGTTGTATATACTCAAGATACGATATTATCAGTAGGAGATTATATTGCTGCATCAACTACTGAGTTACAAACAGTTGATACACCTTCACTATCAGGATGGATTAATTTGGTATCTACTGATCCAGAAGTTTATCTCGTTGATGGTAACAATCAAATAGCAGCAGTATCTGCATGCAGCGAATCATAAAATATTTAAAAAATGGCTATTGAAATTGACAGTAATACAATTATTAAACTAATCGTTCGTAATGGTAGCGATGAAGAACGACAAGGTATAGTTCTCGCAGAAGGTGAACTTGGATATACTGTAGATACAAAAAGATTGTTTGTCGGGGATGGCGTAACCCCTGGAGGTGTAAGCGTATCAAATAGGTTCCTCGGATCTACTACAAATATACTCGACCCTTCATTATCTCCTAATATTAATGATATTGTTTTTAAGTCTGATACTAACGAACTATTTAGATTACAGTCTGCAGGTGGTACATCCCTTTCAGACTGGCAGCTACTATCTGGACCAACCTTAAATGTTGTAGATAACGCAACACTTTCAGCGAATTCTACAACAGGCGAATTATTTGTAAACCTCATAAGTGGGACTAATTTAGATGATAGCATATTCTCAAGCAATATAGTAAGAAGCGGTAATAGTATTGCATTAGCAGAAGACCTTGCAGTGAATTTAGTAAGAACAGATGCTATAACAGCAAATGCTGCAGCATTTTTAAATATTACAAATAATATAGAATTTTCTGACGGAACCAATACAGAACAATATGTATTTCCAGTAAATCAACCATATGGCGATAATTACCATCTTGTTACAGATACAAGCGGTAACTTATCATGGGCTGCAGCAGACCGTGTAGTTGAAGGCACAACATATATCAACACAGCAGCTATACCAGTTGGAACAATTACACCTTACATCTCTTTAAACCCTCAGGCATCTGCAACAACAATCGCAGGATGGTTATTCTGCGACGGATCAATTCTTGCTGGCTCTGAATATCCGGAACTTTCAGCGGCATTGGGAAATACATTTGGAGGCGATGGTATTACTACCTTCCACTTACCTGATCTAAATAGATCAACAACATATGGCATAGATCCTACAACCGAATCAATAGGTAATACTTTTTTGCCAACAACTAGTTCAACCCATCTTTCACCGTCGCTATCAGCCTTCAATGTATATTACATAATAAAATATAGACCAGATACTGCATTCGAAGATAACGTTCTTGAATTAAATGTGCAGACCCTTACATCTCAAGGAGTATCTGGATATGATATAACTAGCGGGCAATCAGTTAGTAGTGTGGGACCGAGTGGGCAGTTTTCTATTAGTATACCTACCGGGGATATAGGAACTGGTAACGAGCGAGTTGTAGAGTCTGTGCAACGTGCAAGAGTGCCCTCAATGACAGCATGGGACTCGCCCGGTACTTATGAATATATAGTGCCTAGCAATGTATACAGAATCAAAGTAACCGCAACCGGGGCGGGTGGTGTAGGATATGTAAGATGGACAGTAGGCGGTCAAACTATTTGGAAAAGCGATGGTACAAATGGCGGTGCTGGCGGTAGTGTAGTTGCATATATAAACGTTGAGCCTGGGCAAACATATCAAGCTGTAATAGGTAATAAAGGGGTGTCGAGCAATAATACCAGAACCGGAGCCACATTAGGTGTAGGTGAGAATACTACTTTCGGGCTAAGCACCGGTGGTACAGTTTATGACGATATTATAGCGCAAGGAGCATACGATGGAGGTAATCAACGCTCGCTTGCCATCAACAGAGTTTATCCTAGCTATGCTAGAGGTGGATATAAAGGTGGTGGGTATACTGTCAATAACAGCTCCGGAACGATTTCTTCATATACAGGAATCAATGGTGGAGAAGGTGGAAACTATTTCGGATTTGAAGGCGGGTTCTCGGTAGGTGCATCAAGTATGTGGGGATCGGGACCTGCTCCAGGTGGTGGAGGATCCGGTAATAGTAATTATGGCCATAAAGGTGGTGCTCCTAGAACAAGTGCTGCAGCTGGTGATGGATTTATAATGGTTGAAGAATTATAATTTAATTATAAATACAATTATGGGCGATGAAACCATCTACGAGTTAAATTTGACAGATCTACTTATTTTAATTGAATTAATTAATAAGACATTAGAGAGAGGGGCCATAGACCCGGGAATGATGGAAGCTGTTGGTTCTATATATAATAAAGTATCACGAATTATTGAGGATATGACACTACCTAAAGATAAATGTAGTTAATAAATAACAATATGCCGGATACTATTATAACATCACTTTCTAGCAGCGCAAATAGTATATCTAATGTTAGTTATTTAAACGCAAATTATGATATAGTATGGTCGTTCGAATTTGCATTATCCGGGAATGCGGGAGATCAAGGAAGCTTTACTACATTTCTATATGATAATAATACTCTCACCGGCGGAGGTGTGAGTCTAGGGGGAGGATATGCTCCTCTTAGTTCTGTTGTTCTTGGAGATCTCTACTGGAGCACTATTAATGATGAACAAGACGAATTTTCGGAGTACCAAAATAACACTTGGCAATCATTTGCGACGGCTGTTAAAGATGCTTTTAATGGGAGCACTTATACTGATTATGAAGGCTACGGCGGATACAGTCCAGGTGATAACATAGGTTTTATAAAATTTGTAGATGGGGATAATGTAGATATACTTTCTATAGATATATTTGAGTTAACTACTACAATGGAGGATATATCATCTACTATTCAAGCTAATAGCGCACTCTCTGCAAATTTTGCAGGAATTGAATTTACCCCAGTTGATGATCAATCCCCGGTATATTTCAAATTTGACTCTGATATGGATGGTCTATCTGCGGAGGCAAGTTTACCAAGTGGTACCGGCACTTCACCACTAGTAAGAAGAAATTTAAACACATATGAGGGGGTAAGTGGCGCTGCTATAGGGATAAACTTTGATACAACAGGTTTATTCGCTTTAAGCAGCTCGAGCGATATAGGAGGTATAACAGATACTGTAGAAAATTCGCTCTCAATAAGGTCTGGCGAATCTACAAACTATAGCTTACTTACTAGTACTCCTCTATCCTCTCTCGATTCATCATTTTATCTAACATCTAACGAGAACGCATTCCAGACACTAAGATTCCGGCTAACTGATATTGGCCAAACTATAAAAATAGATGTTTTAAGAGATGGTATATATAATGAGATTTTTTCATACCCGACTAATTTACAAATAGACGATAATACTCAATATAAAGTAGGTATAAGCTATACCAGCCCAGTATCGGGTAGAGATTCTACACCATATAAATTTTCAATAAAAAACTTACATATCGATGGTGTATCTGCAACTCCTGACTCGATCACTGTTACAGGCAATAATAACGATTTCGAACAATACTCTTTAAGTGGATTTAATAACGTTACGGCTCCCACTGCTGCAGTTACTATAGTTAATCTCGAATCTATACCCCTGTATGATTGTCCAATATCTACATCTCTAAGCTCTATATCAAGCGCTGGATGTGTTAGCGATTTCAATACTACATCTGCTACTGATACTCTAATTTTGCCTTCAATACAGGCTGTAGGGTCATTTACAAATGTAACAAGTGCAGAGAAAGTAGCGGTAGTTGTGGATGATCCGGTAGTTAGGCCTAATAGAAATTATAATTGTTCACAAGCTGTAACAGAAAGAACCTATCAAACGCCTCTAGAGCTCTCGCTCGCATCATTCCCTTATATAGATACAATAAATCTAACAGATACAACAGATACTGTAAGATTTGATTATAACTTTAAAACATTTGGAGGTAAGATAGAGATATACTATGATGGTGCAGAAGTAATTGATACTGGGTATGTATTAAACGATATCGACAGTAATGAGACGGAATTCAGAGAAGGTCTAATAACTGTAAGTCAAGATGATGCGGTATCTGCAACAATTACAGAGAATGTCTCAGGAACACTCACATTCAATAAATCTACTACAACCCCAGCATCAGCTGAAGTTAGAATATACGCACCGCTGAGCGGAACATCTTACGAATATACAGTATTTTGTCCAATACTATCCTGTGGAGAGCTCGCTACTGGAGGTCAGACTGCAGATATAAATGCAACTGGTATTGAAGGATATACAAGTTCTCGTAGAGTGGTCGATTTAGGAGAGGATACTGGGACAGTGACACTAGCTTACAGCGCGTGGGATCTGCCAGATAGGTATCAAGTATACTATGATGGATCGCTAGTTATTGACACTCTATGGGTAGGTAATAGTGCTCAGAAATTTACAGATATGCTAGGAAGCTTCCTAACTAATACATTAGGAACATCTGCAGATGCCACTACGATACTTCCAGGGAGTGGTCAAGACACATTTGAGAAAACTACTACATCACCTACTACTGCAGAGGTTGTTGTTACATCGCCGTTCTACGGTACAGTATGGAACTATCGATTAAGATGCCCGGACGTTCTATATCTTCCAGAGCATATACCGCAATCATTTATACAAGATCATATTGAAACTTTCCCATGACCTTCAAGGAAAAACTCGATAAATTTACCTTTCTAGTTCCCATCTTTAACTTAGAAGGCGATAGGTTAGAAAATTTTAAATTTGTTTTATCTAAACTAGTTGAAACCGAAGCTAATATATTAGTTGTTGAGCAAGTTAAGGATAAAAGAAAAAAGTCTACACCTGAAGGGTTGTGTAAAAAATTAAATGTAGATTATTTGCCAGTTAAAATAAGTAGCAATGCTATGAACAAATCTATGGTAATTAACCATGCTGTAGATATTATTGATACTGAATTTGTTTGGGTCAATGATGCAGACTGCTATTTAAAATTTCCTAAAATTATAGAAACTGTAAATTTCAACCATGATTTTATACAGCCATATCAACAAATTAAATTTATCAGTAAGCAATTAAGCGATAGTATTAGAGATAATATAAAATGTAATATAGATTTTAGCAACAAAAGTACTGCGTTCAGTGGATGCATGTATGGGGCATTAAGTTTTATTTTCAAAAAAAAGGCGTTCAAAGACATAGGCGGTCTAGATAATAATATTGATTTATATCATGAAGATACAGAGTTATGCTATAGGTTAATAAAAAATAAAAAATACGATATACATATGCTTTTCGGCATATACGGTATACATTTACATCATGAGTATAATAACAGACCTACGCGTATTAAAATAAATGGAAAAAGGATGAGTAATCTACATAATAACGTAAGTCTTAATGATATTATTCATACTATACAGGATTATTATGGACAACTCTTCCTAAAATCAAAAAAAATAGAAATATTAACTATGTTTAGAGGTGATCTAAATCTACTAGAAAATATAACTAAGTTTATTAATAGTAGTAGCAAAGAAATAGAAGAACTGAATATTAATATTACATGGGTATGTAACAGTGAGTGTGAACAATTTAAGAGAGCTATACGCAAGAATTCTCAAATTAATAAAAGAATAAATATTCGTCAAGGCAGCGATTTAGGAGGGCATAATAAAGATGACTACCTTGCGGGTGATATTCACTATAAAATAGGCAGCGCATATGATGATTACTTCAGAAAAAGTAATGCAGATATAATAATAACATTGGAGGACGATGTATTACCTCTAGAAAAAAATGCTATATCAAAACTATTGCTAAGCCTTATACAGCACCCAAGCGCGGCAATAGTTTGCGCTACATATGAATCACGACATATATCACAATATTGCAAAATGGAGGGGGTTTCCATCGGCCATTTAATCGGAGAAAAATCCGGCCTATTAATGAACAATATAAAAAATACTGGTCTAAAGGAAATGTCGTGGGTAGGTGGCGGATTTACTGCATATGATTTGAGTATATTTATGAATATAAATAACTTTGCGTCAGAATTTTCGTATACATCCCCGATCGGTTGGGATATATTTTTATCAAATCATGCGCGAAAGTCTGGAAAGAGTGTATTACTCGATACTAATATATTTTGCGATCACATATATACGTGATTACATCTTTTGCAATTATGAAATCAATTCTTTTTCAACATAACGCTAAAACAGCTGGGCATTTTATATGCAGCTACCTTAGATCATTCGACGATATTAATATTGTAAATCAATCATTAGATCTGCATTTACCGGTTTTCGATGAAAGGGTTGCACCTTTATTTGAAAATGATTCAATTATTAACATGACATGCATACGACACCCTATTGATCGCTTTGTTTCAATATATAATTTTTTACTAATAAGGCAGTTAACTAACCAGTTAAAAGAACACGAGGAAGAGCGCGATTTCGATTTAAATATATTTCTAGACCACTCAGATGTATATCAATACAAATATTACGGAAAGACTGTAGAGGAGGCTATTAATACTATTAAAAAATTTGATTATATTATTGAATTTAATAATTTATCTGAAGATCTTAATTATTTTACAACTAATGAAAACCTTTCAACAGATAAATACTTTGATTTCAATCGCAAAGTTAATGCGACGAATTATTTGATAAACAGCTTTACTGTAGATAATATTAAATTAATTACTAGTAAACTCACATGCGATATATACTTTTATAGAGAAGTAAAGGAGCACCTAAAACGTAAAAACAATATAGCGATTAATAATGACTAACTGAGCGATGTATGTTGCATTTATAGAGTAATTTGTAATTTAAAGTACAGTAGGATACTCTAATGTAGAGTAGTAATACCAATGCTTTCCTATAAATAATATAGAATGAATCTAACTTTAAATACTAACATAGGAGGGTATTTTACCTACAGAATATATAGGGAGACTCCTGACAAAATAGTATACAAGTCGCCAGAGAGAAAAAACCTTATTGTTGATACAGGTTTAGAATTTTTATATGATAAGTCTATTAATGATGTCATAAGGGTTTTAGATCTAGGTGTATCTAACCAGCAAGTGAGAGAGACTGATACAGGAATTGTAGGTGAAAGGTTTCCAAGCTCATCATATTTTACTAACCTATCTGCCCTATCATTATCTGCTTCAGCAGATTATAATACCAATACATCTCACCATACAGCTTTTTTTAGAACTAGAACAACTCCAAGATCTCTAAGATTAAGGGAATTCAGCATTAAACCAGAAGGTAGTAGTGATGCATTTTGCCGACAGCTATTAGATATTGACCTCGAACCTGGAGATGGTATAGAGTTTACTTATGAAGTAAGGGTTGAATGGCCATGCGGTATACAGGAGTTTAACATGCCACTAACTTATCGAGTTGGGCTGAGTGGTGAGGAATATGGCGTAGTTCAAAAACAAAATTTTGATGATTGGACATACTCTACCCAGTCAACTAATATCGAAGACTGGGTTTCTATAGCAGTAGGAGGAACAACATATATAGCTGTAGCTTCATCTAATAACTCTGGATCTGGAGAAAACATAATATACTCAACAAACGGTAAAGAATGGCAAGATGCCACGATTGTAAAATCCACACCACCTTACACAGAATCGTCAGCTGGCGCATCATTAAATGATGTAACATTCGGTAATAATACACTTCGAGGTATAAGTCAATTTGTTGCAGTTGGTAGTGGTGCAGTTGCGATATCCAATGATAACCTCAATACATGGTTGCTGGTAGATCCAGTTAAGAGCTATAACTGGACTGGAGTGACTTTCGGATATTCAAGTAAATCATCATTTACAGGAAGATATTTAGCAGTCTCCAATACTGGGGATAATAGGGTAATGCACTCACAGACTGGAACTGATTGGATAACAGGTGGTGATGATATTACTAATAGTATTGGTTGGTCATCAGTAGCCTACGGGCCCGTATCAGGATTTGTAGCTGTTGCAGATTCTGGATCACATAGAATAGCATATTCATCAACTGGAACATCATGGGCATCTGCAGAAGCTACACAACACAATAGTTGGTCTGATATTGTATATGGTAATGGGGTTTATGTTGCAGTATCAAAAGATGGATCCTTAAGGTCAATGTATGCCAATGAATCTGATCTTTCTACATGGACTGCAGTAGCTACCCCAGAGCAAAACTCATGGAATAGTGTAGCATATGGCAATGGTGTTTTTGCGGCAGTGGCTCCTGATGGTGATAGCAGAATAATATATACTAGAGATTTAGTAGAATGGACTGCAGTTGATACATTAAGTTCCCTACAGTGGTCAGGTATATCTTATGATGGAACTAACAGACGATTTGTAGCAGTAGCTAAATCTGGTAGCATATATTCTGCATATAGCATATTCATAGACACTCCAGTCTACCCCTCTACAACAGTGCCTGTATCTGCATCCATTACACAGATACCTATAGATGGGAGAGTAACTATGGATGATAGTCACTATATGTATACTGTCAAATCTATAGAATTAAGCGGATGTGTTGAAAATACTACTTATAATTCATTAGATTATAGCACTGAGAATGAAACGAATAGTTATTCAAAAGCTTCAAGCAGTTTCACATACCCTAACTCTGCTATAAATTCATTCTCATTTGGGCCTCTTAGTGGGTATGGTCCTATTAAAGGTTTAATGGTAACAAAAGGTAGAACAGAGTCAACACCAATATCTACAACAAGATTAGGGCTTGAATGGTATATGCCAGCAGCTCTGCAGCCAGATAATAATGAAACTATCTCAAGCCTCTCTGGATCATCTCAACTAATTCAAGGAGAGGCTGGATCTCTCGACAAGCCTATATTGCAGAGTAATAATATTAATGACTTACTAAAACTTGACATTAATATTATTAGCAAGTGGGGCAGTGACAGGTCTGGGGCAGTTAAGAGAGTAGCATCAAGTGATAATGACTCTTCAACCGGTAGCATTTCAATTGCAATAGGTAAATCGCAGTGGAAACTATTTCAGCCAGTAAGCACAATAGAACCACTCCTATTACCAACAACAATAGATTCTCAAGACCCTAATTCCGAATTAAAAATAAAACTTGTATCAAATATACCACTATCTGTGTCTAATAGCGACTCTCTAACAGATGTCGCTAGCATTACTATAGGGAGTGCAGAAAAGACTGGTTTAATCGATTTCAATACAGCAGAGTCCACATGGAGCTTCGCAACATCTGCAGATATAGTAAATACCAGCTACACTAGCAGCGAAATAGAGCGCCTATTACAAGAATCCATAGCCCGAACAACAGGAATATTAAATGAAGTATCTAATGTGGAATTTACAGATAGACTTATTATAATAACTTTAAATAATAATATAACCATCGATAGAGCATTAATTAATACCTATGATCATAATACCTATAATACCACTCTCGATTCGTTGCCAGTTGAAACGTTCTTTAGCTTTGAGAAATTATTTAATTAATCGTCGAACGTTAAACCTCGTGCTTCTTGCTCAAGTCTAAGTCTCATAGAAGGGAACATTTCTTTAATATAGGCATTATATGCTGAGGGTTTGATCCATTTATAAGATGTATCAGTATCTATACCACTTTTCTCTGCAAAATTAGCAGATACATTTACTGCTTCCATTAAGCATAGCCAACGAGCTTGTTGTTCTACAGGGAGTTCATCAAATCCAGGCTTGTTATTTGTATTATCATCGTTTTTACTCATAATATTATTGATCTAAGAAGAAAAAGAAATTGATTACTATCAATATTGATTTCCGAGTCTTCGAGAATTTTTATAAAGCTCTCTAACCCTTCAATACAGTTTTTAACAATTTTATTCTTCTCTATATTATTATAACTAAGTTCCCTTTGTAAAATCTCTTTATATGAAATTAGTAGAATAAGTATTATATCATTCGATGACGAGTTAGGTTTAATACTATCACGATATAATTTTCCTAATCTGTATGCAGCTTTAATTTCTTCTGGTTGATCCTTTACAAACGACTCGAGTATTACTGCAATATCCTCTATATTACCTGTTGGCTTTTTACTAATCATAATATTTGATGGTTCTCTATCTTTAGCGTTTTTGTAAATAGAATTTTCTGTAATATCATTCATCCTTTTTCGGCAGATTTGGTGTGGTTATAGAATTATAGATTGCATCAATATTGCGATTAGATTGCTCTAAATCTACCGGTAGAGTTGCCATCACTGTCTCAGCATTAATTTGAACATTAACTCTTTTATCACACCCATCGCATATATACGAGTTATTGCTATTGAGTGTTACTGGTATAAACTGGTCTACTGCTTTATGACATGGACAAACTACAGATAATCCCTGCTTTTCCATAGACTTGATACGATCTACCTCAATTTTGCGGAGATTTATATCTCTAAGACTATTTAACGCAGCAAATATTATTATTTGAGCGCCGGTTGCCATAACAAACACTTGCCAAAAACCATATTGAAGTAGCGACGCTGCAATCGCAGTGCTAATTAGCAAGGTCAATATTAATGATCTTAAAATACTTATAAAAGGTCCCATATAATATATGGTATAGTATAATTCTACTTATTCAACTGTAAATTATCTATTTCCGCTGTTGCATTTGCTACTATAGCATTGGCTTCATCTAAGCTATTATTTATAGCTTCTATAGTCTTTAATTTGCTACCGTTTATAGAAGGATTATTAGTTACTTGTTTAAAAATCTTTTTAATTGAAAGAATTGATACAAATACGTCACCTAACCTATCAACAATATTTGATAATTCATAAGGTAGCGCTTGCTGCCCAATATTATTTGTATCTTGCTGCTGCTTCTCTCTATCAAAAACGTCGCCGACAGGCATTCTCACCTTAGCATCATCTGAAACACCGCTACCTACACCACTACCTGATTGGGAACGCTCTTGATTAGACATTGTATCCATAATATTATTTAATATAAATGCAAGAGAAATACTAAATAATGCATAAATATTATTATGAATTTTTACAGTAAGGCATTTAATCAACTTTTAGAACAGGACGAAAATATGGATATGGCTGTCGATCCGGGAGCTGAAGCCAGTGCTGCTCAAGAAACATTAGAGCCAGGAACTGAAATGGGCGATTTGGGAGCTAGTGGCGATGCTGCTACATCTGGCGCTGAAGTAGCAGACGCCATGGCCAGAAACAGCGAAGCGATGAAAACAACTCTCACAACTTGGATCGAAACAATGGATGAATTTGTTGAGTTTTTAAACGGTCTTGAGGAAGGGTCAGTTCAATCTCAACTCAAAAATGCGGTACCTGACACGATAATGGATAAAATTAGAGGGTCAGAAATGAAAAAGATATCCCGAGTATCAATGGAAGTCGCCGGTCTCAAAGAAATTCTTCGCGGCTATCTCGCAAGCTCTGACGATGCTAAATACAAATACGTATAATTATTCTATTATTTTTATATAAATGGAAAATAACGATACTTTTGTATTTGAATTCGATCGAATTGTTGAGCAAATCCTCAACGAAAAGATTGATAAAGATCGAATGAAATGTAACTCACCGAGACGCACATCCGGCGGGTCTAAAAAGTTCGTTGTTAAAGCTTGTAAGGACGGTAAAGAGAAGATTGTTCGTTTCGGTGATCCGAACATGAAAATTAAAAAGAGTAACCCAAAGAGACGTAAATCTTTCCGTGCTCGACACAAATGCGATCAGAAAAAAGATAAATTCTCGGCTGGCTACTGGAGTTGTAAAAAGTGGTAATAATTTAATATGAATACGAGAAGAAGGCGTAAGAATTTAAATGAAGCTAAAAAAGGTGCTCGTAATTTACCACCTGGAGCTCCAGGTGGTGTTAGGTCCTCCGGATTTATTGATCCTAGCAATGTAGATGATAGACCTAAGGCAAGCAATCTTCCTAGCGATAAGGGGATAATGGATCAAAAAAAGTTATATAATCTTTTTAATACTGGTCTAAAAATTATATTCAGACAAGGAAAAGGAGATGAATTAGAAAACTTTATTGAGGATGGTTTGAAAAGCTATAATAGACTCAAAAGTGCAGCAAGAATATTATCTGATCCTAAACGCTATAGAGATTATAGTCCCGAGTTGTATAGACAAGATGCTAAGCAGAGTAAATCAGAAATATTAGACCTTTACGACGATGCAGAAGATTATCTCTCACGCCTTGTTGCTCAGACTGTCGGGCGCGCGTATATAAAAGCAAGTAGCGAAGATAAACAAAAAATTGCTACAATGAAAGATTTAAGCGAGCTCCCGACTGATCTTGACTCAATATCTGTAGATGAAGCTGAGCTTATATCTGCAATATTTTTTAAAGGCAGTGAAAGGGCCTCCAAGGATGAGGCAATTGAAAAAGTTAACGCAATTGTAAACTCCTTTATTAAACTCGATAAAGAAGTTATGGCAGATGAGGATACTGTTCATAATATGCTAACGCGTTTGCAGACAGCAGCTAAAACTGCTAAAGTAGAAAAAGATCAAATTAATATGCCTAAAAAGAGGCAGCCAATAGCTGAGCCTACTGCGGGCTACTCAAATGTTGATTTAGCGATCAAGCGTAAGATTACTAAAGCGTTTGGAAGCGGGGATCTAGATGAAGTTAAGGCTCAACTAGATGCGTCAGGCAGAAAGGATCTAGTTAAAGCTGTTGGAGATAAATCCGAGGCTCAAATATTAAAAGCATATGTTACAGGGAAGCCGATTGAAGAAGGATTTGTATCTATGTATGATCTAGTTGTAGAAGATCTACTTCATCGATATAGCCTCTAAAGCTATTTTAGCACCCATTCCTTTATACGAGTTATCTGTAATGAATTTTGCAGATAACTCGTTTAAGTTAAACTTAATAGCTAAATCATTAAAATCCTTATATTTACGACCTATATTTTCAGGCCATATAAATAGAGTCTCATTCTGATCTGCTAATATTTTACTTTTAGATAGACTAGCCGAATCTATCCATTGGGAGTCTAGAACCCATATTCTCCTAAAGAGCTTAAGGGCTGATAACTGTTCTTCTTGTTTACGAGTAAACGACTGGTGAGATTTTTCCTGTATACCAGCGACCGCGAGACCGTTATTAACAAAGAAGCTATTGATAGGGCCCTCAAAGATAAACACATCATCTAAAGATGCATCGATATTATCGAAACCATACAAACTTTTTGTACTATTTACTTTAGATATATATTTCGGCTTTGTATCGTTTGCAAAAATAGATCTAGATTGATAAAAAACAATCTCGCCGTTAGAATCATAAAACGGTATAACAAGTCTGTCCTTATGAACATTATCATTTAAGGAAACATACAAGGCCTTGGGTCTATTAACAGCTGTATCAAGCTTTCTAGACTTAATTATATTAATAGCGCGCTTAACTGTATTATTATTTTTAAAGAACTCTACTTGTAACTCGTCGAGCAAATTTATACAATCCTTAGGTAGCGTGGAAGCCTCTTTCTTTTCAGGCTGATCCCTTCTTTCAATATATTCTTCAACATCTACATCAAAATCCTTAAGCTCATCAATAACATCGTTAAAAGATAAATTGCCGGCTTCTTTAACCCAATTTAACGGGCTAGAGGACCACCCGCAATTGTGGCAGTATATATTGTTGTTAGACGGTATATAGTAACATCTCTGCTTTCTCCCTATAGAGTTACCTTCTCTACATATAGGGCATCCGCATTGATAAGAATCATTAAACTTATTATGTTTAGATCCTACCCCGTACTGGAAGAACTTTAATACAATATATTCTCTAGGGAGCTCAAAGGGCATCCCTTATATTATAAAGGAGATTAATAAAATCTCAACAAAATATTATGATATTTGGGAGATCGTATCCCGTACTAGCAGCAAAACTTAGTCGTCGTGGCTAGCTCTCCATATGAGATCTTCCCACTTATTAAGGAGTTCACCCATCACAACTTGAATCTCTTCAAAGTCGCCATCATAGTTAAGTCCTGGGCCACCGCGGGTTTTATTGATATGTTTATTTAAATTGGATCCCTTTCTTAATACATTTGAAAGAGCGTCCACCGCCCTAGTAACATCATCTACCGACATATTGTTTAAGGCTTCGGCAAGGATTTTAAGCTTATACTCTTTAGCGCTTATTTTTTTATAATTTTCAAAAATTATTTTTGATTCATTATTCATAATATTATTTAGTTGTTTGGGCGTTTTTTTTTAAATAAAAATAGTATTTAAGCATCGGCCATGCCTTGGCCTGCCATATCCATCCAGAGATGGTAAGCAAAAGTACCCTCTTCGTGAGGGTTGTTACCTTCAAGACCACCAGGCTTTGGGAGATGGTATCCCATACCAGCGTCATAACCAAGACCGTATGCGCCGATAAAATCTTTGTGGTCGCGAGCAATCTTGTCAAACATCGCAAACTGCTTAAGGTCAAGCGGTTTCATACTTTGGTCAAAATCCTCTTTAGTTGCACTGATCCTCTTTGAATTGTCGAGAAGTTCCTGCATACCTTCTTCGTCAGTAGGGACTTCAATCGTAGACTCGGTAATGCCTTCAATCTTAGTCTCTTTATTGTTTATTTTTTTGTAATTTTCGAAAATTAATTCTGAGTCTTTATTCATAACATTATTTAGAGATTTAGGTGTTTTTTTAAAAAAATAGTAATAATGTTTAAATTAACGACCGTAGTATTTAATATATTCCGATCTCCTTAAGACCTTCTTCAATTTTGCTCTTGATAAAACTCTCTCCAACACCAGGATTGCGGCGAGCGATATCCCGAGTCTCGCTTTCGACAAAGTGAACAATGGACTCAACCGGAGCGTCGCCAGATTCAACAATTTCTGCTAGACTCTCAACTACGGACTCGATCTCGTTTTTAAGATCTTCGTTCATATCATATTTTTCTCTAATTTCAACAATACCTTTGCGAATAAAAGCTCCGGACTGAGGATCGATCCAATGAGCTTCAACAACAACCTTATCAGGAAGGTCGTTTTCAACTAATCTAGGAGCGACTGGTTGACCGCTTATAGGGGAAGGTATATTTACAGGTCGTACAAACTGATTCATACACTTATTTATGTAAAACTATGCAAATAACTTACTAATTTGGAGAAGTTAACGCCGACGACGACCACGCCTTCTAGTCTCGTCATCAATATTCGGGTCCGAATCATTTAGCTTCTTTGGGCTCTTACCAGGATTGCTCGAGTCAACCCCGTCGTAGTTGTTACCATGACCGTTATTTTGTTTAAGAGCTGCATCTTCCTCGTCAGTCAAATTTCTAGAGCAATCAATCGAGCCGACGTCAGTCTCAACCTCCTCATAAAAACTGACCAGAAATGCTAGATCTTGAAGATCGAACCCACTGCTACTTACATCCGTATGGGTCAACTCGACCAAGTAAATCACATCCCTCGAGCCGATCTTTATCCTACCTTCCGAATCGAGAAATGGCAGAAGGAAGGACTCGATCGAGGGCTGCTGATACAGGGGCGTTGTTGTCGGAGGGACATCACCATTCCGAAGGGCCCTTACATTTTGTGAAACCGAGCGGGAGTCGAACGTTGAACTCCAATACCCGTCATGGCGTACGTAGCGTCCACTGAAATCGAGAGTGTCTCCGCTAGCCAACTTTGTCGACCAAACAATCTTGTTTGGATTAATACGATCATTCGTATCAAAGAAAAAGCTTTTTGAGGAACCTCCATTCTGACTCACCCTTCCTTGCGTAGGTACCCATTCCCAGTGAACAACTTTATCACGCCAATTCTTCCAAACTCTCTTAACAGAGGCGCCAAGTACCCTAACATCAGCGAAGACGCAACGATCAGCTCGGACCGTTCCTGTATTTTCAATGGACACAATATCCGAAACAGCCTCAGGAACAGTAACATTCCACGATAGTGTTGGGTGAGTACCCGCTTGAACTTGAGTCGGGCTAGCAATCAATGTACCAACGGGGATGATCGGAGATTCTTCCTGTCCCAACATTAAAGCTGGTACTGCTGTCAGCATAATGAATATTAAGGCAAATAATTTACTAATAGTATTATTTAAAACGCTTTTCATAAAGAAAACGTCATGCCATTTACTTTCTTGCTTAAGAATACCGTTAAGATTAAATTTTTCGCAGATATTTTTAAACGTCTTGAAGTTAGGCTCAAATTCTGCATCAGGAATCTGACTATCATAAAACTTATACTCATCTACCCACATCTCATTGTGACTATTATCTAGATCAATAAGCTCTCTATTTTTATCAACAATATCTTGTTGTTCTTGTGTCAGTATCTTTTCTCCTTTGATAATAGCAAGAGCTCTTTTATTACCAAACCCCTCTACGCCTTCAATATTGTCTGACTTATCACCAACAATACACTTATACTCACAAAATCTATTCGGATGCATGCCATATTTCTCATACATTGTGGGAATATCAAACAATATCTTTTTAATTGGTGAAAATACTTTAGTTTCTGCAGAAACTAATTGTAAAAGATCTGTATCCGCAGAAATAATGACATTCTCGCCTGGAAGCTTTTTTGATAGCCAGAAAATAATATCATCTGCTTCACCTCTCTTAGGATATACATTAATAATACCTAGTGACTCAAATAGATTCTCAATAACACTGGTAAGTTCATGGACCTGCGCATTATATTCATTATCTCTTGTTTCCTTATACACAGAATCACCTTCCTTTCTGAAAGCTACCTCTGAACTCTTACGCATATCCCATGCGCAGTATATCTTTGTTGGTTCAAACTTTTCTACATAGGATTTAATAGATGTCAACACAATAGAGAGGTGATTTACACCACCCCTACTATTTGATACCCAGTAGGCTCTATGTACAAGATTATTACCGTCAATTATTAGATTTTTCATTTTTGTCGTATTGTTTTTTTGATACTTTATAGACATATCTTGGAACTCTTTCAACCATATTAACGATGCCAGATTCTATACCATCGTCAAATGTTTTACAGTCGATTGTTCTATTTTCCATTAATGGTATCGATAAAAAATTATATTGAGGTTCCTTTTTTTCTTTTCCACAATATATCCACATTTCACCAGCATAACTACCAGTTTCAATTGCGTATATTTCTCTTTCTTTTGGCATTTTACAATTCCGGAGGAAGCTGTCGTGAAAAATATTTAGTTACAAGTTTTTGTAAGGACATTCCCAGAGCATCTGTTTCCATAGCTGATTTAGCCTTTATAATTTCAACCGGATCTCCGTTAAAATCAAAACCTATAAGTATAAAAGATGAAATAAACTCTTCAACAGTCGAAGATAATGCAATCTTACAATTCCTAGTATATTTTTTTTCCTTGGATACGTTTTTCAATGCTTCTACTAGCATCTCTTGAAAGACCTCTTCATCAACCCCGTCAATATCTTCTGAATCTATATAAATTTCGTATTCTTCCTCCGGAAAGCTTTCAGACTTTTTTTTATTATTAGATATATCAGGTTTTTTCTTGTTCTTACTACCTTTGGGTCGTCCTCTTTTACGTTTCTTGGGGTTCTGATCCTCCATTAGATATATTTATATCAGAACCCTTAAAAAATCGACTTTTATCAGACGCAGATTGCTTGACCCCCGATGTAATGAGTTTTTCAACGATAATTTCTATTGATGATGTCTTTAGCATAGTGTTTTTTGCAAACAATTTGCCCCCATCGTCGAAATGAAATACTACCTCGCCTTTAACGAATGGGTCATTCATACAAGTAATAAATAAGCTCGTGTCTCCAGGATCGACCAATATAGTCCATCTCCTAGGATCGTCTTTTTTATAGTCTTGGAAGATTCTTAAAACAATAAAGTCATTGTCTCTAAGACGCTTTATGAAATATCCGGGCGTATAAATTTTGTTTTTTGTATTTTTCATGCTACTACTGAAGTTACAATGTATTGTAAGATAGATTGATTTGTTGTAATTTTAAATTGAACGATACCATATTCATTATTAATGCTGACGTCAGTATTTAAATTAAGAGCAGAAAAAGAACGCACAGCATCTAACATTAGAGGTATAGGTTCAGTTATCGGAGGGCCGTTATAATTATCTACAACGCAGAAGGTAAACATATCGCTGTTATCAATAGTCCTATCAGTCAATTCAGCATATATACTGTTTTCTTGCGTATAAAGATATATTTTATTAACATCGCCTGCGATTGAGGAGCTTTTAACGAGCTGATTGATAACTTGACTCTCTATTAGAAAATTAACATCATACTCGAACTCGTTAATTTTATCTAAATTAAGCTTAGGGACCGTAAGAATGCCATCTTCAAACAAATGAAATCTAAATTTAATATTATTTGATTTATATTGTATATTGTTTGAATTAATTTTAAGACTAACTTCATTATCATCAATAATTTTTAGTGAACTAACTAATTTATCAATATTAGGCACATTAATTTGAAATTCCTCTTCAACGTTAGAGGCTAACATATATTTTGAATATAATACTGTCGTATTATCTATCGATGATACTAAGCAACTTATTTCATTTCCGGAAACTTTAAGTATTGCGGTTTCGGAAAATCGATTTATAGGCTTTAAGAAATTTTGTATAAAGCCATCCTTGTCTTGTAGATTTAAATCCATTTACTTTTTTTTAGCGACCTTTTTAGTAGAGGGTTTAGTAGCTTTTTTCGCGGTAGGTCTTTTGACTGCTTGGAGCTCTTCCACTATAGATAATACCTTATTAAGTTTATTATTCAACAAGTTAATTTCGCCTAAAATAATATTTGTCTGACCATTAGGTTCAGTAAAATCAAACTCTAATTGATCTGGATCGATTTGATTTGTTACCGGTTGTACATTATTAGCTGGTTGTACATTATTAGCTGGTTGTATAGGTGGTTCAGTAACATTGCTTACTCCCTCAACGGGTTCAATTCCTAAACTCTCCAGGGGCGCGTCGTATGGTATCATCTGCGCCGCTACATCTACCCCTCCCGGTAGACCATGAGGGAGCGTCTGGGAGGGAGTAGACGATGCAAATTTGGCATCGATTTCGGAAGCTACTTTAGTTATTAAAGTTTCATTATTTTGCTTTGATACTGGGACTACAGTTCCAGAATCAATTTCCTTAGATTTATTCATTATAGATCCAAGGAAATTTGCAATTGCTGCCTTTTCGTTTTGCGAATTATCCATATTAATCATCGATACCAGCAAGAAGCTCAGCGACAATGGAATCATCATCATCAGTAGCTGTATCTGTCGCTGCCGGTGCACTGTTTGTAACGGGCACTGTATTAACTGCAGGAGATGGGTTAGCTTCGTGAACCGTAGGAGTAGAATAACTATCGGAAGATGATTCATTTACAAGATAGTGCTCTTGGAACATTTTTTCGAGCTCCTCGTATGACTTAACCTGAAAGACCTCGTCAAGTACATGTGTATTCTTGTAGATTTCTTCAATCCTACTATCAGATAACCCAAGATCGCTCTTCGACCCTGTAAACCGAGAAGAAACGTAGGTTGGATATTCACCCTGTGATTCGACTTCAATTTTTAGACTAACACCGTTAGATCCAAGATCAAAAATACGAGGACCAAACTCATCACTATCCTCACCATCGATAGCCCTGCGGATAATTTTATCTAGCTGCTTACCATAACGAATAATTTTAACTTCACCGTTATTATCCGGATTTTCAGTATCGTCTACTACATAGGCGTTAACAAGCCACTTTTCCGCACGACGGACAGATTTAATCTTCTCTTTTTCATCGTCAGTACCGTGTTTGTAAATACGATATCGCGCTTCTAGAATAGGGTCACGCTCTCCAAACGATTGAGGAGAAATAGACTGAACATATTGACCGGTCGCGAAAGACTCCCACCCAACTGTATAGTAGTGAAAGAAACTCTTTTCTGGAGCTTCCACGTTAGGCAGAAGCCTAACTGTATATGTATTGCCGGATTTCATAGAAAGAATATCGGCATAACTATTTCGCTCTTCTTGCTTAGAGAGAGCGCCTTTAATGCTATCAAACATAGATGAATTGAATGTACTCATATTTTGTATCTTTATTATAGGTTATCTTAGGTTATTTTCAACTTGGTTTTTATTTGTTTTATTAGGTTGTTATATTTGCTAGAGTTTAAACATTTAGTTCTTGCAAAATCTATTCTATCGAAAAAGTCATCACCGCACATTAGCTTAGTAATATCTTTATCGCATTCTAAAATTATTGTATTAAATTCGGAAAAGGAAATTAGCGCATTTATCCAGGTTTTTCGCTCCATTAGGTGTAGGAGACATTTATACTGATTACCATCCTTTAGATTAAAATATTCCGTAATTGTTAATTTATTGTTGTTAATATAATCTCTTATAAAAACAAACGATTTAGCGGTCCGTGTTAGAGATTCGGCGCTGTCAGGGGAAAGAGATTCTATATGCTTCATATACTTAACATAAGCATTCATGGCCTTTGCAGTTGTATAGAAATCTAAATTTACGTTTAAACTAGCATCCTCAAAAAATGGTGCATAAAAAAAATCTTTAATATTTATATGAGGATATTTGAGTAATTTTTTAGATATAGCCTTGCATGGGACTAATTTATCTTCCGGAAAATTATCGAAATTTGTTCTCGCTTTCCAGGGCTTATTTTTTATCGAGCGTGTTGTAATTAGGTATTGGTTATAAACAGCTCGTTCATGCATTGTTATTTTATTACCTGCGATGGCGCGCATTTATTTAAATATTTTGAAATATACTTACTTTTACTTAGTGTTGGATCGTATTCGATAAATCTCGCAAACGTATCGTAGTCATTATCGATACCCGTCATATATTGGAATAAATTTCTATAGTTTTTATTCTCCAATAATAATAAGAAAATATTCGGTAAATTCAACTTTTTATTATGTAAAATACAAATAAAACTACAAAAACATAAAAGCAAATGATCGCTTTCTACAAAGTTTATACTGTCGATAGGGTTAAATTGATTTTTCGGGGTCATATTTTTTTAAGTTTTTTAGTAAAATTCATAAACTGTTCAGTAATATAACCTCCCGCTGATTCGGCATGCCCTCCCCCGTTCGCGAGTTTTTTCGCTATTTCATTCATAGGGAGTGTGCACTTATCTGAACGTCTAAATGAAACTGTACCGCTGTTTGGGTTTACCACAATACCAATATCTGCGTTATATGTAGAAATAATATTTTTAGCTATATCATTAATACCAAAACTAGCTATAGTTGAAACTACTCGACGAGGCTTTTCTCCAATATTAATATCCCCTACATGTATTTCTATTTTTGAAAGAATTTCTTTAAGTTTTTTATTATATATATTAATTGAATTTTTTTGCTGTCGAGAAAATCCTGAAAATCCGTTATGAAAACTATCAATAAATTTTTGAACCCTATCCCCAGTTAGACTCCAATAGAGTCTATTTAAATCCTCCGACATTGGATATTTTAGTTCGTTACTATCGTAGTCATCTATTAGATTTATAAGGAGTTTTTGCTCCTTAAATGCATTAATAGAATCCTTATAAGTATCATATATTAATTTTGTAGTAGATCCGCACTTCTTAATAAGAGTATTGCATTTACTATATCTATTAGATTCTAAGATGTGAGTGTCATGATGATCTATAATGAAGATGTTCTTCTGATCTACAATATCAATGTTAGAGCTTACATCTAGATCACATATAAAAATTTTCTGAAAGTTATGACCTTCATGACGATACCAATTTTCGAAATCCTTACGAAAATTACGAGATGTAGTTATTTTACTAGGCAATGTTCTTTTAGCGAACCAAGAAAGGGCTAAAATAGAACCTACACCATCTAAATCTACATCTGACCAAACAAATAGCGACATTTACAATATAATTATATTAATTATTGTAATAATCAACTATCGGTAAGCATTCTTAAGCTACTATAAATATCGTTAGATTCGTCTGTTTCAGATATCATATCTTCTTCATCGAATTCGCTTAACGTTAAGGTAGTAAAGTCAATAGAAAAGCGATTAGACCCTACCGCTCTACCGAATCGATTTTTCATTATACCTGCATGTATTGTTTGAAATTCTATATCCTCTTCATCCTGCCATAATCCCATAATAAAGTCTGCAGTTGCAGCAACACCAACCGATTCAGATAAGCTATCAAGACCAGGATTATCTTCATCAAAACCACCACGATTTAGCTGAGTAGCGGTAATGATAGGGCAGTTATAAATGTAACTCATAGCCCTAAGCTGCTCTGTTACATGCTTAACTCTTTCATATAGGTTTGTACCTGATGGTGAAGATAATAAGTTCAAATAATCAATTACGATAGCATCAAATTTAATTCCTGACGATTGTAATTTTTTTATAAACCCTGACAATTGTTTAGGGGTAATAGTCGAAGGAGGAAACTCCTTTATATAAATTTTACGTCGAGGATTTTTCTCGTGTATCTTGAGCATATCGTTTTTCAACGCGGCAGAAGAATTAGCCAATTCAGATAAAGGTATAGCTGTAGCATTAGAGCATAATCTTCTTGCATAGATCATCTCCGACATTTCAAGAGATATAACTAGTACATTATTACCAGCTGCGGATATATTATTTGCAATATTTCCTAAGAATATACTTTTACCAACGTTAGGTCGGCCTGCATATATATAAATCGATCTACCGTCTCTCAAAAATCCTCCTCCAAGAGTTTTGTCCATCCACTCCCACCCGGATGAAATTACAGGCTCGACTTTATTAAGATCTTCAACAATACGATTAATGTCTGTAAATAATTCAATACCATGATCTGTAGTGAGATTTACATTACATGCTTTTTCAAATTTATCTAGAATTAAAGAGGTATCTGCACCCCCATCACCAACAGTCTTGGCTGTTTCAAGAAGAGTATTGTAGACATTACGTTCTTTAATAAACTGCTCTGTATTCAGTATTAACTCATCTTGATTATAATTAGTATCTAATTTACTAAATTCTTCTACTACGGACTTAAACGATGTTCGAAGATCGTCTGTAGTTAATAAAGCCTTTACCTCTGTAATATTAGGGCATGTATTATTGCGATCATGAAAATCAGAGATAATACTAATTATATCCTTAATGTTTTTATTTTCAAAAATATCAGGCTGTAAAAAATCAATTACAGATGTAAGATAACCTTCATTAGTTAGCGAATGGAAAAGAATAATCTTTTCCATAAATTTATGATCTATCTTCATACAGTTTAAGCCGCGTGCTTAGTCCAAGTAGCGAAGGGCTTATCCATTTTATAATATAGTTGATATTTTTCAACTGTAGGAAGAGATTCAAAATTTGGCAGCTGCCTGCAATTCATGGTTTGACTAATCGCTACTGCGAAGGGAGTAAGCTCACCATCAGGTATGTGAGAATTTCCTATGTTGCTATCACACCATTCAATAAATGGTCTAGTGAAATGTTCCTTACCAGGCCATCTACGTAATCTCTCGTCACACATTTCGAGTGCATGATTTATAAGCCATTTCATATTAGACTTTGACTCAACTACCCATTTGCTGCAAGGGTGATTGCGATGTCTTTTAGCTTGTTTTCGTGGCTGACCGGTCGCGGTCCTAGGACAATCCGGATGCTCTAGTTGTTCCGTTGTAAAACAATACGCTAACATTTGACCAGACTCGATAATCATTTTCGATCTTATGTGTTTATCACACATAAGTCTTGCGGCTTCTTTAGGATTGCTATCAAGTACAAATATATTCATATAATGAATATAATTTCATATGAGAAATAATCAATTTTTTTTTCAAATTTAAGACCACTTTTCTAAAAACCACTTTTTACCAGCTTCCCACTCATTATCCGGATTAGTTAATCCTGGTGATTTATGAACAATAGGAATATCCCATACTCCTATTTTCTTTTTATTTTTATTACATTCAAGCGAAAAATCTAAATCATAATAATGAAATCTAGATGGATTATCCTCACTAAATCTGCATGACTCTAACACGCTAGGTGTAGTTGCAATAAATACCCCATCAATAAGTAACACTCTTTCGTTTAGAGGGCCGAATGAGGTGTACATATAGGGCATTATATTATTAGAATCGGGAGATAAGCAGTGAGCTACACAACCTCTCCTCGATTCTGGAGGACCCATTAAGTGCCAAAGACCATATTCTATATTTGATACAGTAGTTGTACCTGCTACACCTACAACATCAAACTGCTCAAATGCCTTATCTAATTTTCGATCTATGTTACCACAATTTATATATACATCATCATGTACAAATACTATAGCTGTATTATCGTCGTAATATCCCAAGCTCTCATCAATAAATTTATTATATTGAGCTGATAGTGATTTATCATTTGTATCAAACCTATAAATGTCATAATTCAAATTAGGGCATTCCTTCGATATACTTGTCTCTAGTAACGTTTTTTTACTAGATTTGTTTTTAGTACAGATTACGAAAGATATATTTGTGATACTCATATAAAGAAAGGGCTTTTATTTTTAAATTGTCCGACTAACACGGGACCTTTTGATGTTAACTCAAAAATCTTACCCTCTTTCAATTCTTCCCATTGGTTTTTACTATTAATAGAAGAAAAGTTCCCTCTATCGTCAGCAAACAATGTAGATCCCTGCCTCGCTATATAAACTTTTTTAGAATCGGTGTTGTATACCCAAACTGAAAATGTACCCTCAAGCTTAGCTAAAGCCTTTTCAATAGCAGTTACATGATTTACCTTTATTTTAGTAGATGATATGCTATTTGCCATGATAGGTATAAGTTTTGAATCAACTGATACTTTTATACCATTGTTATATTCCTTAATTAAAGATTCCTGATTAGTAATCACTCCATTATGAGCAATTATCCATTCACCGATATGAAAAGGGTGTGTAGTCTCTTCACTCCATTTTCTATTAGACCCTGTAGGTGCTTGTAAATGACCTAAATATATATCAAACTTATCCGGTTCTAGTATTTTACTAATTTTATCTTGTTTACCTTCCCACCTCTTAACTTGGTATAGTTTTTTAATATTTTTTTTCTTGTTTGGAGAATAATTGAGTACATCATATATACCCATATAACTACCTCCCCACGCTCCTCTAATTTGATTCACGTCGTGAAGAACTTCAAACATTGATTTGTTAAAAGAACCAAATATCGCACACATAACCTTATTTATAAAAGAATTAGTTTAAAACAAACTCCTCAAATTAATAATAAATATAATTCCTAAAAAATCCACTTGTTTGAATAAATATTTCTATGAAGCCATGGCAAAATGATATTTTCAGCTTATATGTCGAACAAAGAGGTCGAGCAGGTCGCAATGTAGGTAAATACCACCCTAAATTAAAAGGAACTAGACAGGACGTTAGATCTGCAGGTCTTTCAGTTCCAAGTAGAGATGCTCCTAATTTTATTGCGACATTATTATATAATTTAGACATATTTGATGATGCAGAAGCTGACTCTATTATACGCGCGACATCATCTCCAGCACGGGGAGAGTCCTTAATGCAATCATTGGAGGCTCATTCCGACGAGATTATTAAACGTCAAGATGATATTTCTAATGCATACGAAGAGGAGTTAACAAAGTATGTAAATAGAGCTAAAATCAATAGAGGTCGTGGGGGTAAAGGTAGTAAAGGTCGTACAGAGAGATACGAAGCTCAGGCAGCTGCTATTGAAATAGCAAAGCAACAAAAAGAACTATTGAAGCAAATGAAGTCTCAAGGTGTTGATGCTGCTACGTCTATAGAGGATGCTATTTTAAATAGTATGGAGAGTACAAAAGACGAGACTCTAGTCTCTATGCAAATAAGAGGTCTTACAGATGCGGATGGTTTAATTGATACAATCGAAAAGTTAGGTGTTGATAAATCTGATATTGGCGTTGAAAGGGTTTCGGGGGGAGTTGTTGTAGATTTCTTTATATCGACAAATTCTCGTATAGGTAGGGATTTCGAAAGTATTCCTCCTACAGAAATTGATGATATGTTTAGTAGATTTAGTTCCTCCGGTGAGGTTGTTGTGGAGGTTCTGCCTCCTGATGATATTGCTGATGCCATATCTGGTTTAAAATCAAGTTTATCTCAACCAGATAGAAAATCGAAAGGCGAAACTTACGACGAGCCAGAAAAGGAAGATAGCGAGGTAGAGTTTGACCCTAAAACATCGGGGGAAGTACCAACTGTTACGTCAGTAGATGATGATGAAGACTTTAGACCTACAGAAGATGATTTTGATGAGGTAGGTGTTGCATATGACCCGTCGTTTAGTCGTGAGGATGATTACGACGTAGACTCGGAGGATATGAACTATGATCCAATGAACCCATATGATGAGGATCGGTTCGAAGATGAAGAGGGTGAGCGCGAATGCGAAGAATGCGACGGAGAGGGAGGTAAAGAATATCCATATCAAGGAGAAATGGAATGGGAAACATGTAGATCTTGCAAAGGATCTGGTAAAACTAATCAACCATCACGCTACGGTGAAGATCGATATGAAAACGAAGAGGCAAAGCCAGATTATATTGATATCGATGGGGATGGTGACAAAGAGGAGCCGATGAAAAAGGCTGCTAAGGAGAGAGAAGAAGAAAACAATGAAGAAAATATCAATGAAGGGCACAAAATGTCACCCCAGCAAGCAAACCAATGGATGACTCAACAGCGAAACGAGAGAATGCGCAGTTATATGAAGCATGACGAGCGCTGGAAAGGATATTATTAATTTAAAAAAAAGATTATGACTAATGATACAGATCTAATTTTTGAAAGATATTGCAATATACAAGAAGGTATTTTTCAGCGAGGGAGAGCCAAACTAAACGCATTCGGTGAAACTGATGAAAGTCTTCAGAATTTAATTAACCAATATACAAAAAAAATAGGTAAACATGTAGGAGATTTAGAAGCTGATTTAAAAACATTTAAAGGAAGTCTTCAGCCAATAACTCAAGAAAAAATGGCGATTTTACTTAATAATTTAAATAGCGCAGGAGTCGAAAGTGCTCAATCCGCACTAGGTAAAATAGGTCATATGTTAGGTAGATTCGTCGGCGCTGCAGCTCCTGCAGCTGCAGTCACTGCATTAGCTGCTGGTACTGGTGGTTTAGGTGGAATAGCTACTGGAGCACTCGCAGGCGCAACTCGAGGGCTTCAACGTAATTTAACTAGGACTGATATCGATACTAAAAATAAATTTGGAAATGTTGCAAAAACTACCGCTGCCGGCGCTGCGATTGGAGGTGTAAGTGACTTTGTTGCAAGCAAGTTAGCTAATGCACCTGATGCAGGATTTGAACCAGCAGGGCCACCTAGCGAGTTAGCTAATGCACCTAGCGAGTTAGCTAATGCACCTGATGCAGGATTGGACCTAGCAGGTGCACCTAGCGAGTTAGCTAATGCACCTGATGCAGGATTGGACCTAGCAGGTGCACCTAGCGAGTTAGCTAATGCACCTCTACAGGATACCATTGGTGCAATGCCGGAGTTACCTCCTATGAATCCCGACCTTTTCCAAAATTTGCACAATTCTTCGTATGATCCAAATAGTATAGTAGATCAGGCTAAGATGTTGTTGCAACAACAGGCGGAGCAGCAAGGAATAACTGATCCAAACGAAATTGCTAATTTCGTTTATAGAAATGGTGGTATTGAAACTCTAGATAGTGTAGGGGCTGAGGAAATTATTAATAACTTTAATTCTACAGTGGACCAAATTGCAAGTCAAGCTATTGAACCGGGAATCACGTTTTCGGAATTACCAACAGATCTTAAGTCTAGCGCGGAAGGTCTCTATAATCAAATGATAGAAAAGGGTTATTCAGCTGAAGATGCATCAAATGAATTGAGTGGCATTAATGATATATTCGCCGGCACTAAGAGGGTATCAGGAGATGACGCTGCCGTGGAAGTGGTTAAAGATTATGTAAAAGGAGTCGCTGAGGATATAGCCAGCCCAGGAACTTCTAATAACACTCTTAATGTACTTCAAAACGCGGCGAGGCGCGGCAGGCTGACTGATGAAATGAAACAACTTTTTCTTAATAAAGCTATAGAAAGAGGAGCTACTGACGGAGAGTTACAGGCTATTATGAATTTAAATTAACCCCATTAATACATTAATGAAAAAATATGACACAGATATTATTTTAGAGAAGCAATTATCACAAATTGATGAAGGTCTTCTAGATCGCATAAAAGCTAAAGCTTCTGGAGCTAAAGCTTTCCTCACAACTGACATGGGTAAAGGATTAGGTGGTATGAGTCAAAACTATCAAGAGACTGCCCAATCAAAGCTTATTGATAATAAGATTGAAAAAATACATAAAATTATATTAGATTTAGAAACAGATCTAATGAAAACTGCAGGAATGAGTACTGAGACTTTAAAAAATCAATACCCTCAGATTTATCAGCAGTTACAGTTTTTAAGAAATTCAGTATCTCTTAACCCGCAACAACAGCAAGCCCCGCAACAACAGCAAGACCCGCAACAACAGCAAGACCCACAGCAACGCTCATTTAACCCCGGAGATGTAATTAAATACACTAGTACAAGAAACCCTCAAGGGGAGCAGGCTGAAGTTGTAGAGGTTTTGCAAAACGGAAATATACAGGTTAAGCCAGTAGGCAAATCTAATCCTGTTTTTGCTATATCCCCAAATCAAATTCTATAAAAAAACACCTAAAGACCTAAATAATATTATGAATAAAGACTCAGAATTAATCTTTGAAAATTATAAATCTATAAATGTAAAACAGTTAATGCTCGAATCATCTTTTGATACATTTGAGCGAAACGCGCCTAACGTAAATACTCTAGAAGAGGCGTATGCAATTTTAGATATATATGAGATGTTAGAGGAAGCTGGGTTTTTTGGAGCTGTAAAAAATGTAGCTCGAGGGGCTGGTAATACCTTAAAGGCAGGAGCTACTAAATTAAAAGCCGGAGCTCAACAAGTCGGTGACGTGGTAAAATCGGGAGCTCAACAAGCTGGTAGTGCCTTAAAGGCAGGAGGTGCTGGATTGGCAGCTGGAGCTCAACAAGTTGGTTCAAATGTAGCCGATATGGCCCGGACTGGAGCTGCCGTCTCGCAAGGTCAACAAGTAATTAAACAAGCCGCTACAGCTGCACAACAAATTATTGATCTCGTAAACAAAGCAAAGCAAATCTCTCCAGAAACATTCACAGGCTCGCAAGGTCGTGAGCTCGCTCAAAATATATCAAATCTTCCGCTTATAAAAATAATGGATTATTTAGATGAACTAGCTGCAAATACCACCGCTGCAGCTACGGCCGCTAGTGATAAAGGAATATTTGGAGGGGCCGGCGCTGCTGCAAAGCAGGCCGCTTCTAATGAATATCAACAATCTCAGCAAGCAGCACAACCAGCAGCACAACCAGCTGCAGCTGCTCAACCAGCTTAATAAATCTACAATAGGTTCTTAAAGGCGTAGACTTCGTATGGTATGAGGTCTACGCCTTTTTCTTTGTATACATCAATTAATCGCTTTTGATCCTTATATAAGCAAGGATCTGCATAACCAGCCTCTAGAAATCCTTGTAATCTTAGAGATGAGCTTGCAGTTGTGGACTCAGGTAATTTACCACCTTCGTAGCATGTCCAGGTTTCACTAAACATTACCTTGTTATTAATACCTTCTTGAACGATCTGAGCTTTAGATAGATCTATAAGCGGCGCCTCTATCCTTATGGGATTATCTCTATTAAGATTTAATATATTATTAATAGAATCTAAAAATTCAGGCGAGCCATCCCAGTATCCAGCAAGAGAATCTGCTTGAGCTGCACCATGCCATACTGTATCTGCTCCTACAGCTTCAGCGTGAGCAGCACATATACTCAAAAACATCATATTTCTGTTAGGTACATATGTTTTAGGCTGAGCTTCACCCATAATATCTCTAACGTTAGGGGTTTCTATACTATTGTTTGTTAGAGAGCTAGTAGGTGCGAGTTCTCTAAGAAAGTTAACATCTAATACCTTGTGATGAATATTTTTATTCTTTTTAAGGGCGTGTTTAATTTGCATATGAGCAAATTCTATCTCTTTTTTATGTCTCTGACCGTAATCAAACGTCAAACAATGAATAGAATCAAATTCATTGACTGCTTTATGTAGGAGAACAGAAGAATCCATGCCTCCAGATATTGGTAATACTAATTTATTCATATTGTGTTAATTACCCAATTTTATATTCGTAATCTTGGAAATTGAAGCGTACGTATTTATTAGTGTAATAAATCTCTCGGTGTTTGACTCTATCGCAATGTGTCGTCCACTCACTTTCACCGATTTTTCTACCGGATATAGTTTTACCGTCTTTCGCTGCTTGTATAATCGCGATTTGTTCATCGTATGTATATTTCATTCGTTCTATGGTAATTTAGGGTCTAGACTCCAAGCTTCAACTACATGTTGTTTAACATAATCCCACGACATTTTAAAGGTACCATTATCGCCCCATAGATTTGACCAGGAATTTACCAATGTAATACCGCTTTCGTCAACTTCATCAACATAAACCCAATGGTAGCCCACTACAGGGTCGCTAGGGCCTGGCATTAAAAGCTCTCCAGTATTTTTAGTATGTATCTCGAAGGATTTATGAACTGCCATGGTTATTCCTACTGGTAGTTTTTCCTCTCCAATACAATAAAAGAAGTCATTTACAATGTTATCAAAATTTTTTTTATTGAAGTCAAATCTTTTATACCCTTTAAATTTAATAAGCTTGTCCTCACCTATTTCAGGTGGAGATTCATTAAAGTTTTCAGGCTTCCATTCTACATCTTCGCATGTACCGATTTTAACTAAATTTTTAAAGACATCACGGGGATATGCTCCACTATTTTGTGTCTCCCAACCATTAGCTTTCCTCGCCCAATACCAAATCCAATATGGACTAAAATCTATACTATCAGTGGTAAGACGCTTATATAAGGTATGAAGCATTCCTGCCGTACCATGACCAGTACACGATCCCCATGTCCCTTGATCTAAAATTTTACCTCTATATTCTTTGAGAGAAGCTTTTTTCTTACTTGTACTACCCGCCTTATATAAAATATCTCTACTATCTGGTAGAGATGGTAATACATATGAATATTTGTTTCTAAGTTTTGATAATTTCATACACCTTCAAATGATAAATTTAAAAATAAATCAATAGACTTAACAACAATTGTACGATCTTTACCTGCTGCCCATTTGTTGATAGCACTATATTTAATTTTATTAATGTTACCTTTCAAGTAATCTTCCCTATAGCTTGTAATTAAATCCTTATCACGTGTAATATATACGAGTTCAGTTAAATATTTAGCCTTAATAAAACTCTCACTGGATGCAGGGGGTTCTACATCATGAGAACGATTTACAATTGCACAGCTTGTAACTAATACAAAAGGCAGTATAAATATCAATAGTTTTTTACTAAAATTCGTTAGCATATAATTCCTTCTCATCATTTTCTTGATCTTTATCATCTATTAAAATTATTATCTCTTGATTTTTTTTAATTGTTTTAATTAATTTTTTAAATAATTTCTCTTGGGTTTTATTTAATAAAGTTATACCACCATTCGAAACGGCTTCCATCGTCTCAATTAAGTCGTCCTGCAAAAAATATTTTTTAAGCTTCATCCTTTACAACATCTCCGGTTTCGCTCTCTACAATCTCTTCAGGAACCTCTTCTTCTCCCTCCTCTAGATTACTGTACATCCATTCTGATTTAATTCTTTCTTCTAGTCTAGGTATAATAGTCTCTTCCCAGAGATCAACATCCTTTCGAAAGTTTTTATAATATCCGATTTTTTTACCATCCTCTAACTGGTAAGTAGATCCAGTCTGTATCAAAACACCTAAACCTACAGCAATATCTAATAGACCATAAAATCTGTCTAGACCTTTTGAGAAGGATAGGTACATCTCTCCTTCGAGATATTGCTTTAAAAAACGATTTTTTCTTGTAAGAGCTCTAATAATAATACCAGAATATTTTTTCTGACTTACAGCAAGTTTACCATCACTGATCTTACCACCATCCTCCTTCATAGGTTTGCGAGCTAGCTGGACTGTTACAGATGGCAGATATACAACCGATTTGCCTCCAGGCATATTTTTCTCAATTGATGGAAACATTGCAGATGGGTCATCGTATACATGGTTAGTAAGCAATACAGTTGTTTGTGTTGTAGCACCTAAATTAGTACATGTTTGAAGTAATGATTTAATTGCTCTAGCTTTAGTACCCATATCGACTGCGGTACTCTCTTTATTCATTCGATTTAACTCAAGCTCGGATTGAAGATTCCCTAATGAATCTACTGCGATAATAAACTTACCTTCAAGCCCCTTTTCTTTAATAGCTTCGAATAATTTATAAATAGCATTTCTTGTTTGTTCAATACTAGAACATGGTACATATTTTACATTTGAAATATCTAGACCAATCCTCTCAGCGGATTCCGGGTCGATCGCGTTCTCAGTATCAAATACGACTGGTATAAGACCTTCCTTTTGTGCATTAGCAAGAATCTTCATAACAAATAATGACTTACCAGTCATCGACTCACCCGCTAACATAGTCACTCGACCTTTGGGAATGCCTCCATTTACAGAACCAGAAATTATTGAATTTAATACATATGATCCTGTATCGATCCAGCCCTTTACCAGACTAAGGGAAGAGTTATCCAAGTAAGATGCGAAAGGGTTAATTTCGTCAATCTCATCTAATGCGCTTTTTATATCTTTATCCATATACTACAAATAGTATAATATATATTTTAAATTAGTCCATAAAAAAAGCCCCCGTAGGGGGGCTTTTTAATTATTTATTTTATATTATTTTTTATTCATCAAAAAGTTTGATCACCTTTTCACTATTATCTGGTGTTACAATTTTTGATTCTGGAACTAGTCCGAAAGTTCTATTGTATTGCTGTAAGAGTCTTTCATCCAGCTCAATAGGTTTATTACTTACCGTAATATCACTTTTATTAAAAACCCACTCAGTACCTGTATCGCGCTGATCCGAACTTAGCAGCTCTGAAAACCATACTGGGAAAAGCTGTACTTGAATTTGACCATCTTGAGTTGGTTGAAGGTGAACCGATGCAGGATTTCTCACTACGAGGGTTTTGGTATTTTCGCTAACTAGCTGGCCAATAATTGATCTTTGACCATCAATAAAGGAAACTAAATCTTTTGCTTCGACTGGTGTTTTTTCACTCATATATGTATATTTTATATTAACTTTTGTATTATTCAAGAAAATAATTCAAATAAATCACAACGAATCTGCTCGTTAGGCTTTCTTGCCACCCAATTTACGCGTTTGTAGAATCGCTCAACAACGCTAAAAACAATTTTGTTAAACATTTTTTCATAATCAACCTTAAATAGATCTTTCATCTGACTAGGAAGTTCATCCTTAAACCCGATAACTGAGACCCCATACTTATTTGCTGGCTGGACATACATCCAGCGAATTTTATCGCCCGTGTTTACCGGCTCATATTCGGTATCAATTGAAAGATCTTTAAGGATATTATTATAATAGTAACCCGCTTTTGCATGAACTGGCATGCCTTTACATGTTTGAAATCCATTGCATTTTCTTACATACTCATCAAACGATGATAATCCCACAACAAAGGATATATCTTCAACTGGTAGCGAAGTAAAAATATCATATGCTTCTTTAACGGCTTTATCCGTCTCAGCTTGAGACCTTTTCATTAACATCGTCTCAATAATATTTTTTACATAAGGCTTTACCGGATCGGGCATTGTTGTTCTTACAACTTCAACTCCGGTATACTTAAACTTATTAACCTTTACATCCTCATCATCTAGAATATGCATTGCATATCGTTTTTTCTCTAAAAATAAGCTAACATCGCTTATTACTTCCCTTTTAAATACAAGTCTACAATCTTGAGAGTTGAAAGATTTAATAGCCCATTCTGTTATGTTTTTGTTTAGATAATCTGTTAGTTCCTCACTGTACTTATAAACGTCGCTAGATAAATTACCATTTTCATCTGCAAACTCTTTTATAATCCCACTATCTACTAGAGACTTAATCGATATATAACACGAATCAGTATCATTATATACAACCGGGTCATTATGTTTTAAATAATCATCTGATATATTGGTCTTTTCTTTAAGATAGTTTTTAGCTAAAACGTTGGATTGTTTAATAACAGCTTGACCCGAAAGTGTAATACTACTAGCGATGTCATCATCTCCAATAGGCGAATGTTTATTACCGAAATACCCATATGCGCTATTAATAAGAACTTTAATTGTCAATTGCTTAGTATCGAGTCTATTAATTGTAAATTTAAGTTCTTGCTTCCTGTTTTCGCTATCAATATCAGTTTTATCTTGTAAGCTAACTAATTCTAAAGTAGCTTTACGAAGATCGTCCTTAACCTCTACTCGCTTGTTGTAATAAAAGTCTACCATCTCTGGCATAATACCTTTAGTTTTCTGAGAAAATAAAATACCTGCTTTCGATATCGCTAAACTTTCTTTCTTAACTAGTTGACCAAATTGAGCAGGGGTTAAATCAAACGTTTCTCCGTTTACGTACCTTACTACCACTTTACTCGAGTCATGAGAGACGATCTTACCAACTTTAGTCTCCGGAGACATGTTAAGAGAAATCATTAGGTTGGGATATAGGGAGTTAGCATCAAATGATACCACATACTGCTGAAAACCCTCTAAAGGTTCGCCTACGAATGCACCTGGATTCTTACCAGAGTCTTCATGTCTAACAAACGTTGCAATCTTTTGATTCCGGTCACGTGCTCTAATAGTAGCCGCTCCATTGATAACAGCAACAGCGCCCATTGCAGCTTCGAACGTAGTCAATCCAACGTATGCTAACATTCGAATCAACTCCATATATCGCAATTCTTCATCTAGCCTTTGGAGCAGAAAAACGTCGTGTATGTTATATTCAACAAACGTTTGCCAGTCTTGCGCACATAAATCAGCAATGTGCATATTGCCGTATTCGATTTTTTTCTCCCCGATTTCAATTTGAGCAATATTATCTAATTTATATGAATCACGATTTTTTAATTGAAATCTTTTGTATACATCAAGATAATCTAAACAAGAAATGCCATCAATAAACCATCTTACTGAATTTTTACCGAATGCTCCTCTAATAGCTCTATTATAAACATTTCCAGTAGGTGATAATCTGCGAACATGCTCCTCACCCATTACGTTATGAATTCGGTTTATAATGTAAGGTATATCGAAGCCAGCTGAGTTCCACCCAGATATAATATCCGGATAGTCTGCTTCTAGAAACGTTAGCATTTTGTCAATAAGCTCAATCTCCGTCTTACAGTTGTAATATGTAAGTTCAGATGGATCAAACTTCGAGGAATCAAACTCCCCTACCCCCCATACGTGCTTATGCTTCTCGATAGTATCATAGATAGTTACTACGTTGATTGGGTGCACTGCCTCTTCAGGGTCTGGAAACTCATCCCGAGCTACAGCCTCAATATCAATAAACTGTACCTTGAGAGGCATCGATGAAAACTCGGGCAGCTCATTATCCTGCCAGTATTCATCAATTAAGAACTGCTGATATGTTGGAAGATTTTCAAATAATCTTCTTATACCGGTATCACGAATAAACCTTGTTCTTTCATACTGATTATTGAATACCTTCTTACGTACTTTAGTTTTATATATAGAAACTTCGTCTCCATTTTTGTCCTCGATATATACGTACGGTCTATATGGCTGAGTATACGAGGTGCGATTTCCTTGAGCGTCCCATGTCCATACTTTAACTTCTTTAGTCCGCGGTATGTATGAAATATTTCTATATCCTATCATCGATTAAATTTCGATAACATTATACGACCTGGATCACCATAAGGCAAATTAAAAAGTTCTAAAAAGCAATCTAAATTTTCATCTCGTTCGAGAAATCTTTTTTCCGCTACCTTATATCGACTAACAGCCTCTGATTTATATTTTCTACCATTAGATAGAGTCTGTTCAATTTTTTTGATCATGTCATCTCCATCACTAAACTTAATAGGTGCATCTTTATATGTGCACATATCTTGACATGCAATAGGTATACCGAGAGCACAAGCCTCGATATATTTTAGATCACTTTTCGCTCTATTAAAGTTATTATCAACTAATGGGGCTACTGCCATTTGAATTTCAAGATCGTTTAATTTCTCAGGGTATAAATAAATTTGCTGCCATGGATGGAACTCTATCTCTCCAGACTGTACGTATGGTCTAAGTGCAATAGGAAATGCTCCTACAAATACCCATTGAAATCTCTTACGTGTTTTAATTACAGCTTCTATAACGTGATTAAAATCATCCCGTTGTTTATCTTTATTATCAACATCGAAATGTGCTCCTGAACCGGCATATAGTATTCGAGGTTTATTCTGATGCTTTTTATAAAGCTGAGTTACTCTTTTCTCATTAAAGAAATTGCCAATCCAAAACTTAGGTGGAAAGTTAGGTATAACTGTAACCTCCTCTTTACCTGTTTTTTCTCTATAATAATCACGCATAAACTCACATGTGCATGTAATTTCATCGCACAACTTCATTATTTCGAGAGAAGATTCTCTTATTTCGTCGCTTTCAAATGCAAACTTAAATTTATTATAATCAGGAATATCCTCCCGAAATATAATATCATCAATTTCATAAACAATCCTACAGCCTACCCTGGGCTGTATTTCTTTCTTCAAAAATTTTACAAACTCTAATTGATTTTTTGTAGCCTGGCGCTGTACTCGAATAACTTTTACATTTGTATAAAATTCAGGATTAGTAATCATTACTGATGAATTTTGTACTAATGCTTTATTGTGTACATTTAATAAATGCTCAGGCCATAACATTCTCCATAAACCGCAACCACTATAGTCAGCTAAATAGTTAATACAGCGAGGTAAATCCGTGGGGTCTCCGGACTGCTTGGGAGGGGGCTTGGGTCGGGAGAAGTTTGATTCTCCAGATGGTAGATGTGGGGGACCATATGGAGACGAAAACGGAGATGAAAACGGGAGACCCTGATTGGTAATCATTGATATTATTTAAACTCCTTTATCTAAACATCAACACTTTTAACACGTGTAGTTATACCATTTTCTTTTTGAAGATATATTATTTCCGCATTATCAGTTATTGACTTAATAGCTTCCGGTCGATGTGTAATAACGAAAACACATTCATTATTAGACGAAACTCTATCGTTAAGAATATTATTAACTAACTCTACACCCTTACTGTCTAAACTTGAGTCATATAGCTCATCAAAGAAACTAACATTGTATGCAACGTTCCCTTGCATGCGTCGCGCATCGGCGAAGGTAAACAAACATGCTAAATCTATATTTTTTCTTTCTCCGTCTGAAAAATTATAATAAGAACAAATTTTATTATTATCGTTTATAATTTCCTCTTCAAAATATTCGTTGAAGACACATATGCAGTTTGCGTCCATTTTTTTCAAATAGTATGCAAGTCTACTATTAAAAATCTGCAATATTTGTTTAACAATATATGCTTTAACCCCTTCTTCGGATACTACAAATTTACTAATATCAATGATATTCATCATATCACGATTTTTTTCAACCTTTTGCGATATATCCTCTATCTCTTTCTTAACTTCATTAATTATAAAATCTATATTTGTTTCGGTTGATTTAAGGTTTGCAATATCTATTTCTAGACTCTCAATCCAACTCTCATGCTGTTTTATATTTTGCTCAATATTATCCTTAGATGAAGCTTCTACATTAGCTACATTTAATTTTTGTTGAATCTTTATTAAGGATTCATTTAATTTATCCTTAACGGATTGTAATTTACTAATTACCTTATTACAATCTTCAAGATCTTGTTTTCGAGTTTTTATTTTCTCGGCAATAATTTTCTTACCGTCAGATATGCAATCGCGATCATGATCCTCAATCTGACGTAAACAAGTTGGGCATTTATTTTCAGTTGTACCAATATTCTTATAATCTTGTCCATCGCGTTTTATATCTGTTTTAATTTCAGCACAAATTTCAAGCTGATCTCTTATTTTACTTTCTACTCTTTCAATACCATCTACAACTTCATCTAATTTGCTTTTGATTGCAGTAGTATCAGCCTCTTTTATTTTATTTAATTTATTTTTTAAATCTTTAATAGTTTTTTTATTGTCTTTATATCTTTTATTGTAGTCGACTAATTTATCTTTTCTACTCTTAAGTATATCCTCTCGTTGATCCTTATAATTGGTCTGGGATTTATTTTTTTCCTCTAATTTAGTTAGATCGATTTCATAGTCTCTTTTTATTTCATTATAATCATTTCTAGCTAGCTTTAGCATTTCCCCGAATACCTCTAAGGAAAAAATATTTTCAATAAACTTACGCTTAGCAATAACCTTCTGACCCATAAACGGTATGGTATTATTAGAGGTCATTACGACACAATTTTTAAATATCTCTCCCGACGCCTCTATTAGTTCTAATATATACTGTGTTGTATTAGCTATTGAGTCGCGAGTTATATCTTCCCCATTTTTTATTAATATTAACTTCGAGGGGTTTAAAGATCTTTGTATTAAGTATTCGCTAGTCTCCTCAGGGGAGGTAATTTTAAATTTTAAAGATACGCTACATTTACCATTGGTAATATTATTTACAATAAGGTCTTTTTTATTTATATCTCGGATAGTTTTACCAAATATAGCAAAATAAAAAGCATCAGCTATAGTGCTTTTACCTACCCCATTTTTACGATCTATTTTATCCTTATTGTTACCCGTAATGACATGCATTCCAGGTTTAAATTCTATTTCGATCGGATCTTCTCCAACAGAAAAAAAGTTTTGCAATTTAAGGGTTTTGAAAAATACGTGCTTCATTAGTGCGTAACTCTTTTATATAAGTCATTAACATATTGAACAACTGGCTCATTATTATCTATATCCATTATGTTTATAAATTCGGTTATTGCTCTCTCCATATCAATTCCTGAAAAATCATGCTCACCCTCTTCATCAATCATGGTATTGAAATTAATATCATGCTCTACTTCAATTTGTATGGGTTGTAAAGCTCTAAATTGTTTAAAAAGAAATTCCGAATGTTTGGTAGATATTCTCTTATCAATAATAAACTTTATTATATTGCCCTTTACAATCTTTTTTAGATCGGCTAGAGGTACTTTCTTTTCCGCAATCTCAGATAAAAATATTTTATAAAATCGAGGCGATATATTATTTTCTATAAAATCAATGTTATTTGTATCTAAATCAACAAAATATATACCTTTTGTATCCCCAGCGTCACCAAAATCCATCTGAAACGGATTACCCACATAAATGATTTGACCTTTTTTTAGCTTTCTCTCAGATCTTAAATGAAAATGCCCTGTAAATGTTAGGGGTGATTTTTTAAGAATATCGGAAGTCTTAATGCCATGGTCACAAATTTTAAATGAATTGAGCTTGAATGACTCAATCTCGAAATGACCAAATAAGATATCACTTTTAGGTATATCCTTCTCAGAGGTACCCCACGGTATAAAAGATATTTTTTTACCGCCATCCGTTGTTATGGTAGTAGTCTTATCTAGAACTGTAATATTATCTCTCCCGTCAAAAATAGAAAGAGAATTTACTGAAGATGACTCTTTATAATAACAATCATGATTACCCGGAATAAATGTAATATTATAGTCCTTCAATTCATTAAGAACTTTAGCGGAGTGAGATATAGTATTGGTTGCGATTGAATCTCTATAATGGTAGAAATCTCCGCAAAAAACAATATCTTTTATACCTCGACTGTCCACAGTACTCTTAAACCACTTGACCCAATCAAGAGTTATCTTATGCCATATGGGACTATCTCTATGTACACCGATGTGTATATCACTAAAGATAGCAATGTTACTTGATTTAATCATAAATCACTATCGTAAAAGTCACCTTCTTCTAGATTAGATATATTTTTTGTATAAACTTTACCGTCGCTGGAATCAATCATATGTCTTTCGTAAACTTCTTCGCGATATTCGGTTTCTGCTTGATGCAATCTTTTTTCCTTTTTAATTCTATTAATAAACGATCTAAAAGCTATAGTAGTAAAATAGGAGAAGGGATTATATTTTGATGTTACATCGAAATTTTTATTTTTTAAAGCTGCATACATCTTCACGATTGCATCACCTACCATCTCATCTCTATACGTATAATCTTTAAATTTAGAATTGTAGCTTAAGCCTGTCGCTATTTTATTAATGCATTCTCCGAGATAATCTTCGAATTTATCGCTTTGATAGAAACGGGCTATTGCATCCTTAAACTCTTTAGGTTCTACATAATAATTGCTCTTATCTTTAGTCTTTGCCATAGCTAACCTTCATTATAGTAGATTATTATAATAATTCAACTCACTAAGGTTCTTTTATTGTAGAAATATTGAATGGTATACTCTCCTTTCGATATATTTCTAACCTTTTGTTTAAATGTGATATTCCATAATGTAGTTGATCGGCTAGATCAATAATAATTAATTTATTTTTACTGTGATGCTTTCTCAATCCTCTACCAATCGATTGTACTAGACGTATAAAAGCCTTGCCCCCGCTTGCAAAAACAATCATATGTATATTTTTAATATTAATTCCTGTAGAAAATATAGATGACATTGCAATACAAATAACCCCGTTATTATTCTCCATACTCTTTTTAATTTTCTCTCTATCGTCAACCTCTACCGAGCCTTGAACAAAATGAACTTCTCTATCTGAAATATTATTAAGAGTATCTAAGAGTATCTCGCCATGAGCTATATGATTAACTAGTATTAAAATATTATTTTTAAAATTACTACTTACTTGTTTTATTATTTTGTTACGATATTCACTCTCATATAAAAAATCTAATTCTGCCTTGTATCTTGCCGTCGATGTAAATTCATCATCCTTAAAATATGTTTTAGGTTTCTTTTTATACTCAATTTTAAGAATTTTAACCTCCGCTGAAGTTAAAAATCCTTCTTCGCGAAGTTCATTACTACCTTTCTCATAATATACTGGACCTGTCTTTCCGATTATTGACCACCTATCCATCTGCTCCTCTGGTAGGGTACCAGTAAAGCCATATTTATTATTAGTATATATCTTACTAATTAATTTACCTATTTTGTTCTTATGCTTTACTTTATGAGCTTCATCAATAACTACTAAATCTACATGTTCTATCCATGAATGATCGTCAAACTGACTTTGAACAATTTGATTACTCGCTATTACAACATTTACATTAGTATCTAATTTATATTGTGAGGTCCATCTGCAGAAAGTAAATGGTACATTATACTCTTCAAAATCGCTGTATGTCTGCTGTACTAGACCGCGGTCAGGTACTAATAACAAACACCTAAAATCTTTACCTCCCTTAGTTTTATTAATAATATTATGTATAAGAGTAGCTATTGTTAAGGTTTTACCTCCACCTGTCCCTAAAACACATACCCCCTTACCTCCTTTAAGAGCATTTTTTAAAATTTCTTCTTGATAATACCTTAATTCTAGATTATTATCTAAAAAGATGAGTTCATCGCTAAAACCGCAATCTACAATCTCTCTAACTTCGCTTGTAAAGGAGATCTTACATGTAGGTGCAGATTCTTTTATTGTTTTTATAACATCAGATAAGAGACCTGGCTCGAACTTACCAGCAGGAGTTATAGAGTATAATCTTCTGGGGGCAAACTTGGACTGATATGCGGCCGCCTTATTAGGCACACTAAATTTCTCTCTTATTTCGTTTAACAATACGGAATTATCTGTTTTTATTAAACAGCGATTATGATTTATTGAGTAGTCAATCTCGACCTGCATTATAACATCTCAAGCTTCATTAGCTCGACAATATTTTTTATATCCCAAACCATAGAGGTAAGATTTTTTTCAGTTTTTTCTAAAAACTCAATAATTAATTCTAACTCCTTACATTTATTAGTAAGTTCCGTCATTTCGCTACTACCTTTAGCCATTTTAAGAGATTCTGGTATACTCAAGCGCGTTACAGATTTTTCTCTAAGTTTTTCAGCGATTTCTCTCTCACGCTGTTGCTTTTCTTTATATATTGAATTGAGCTCATGCTTATGCCTTATGAGTCTAGCAGTCCAGTAGTGTCTTCTTGCAGGAAGGCGGCGTTGAACCTCGCTCACGTTCATTTCATCTATAGAAAGCTCTAATTTAAGTTCCTCTATATATTTTTCAAGAAGATCCATCTTATTAATATAAATACTAATATGGAGAAATCCAATCTTTATTTTAATACATTTATAAAAATACTATCTGAGGACTCAATCGCTGGAGATGGTGGCTCATTCGGTGAATTACAACCTACCGCTACTACATTTAGCGGAGATAATTATGCGCCAGGGGATGCGCGTAATATATTCGGCGGATTACCTAATAAAATCCAAAGAAGAGCTGGAATTAGTACAAAAAAACGTAAAAAACGTAAAAAAACTAGAAAATCTCGTAAAAACCGTTGACTTATAAACCACGGGAATAAATAACTCTTGGCTGGGGTTGGGAGCCCTGAATAAAAACGGCCGATAAAAATGATAAATTTAGGCCATTGGGTTACAGAATTAGAGATACCAGAAGATCCGTACGGATTTATATACGTTATAACAAATACCGATAATAATCATAAGTATATTGGTAAAAAGCAGTGTAAGACCATCCTCAAACGCGCGCCTCTTAAGGGTAAGAAAAGAAAAAGACACGTCGAGAAAGATACTGACTGGAGAACATATACCGGATCGTGCAATAAGCTTAATTCTGATATTGAATCGATCGGTAAAGATAAATTTATTTTCGAAATTATTAGATTCTGCAATAATAAATGGGAATTAGCTTATTTCGAGATGAAAGAGCAGCTAGAAAAAGACGTTCTCATAAGTGATCAGTACTATAACGGTATTATTAATGCTAGAATCGGTAAAATTCCCGACGAAACACGCCGTCTTCTTGAAGAATAGTTGATATTCTCTCATATCAATATATTGTTATATAGTATATGGGGGTAGATTTAAAATATTACAACATAGAGCTAATAGATATAACAGACATATTAGCGGATGTCGTTCTACCAGACTGGGTCGACTATATGCATGAATTCTCAGTAGATCTTAGTAAGAAATCTCATAAGCTTAAAATATTTTATCATTTTTTTATTAAAACAGTCTGCGATCTGCTCTTAGATGCAGATATCTCCACTAAAAAAGTACTATTTCTCAATCTTCGACAGGAGAGAATACCAAATACAATACTTCGTAATAGAGCAGCTGCAGCTGGCTATAATGATAGTGAGTTTTACCTACTTGTTAAGGGACTTATAACAAAACTCGAACGTAATTTTCCTCTTAAATTTTACATTAGTAGTTATTCTTATGATAAGTTCATGAAATTAATCGATTCTGGAGACGGTCACGCTGTTTATCACATCAATCTAATGCGTAGCAAGTTGGATACTATAGGTAAAAATAAATATCAATATAATTTAGTTGATAAATTTATAAAGAAATATGAATTAACGTGGCTAGACGAGAACTATTTTAATGGTTTTAAGACAAAACTACTATCAATTCTATAAATAATACTTATATATGAAGAAATTTGATCGTATAGCGCGTACCGCTATTGAGTATTTGACTGAGCAATCTCCAAATGAGGTTCTCGGCGCTGCAGCACCAGTTGATCCGAATTTAGCTGCAGATCCATCGATGGGAGCCGGGGAGATGGCGCCTCAAGAAGCGCCTCCGGTAGAGGAACCTGAGCAGGAGGTAGAGACTTTATCACCAGAGGCTGAGGTAGTGCTAGTTAAGTTTATACGTAAAGCACTTTTAATCGATTTATCCTTAGAAGATAAAGCTAAGTTAATTAATTTAATACCTACTGATAAAGATATCGATCAGACTAATGCTAAATCGATTTTGGAAGCCCTTCAATCAATAATTGGATCGTATTCCACTACAAAAACAACAGAAGAGGATAAGGATAAATTAAACATACCTGGATAATATGAGTTGCTGGAAATCATTAAGTGAAATATATACTGAAATATATACTGAAAACGTAGTTGAAGGTAAAGAATTATTAAGTGCCCAAGATTTAATTTCAAAAATTAAAGAACTAGACAGTAATAACGCGTTGACACCAGAAGTAATTGAATATCTAAATCAATATCTAAGTACGGTTCCATATAAAATAAAAATTATTAATCATCTTAACCGCCATAACTTGAATAGCTCGACCTTTAGCGGTGGCCCGGATAGTAATGTAGAAAATATCATTATTAATATAATAGCTAGAAATAATGATCTCGAAAATTATTTAAATTATATTAATAATCCCGTCGATCTATCCAGTATAGGAAAATCCGGTAATTTAGTAGCAATAATGACCAAACAAACTGGGATGAGCATTAATACTGTTAAGAGTCTTATAAATATAATAGGGACTGAGAGTGGTCGAGGGATAGGTAAAGGTGAAGTCTTCTCAGCTGCTGTTTTTAACGACGTATCTCAAGGCGGAGCGGGTGAAGGCGATCTTAATTGGAATGGAAGATACTTAGAGGTGAAGGGAACCAGCGCGAGATTAGGGGGACGGGGCCGAGAATTTGATAATTTTCAAAATATTACACTAGGTAAAATAGCATATACGCTTAATACTCCGGGGACGGCAAATTCTATTAAAATTGTAGATATTATTGTAAATATTGCCAAAAACAAAAGTGGTAATATTGAGAAAGAGCAATTGCAAAATGCAATTAGAGAATTTATAACGATGGCTTATGGGGTAAATATCGACAATATTATTAAATTAGAGTCTATTGATTTAAAAGATCCAAGAAAAGTTCGCAATATGTTAACTACTATATATTTTACCAGTTATGCAATGCGGCACAATGTATCGGATTTTCTTTTTATAAGAACAGATGAAAGTTCGCGAAGCGGGTTTGGTAACTTTAGATTGTTTAACGCTTCAGAAATTAAAAAGCTAGTGGATGAAGATATGATATCATGCGGCGTTATTACTCTTAAGAACTTAGATCCATCACTCAATACTATTAAGTAAATATTGCTGATTTATAAATATGAGAACATTTAAACAATACTATAAAAATAAAAAACAAAATCTCTATTTAGAATTTTTTGATGCTATAGATGGCGCAGTTAAGCACATTGATCATTTAGAGGAAAACATTCTTAACAAAGGTAAGCAAGGAGTACATGACGCACTAAATCAAATTGAAGCTTCGATAAAGTACTTCACAGAAGAATCTGATTATAAAATTAGTGTTAAGTTTGATGGAGCTCCAGCTATAGTTGCAGGGACTGATCCTAGTGGAAGATTCTTTGTAGCCAGTAAGTCCGCTTTTGCAAAAAATCCAAAAATAAACTATACTGTTGAAGATATTGAGCGAAATCACGGCCACGCTCCAGGTTTGGTAGATAAATTAGTAAAAGCTTTAAAATATTTACCTTCTTTAAATATAAAAGGCATCTATCAAATGGATTTTATGTTTGATGATCAACTCAAGCAAATAGAAACCCCACAAACAATAGATGGTGTGCCCAATGAGAATACATTTATAACATTTACACCGAATACCATTAAGTATGCTGTATCTCCGGATAGTCCGTATGGAGATCAAATACAGAAAGCACAAATAGGGGTTGCAGTGCATATTGAATATGAGGTGCGTGATGGGATTCTTAAGGTTAAAAAATATACATCAAGTCCGGATGAGTTTTCATCTTCTAATACGGTATTTTTATTCAACGTTTTAGCGGGTAAGTCTAAACAAGGTGTGAGTAGGTTCACAAAAAGACTTTTAACCGATGTTAAACGTAAGAAAGAGCGTGTATTAAAATTATCTAACAATATAAAGTTTAAAGAGCTCGAACCTTATAACGCGTTAATAAAGACGTATATTAATAGTGAAATTAGAAGCGGTAGATTCTTAGATAATATTGCAATGTCTACTGATGAATTAGTAAGATATAATGCTGATAGATATCAAAAGCAAATTGATAAGCTTAAATCCGATGCTGGTAAGCAAAGAAAGAAAGAACAAATGGATGCAGATATGGGTAAGCTTATGGAGCTTAGATCTTCCGTTAAGGGGGTATTGGAAATTACTAAAATTATAGCAATGTTAAAAAATAATCTCGTTAAAATATTTAATGAGATAACTCGCAACGATTTGCTTGGAAATTATCTCGATGAGGGAGGCGGTCAATGGCAAACAACCGCGCCAGAAGGTTTCGCTTTATCGAAGGTAGATGATGAAGGGGCTCAAATAACCAAAATGGTAGATCGTCAAGAATTTAGTGCAGCAAACTTTGGAACTGGAAAACCTGGATCATGAATTTTACCCAATATGTAGAAAGTCAAAATAGTAACTCAGTAGCCTTACTACCGGGAGGGTTTAAGCCACCAACAAAGGGTCACTTTAGAGCATTTAAATATATTCTCGAAGATGCTGATAAAGGTATTGTATTTATCGGTTCAGGTGACCGTGAGTTAGTAGAGAATGAGCCAGAAAAAGGAGTCATTACTCAAGCTCAATCAAAAGCTATCTGGGAGATCTATGCCAAGCATCTTGGTAAGCCAATTGAGGTTCGTACATCAGCAAATACCCCTGTTAGGGATGTATATAAATATGCAGATGCAAATCCAGATTTACCAATTATTGTAGGTGCTGGTGGGCCGCGTGAAATCAAACCTGGGGTATTTGATAAGGGTGATATGAAGCGTTATGAATATTTCGTAAAGAACCCTGAGAAGTATCCTCTTGTTAGGGTTGTTCAGATTCCAAGTCAAGAAAAAGGTATGCGAGCTACTGTAATGAGAGAGCTACTTGCAAAGGATTTAGATGCTGGTATTGAAGCATTTGCACCTCTTGGTGATGATGGTATAACAGAATCTGATAAAGATGCAATTAAGAGCATTTTAGGTGGCTAAAAGGAACTCTGATATAATAATGTTGTTCAGATACCAAGTCAAGAAAAAGGTATGAGTGGTACTGAAATGCGAAAGCTTATTGCTGATGATTTAGACGAGGCTTTAAAATATTTCGTGCCAGAGGAGGTATCCACGGAGGGTCGTGAAATGATTAAACTAATTCTTCAAGGTAGTTAATAATACTCTTAAGTTTTTGGTCTTGCATACTGTCTACTTTTGATTTATCTATATTATTTACCACACTTTTAAGAGTATCTACTAGCTCGTCAGTTGTAATTGTCTCATTATTGGTAATATTTACAGGTTGATTTTGATTTGATGTGATTATTGGATCTAAACCGGGGCCTAAACCGAGATTTTCTAAAACCTGATCAATAAAAACTCGAGTTGATTCTTTTTCCCAATTATTCATCTATATATTATTTATATAAACTCTCTAAAAGACTATCTATTACCATAAATATTTGTATGTCTAACGAGAATAAAGATATAGTTGCTTTATATGAGAAAGCGATCGCAATAATCGGCGCAATGCCTCATGATATGGATCATTCACATGAAGTAGCTGATGATCATAACCCTATGGAGCGAGATGAGAGTGAGATTCATATGGCGCTATCCGAACTTAAGAAGTTAGCTGAATACTCTCAAAAACTTTATGATAAAGTAGAGCAACTCGACGGTTTAGAGGGATGGGTTGCATCTAAGATTACTAAAGCAAGCGATTATATATCATCTGCATATCACTGGATAGATTACGAGCATGAAGATCACAATCACGGGTGCTAATAATAAAAATTTAACTAAATATAGCTATGGGACAATCATTTACTGACAACAACGGAACGACTTTTCATAATATTAACCAATGTAGATCATTTACGTTTACTGCAGCCGCGAGTATCGCTAAGTTTGCTAGCCAGCCATGCTCAGAAGTCGTAATCGTTAATACTTCTGGTTCTCTTTTATCTGCTTATGATAGTGGATATTCAGATCCTGAAAATGCTCTTGTTATACCCGACAATACTGTATTTACTATTAGAGGTCTTACTAATAGTGATCAGGTAAGCGCGGCTGGTTCTGGCCCTTTATCTTACAGAACCCAATTTTTTAGTAATAATCCGCAGAGATAGCATTGTTAATATTATCTATATTACTAAATAGATAATAAATGATAGTGTTTAGCGAAAAGGTGCAACCCACCTTTACTAGCTCTGATCATAACGTCATTATTGTTGAAGATTTCAATGAAATCTTCTTCGACGTTTTTGAATTAGAGATAAACGGGAATAAATTTGTAGCGGAGAAGGTATCTGATCATAACGGATCCCCTGTTGTAACTATCCCTATTGAAAATGACGGTAAAAAATATAATGTACCGTGTATTCTAGAGAGGGGGGATAAATTCGAGCTTTATTACAATAAGGACGCTCAAAAAACATATAAGCCCGTTAAAACATCTCCTAAGACTAACGATATTAATATACTCGAATTAGTTGAAACCAAAATACAGGAAAAAGTTCCTTTATTTGAAGTACCGGACATCGAGAAAGCGGTAGATAATATAAAATCTATTAAAGAATCTGCTGCCAGTTACTTAGAGCGCATGCGACTAGAGTATCTGGATGAGCAAAAGCGTGAGATAGATAAGTACGAGAAGAAAAAGAAGAGTGAAATTAAAAGACTTAACGACGATTACCGTCGAAGCATGGTTTCTGAATTTTACGCTATTACAGAAAACATAAAAGACCAAATTTCTGAACAAAATATTAAGGAAAGAGATCAATATAACGATTTTATTAATGAGTCTTTTAACCAGTACTGTCAGGAATTAGATCAAAAGGTAGGAAAAGATTATCAATCCGCGATTAACCTGTTTGAATCTAAGATTGAGACTCTGACTAACGATATTTTTACCGAAAAAATTCAAAATATCTTCGAATCTAAGGTAAGTGATCTAGAAAAAGTACTATCTGGTAAAGAAGCTCTCTTCGAAAAAGAGTTCACCGGTAAATTTGACGAATATTCTAAAAAAATATTAGAGAAAGTTGAGAATAAAACTAATTCTTTCAATGAGCATGTAGAAAATCTTGCTAAACGTTATGAAGATGCTATTCAGTCATTGCGAGAGTCTAATATTGAAACGAATGACTTAATTACTAAGAATACTAATAGAGCTTTAAGTAGAATAGGTAATGTAAAGACGGTTCTTACTAATAAAATAGACGAAGATTTATCTAAATTACAAGAATCTAATAAAGAGGTAGAAAGGGACTTAAGAGCTAAATTATCCAATCACAAAAGCTATATTAAAAAATATTTTGGGGATAAAGTTTCTATATTAGAAACTAAATTTACTGATATTAGTGAAGATTATAGAGATAATGTAATTGATTTAATACATAAGAGCGAGGAGAAGCTACTTAATGAAATTTCTAAGATAGATAGAGAACTCCCAACAGTATTTTTAAAGGAAGCTAAAGATAGCTCCGGAAATAATTCAGAGGTCTCGCTTGAAGATATACGTAAAGAGTTAGAGAATAATATATCTAATAAATTTAGTAGAGAAATAGTAAGTCTTAAGAGACTTATTGAAATGTCGAGCGGTGGAGGATCTGTAGCGCAACAATTTGCGAATGGCGGAGTAATCAATGGTGACTTAGTCATTACCGGATCGATCTCGGCGTCCTCATTTCTCGGAATTTCCGGTACTAGTGGTACCGGAGGTGGTACATTATCAGCAGATAGTATAATATTTAATACTCAAGCAGGTATTACGCCCGGTGTAGGAGAGTTAACATGGAATGCAGATGAGGAATCTCTAGATTATGGAGTTAATAGTGATGTTACTCTTCAGATAGGTCAAGAGCAGTTAATTCACGTTAAAGCAGAGGAGGATATTAAGAACGGTCAAGCGGTTTATGCTTCCGGTGCTAGTGGTACTGGCTCTGGTAATATAAAGGTTAGACTCTTTAGAGCTAATGCAGGAGGTACTGACGAACTTTATTTTATCGGTATAGCTACTCAAGACATAGCTACAAACGAATTCGGATTTGTTACTACTTTTGGTAAAGTGCGTGGTGTACAGGTAGCTGATACAAGAGCTAGCGATGACCCTCAAGCATTAAGTGCCAATAATGAGGGTTGGAATATAGGCACAATTCTGTATGTGTCTCCTGCAGAGGCAGGCAAGTTTACACAAACCAAACCAGTAGCTCCTGATAAGGATATACCGGTAGTAATGATTCTTTCTGAGAATGGTAATCAGCGTACATTCTTTACCAGATATGAGCACGGGTATCACCTAAGCGAGATTCATGACGTATTATATAATGAGCCTATTAGCGATGGTGATTTACTAACCTGGAATAATACAATAAGTGCGTGGGAGAATCAGCCCTCTAACTCGTCAGAAACAGATCCGGTATTTTCGTCATGGGCTCAAACTAATAGCGCTAACTACGATGTTGCATATGAGACCGTATCATCAGGCGGTGAAATTGGAGGAGATTTAACGGTTGTAGGTGATGTTAGCGCATATAACGTAACGGGTGAAAATATAACTTCTATTGAAAATAAAATAGAATCGATATATTCTTATCTAATTCAAAATTTTGAACATACCTATACTGCAACCTCAACAACAATAGAAAATTTCGTTTCTAGCGAGTGGACTGCATCGTTAAATTTACAGCCGGGCGATATTTTATTACTATCGGGAGCAAATATAGCGTATATACTAGGAGAATCAGACGGTTCCGGTGTTGATAATTACTATCCGGTAAATTTAAAACCAAATTTTATTTTCTTTAAAGCGGGAATTGAAGATTATAGTACCCTAGATACTTTTCCCTTATCATCAACAAAGAGCTCTAAATATGTAGTTCAGGTAGAGGATAATGAAACTGCTGATGTTTTTTATTGCGAGTTAAATGTGGTTTCTAATGGTACAATTGCAACTGTAACTGAATTTGGAGCGAACTATACAACTAATGAACCTTTTGTTGAGTTTGGCGCTGAGGTTGACAGCCAGGCAGTAGCATTAACCGCAACCGGTATTGATAAAGATATGAGCAATTTTATTTTTAAGGGTAATAGAATAAATTTATTTTAAGCTTTTATAGACAAAACCAGCTTAATTTAATAAATAATTTATATGGCCTTAAATAGAGACTTTAGAATAAAAGATTCACTTAATGTGGGAGTTAGTGCCCTTTTTAGAGGAGGATCATCACAATATGACCCGACTAAGGTCACCATAGATACGTATGGTTTAATTCTTTCAGGAGGTCGAGACCTTGCAGAACTATTTGATACATCTCTAGGAGATATACCGAAATATGATTCGGTTTATACAACAACAAATACTAATAGTGCTAACTGGGATAGTACTTATACTACTGTTAGTAATAATAGTGCTAACTGGGATAATACTCTTGGAGAATCGGCTTATACAACAACAAATGCTAATAGCGCTAACTGGAATACAGCCTATACGGCGATTAATGCAAAAGAATCCAAGTGGGATTCCAGCTATACAACAACAAACACAAACAGTGCTAACTGGAATACAGCCTATACGACGGTAAATGCAAAAGAGTCTAAATGGGATTCTAGCTATACTACAACGAATGAAAACAGCGCTAACTGGGATACAGCTTATACTGCGATTAACACGAAAGAATCTAAATGGGATTCCAGTTATACAACAACAAACTCTAATAGCGCCAATTGGAATACAGCTTATACTACTGTTAATACAAAAGAATCAAACTGGGATACAGCTTATAATGCGATTAATGCAAAAGAATCTAAATGGGATTCCAGCTACACAACAACGAATGCTAATAGTGCCAACTGGGATAATACTTATACTACTGTTAGCAATAACAGCGCTAGCTGGGATAATACTCTTGGAGAATCAGTTTATACCTCCTATAATAGTGCTTCTGCAGCTATAGTAGACTCTGTTGCAGAGGGAAATGCTCAAGGAAAAGTCGCTGTAACAAGTCTAGACGGGACAGTTACACAAGTTGATGTAAACAATTTACAAACGGACGATTCCCCAACATTCGCGGGAGTCCGCGGAGGTAATATTAATGTAGGTATTACGGATGACAATACTATAGACACCACTAGTGGTGATTTAACTATCAATTCATCGGGAGGAACTACTACAATAGACGATGAGCTCGTCGTCGCTGGCAATACTACAGTTCAGGGTAGTTTAAGTGTTACAGGAGATTTTACATACATCGATACGACCGTATCAGTTACTTCTGCTTTAGAAATCACTAATGCTGGTACAGGTCCTGCACTAGTAGTCAATCAAACAGGGGCACAGCCTGTTGTTGATTTTCAAGATGATGGGGAAACTACACTATATGTAGAAGATGGAGGAAATGTTGGTATAGGAACTTCCGATCCCTCGACGAAGTTAACCGTTGCAGGAACAGTATCCGCTCAAGGCGATACAACGATCGATGGTTCAGTAACGATAAATTCTGACATTAGCCAATACTCTGCCCCGGGTGGTACGGAGTATATCAATAATCAAGTATTTACAGATAACCTTTTACTTGCATCACCTACTACAGTAAATACATTTAGTAAGAGCGGTGTTAAGTCTATTAAGTATATCGTTTCTATGTACAATGTTGGATCTAGAACAGCTTTCGAAATAATTGCAACATATAACGGAACTGATGCTTTCGGATCAGTATATGGTCAGGTAGATGCACAAGGAACTTCCTTACTGAGCGACGTTGATATATCCTCAACCGGTAGTACAATAGATTTAGAATTTACAGTTACCGCTGATTGTTCTGTTGCTATTCATGGAATAGCGCATTACTAAAATATATACACGTACGATAGGGGGAATGTGAACCCGATCAAATATGGAAAAATTTAATATTAAAAATGGGTTGTCTGTAGGGGCAGATAAACTAGATATAATAGATGCAACTGGTAGTCTTAGCGCTACTTCCATAACTCTTAGCGGTACAGCAGTTACATCAACAGCTACCGAACTTAATTATTTAAATGGTGTTACTGGTATTACACTAGGTAGTGCTAATGAAATATTACTTGTGGGTGGAGATGGTTCTAGTATTACTAGTGATAGCACTCTAGCAGTGGATTCTGCTAGTAACTTCATTGGCATTAACCAAACCTCTCCAGAAGTTACCTTACACATGACAGGTGAAGGCGCTCAAACAGCGCAGATTCGTATGGAGCAGTACAATGACAGTGCTGACGCTCCAGATGTAAGAACAAGAAGATACAGAGGCACGATCGACGAGCCTGCTGCTGTACAATCAGGTGATTATCTATTTAGAAGTAACCACGAATACTGGAATGGTACATCACTACTTGTAGGTGGTGCCTTTGCTTTTGATAATACAAATAATGCTGCTAGAACACAGTTTTCGGTTGCTGTTGATACTGACGGCACAGGTGCAAATCCACAAGGCAATAATGGGCAGTTTAAGATCGATGGTAATGACAGTGGCGCTATTACATTCAACAACGCATACAAGTTTCCAACCACAGATGGAAGCGCTAACCAAATACTACAAACAAATGGTGCAGGAGCTTTAAGTTTTACAGGTTCTCCAACGTTTACGGGACTAACAGTTGATACAAACACACTCTATGTTGATGCAGCAAATAACAGAATTGGTATTGGCACAACGAGCCCAGCGTATCAAGTTGAAATAGAAAACACTGGCGCAAACGCACTAATAGTATTAGATAGAACTGACGGTGCAGCTTGTTTCATCGAAGGTGGTGCTACTGCTTCAGTGATTGGTTCTGTTGGTGCCAACGATGTTGAAATAGCCTACAATAGTTTTCCAGTGGTTACAATCGGTGCAAATGGTGCTATCACAGTTAATCCAGATGGAGATGGATTTACATTTCCAACCACAGATGGAAGCGCTAACCAAATACTACAAACAGACGGAGCCGGTAATTTGTCTTTTGTCGATGAAACAGATCCAGTATTTTCATCATGGGCTCAGAGTGTAAGCTCTAATTATGATTCGACATATACAACGGTTCAAACCAATAGTGCGAGATGGTCTATTGTAAGTAGAGAATATCAGGTATTTGACGCAAGTTTAGCTGCTAACGAAAAAGAATTATTGTTCGTCGCGACCAAGCCTGGAACAATTCACTGGGTCGGAGCCGTGGTAGACGATCCGGGCACCGAGGATGTTGAAATTTCTATTCTCAGTGATGGTGCGGGGATTTCTGGGAGTAACATTACTTTGTCAAATGCTTCGTCTTATGCTGATTACGGCTATGGCGTGACTGAATACAATTCATCCTTCTCCGCCGGTACCGTGATCGAAGTTGAGATCGTTGATCCCGGCGAAGGGGAGGGTAGCGGAGCAGTCGCAGCGCAAGGTCCACTATATATCGAAGTAGTATTAAGTTACGATGATTAAACGAACCCGCTTAAAAACTACTGGAGCTTCTGATCTGGTTAATAGGGGTTTGTATTCACGCGTAGACTATTCTTCTAAACGAGTTACTCGGAACCAGAAAGATTTTAGATCATTCGGGACTCCAATGGTGATCGAAGCCATTGTTACGGTTTGCACTGAAGCGTTAATACACGAGTTACGTGAATGGTTGCCAACCGCGCGAGTATGCTATCCTAGCATTCCTTTATATGTCGCAACAGATGTTTCGGAAAGCCGCGTAATGGAATATGCACGGGAAGTCAATGTTGAGAATGTTCAGGTTGTTCCCCTAGATTTGAACCACGCAGTTGGTCGTGTGGGTAATGTAAATGTTTGGGCAAAACATTGGATTCTCGAAGCAATATGGTGCAAACTCGATGCTCTTCGGCGGGTGGTCGAAATGCATCCTGGCGGTGTGCTTCTCGCGGATTGCGATATCACATTTATTCAATCCCCGTATCGAAAAGAGTATTGGGCCGATGTGGTGTTAAGCCCCAATTATCATGGGGATCTGCAACTTACTACCAGGGACTTGGACGGCAAGACACGAATCCCTCTTTACGTTCGAGACTCGCTTTTTAATGCGGGTATGCTCGCAACTCGGTCGATAGAATTTTGTGAATGGTGGATCGAGCAATACGAAGCTGGTGGTCCAGGAACATTTGTCGAACAAACAGCACTTGAACAAGTACCTCGTTTATTTAATGTGGATTACTTTGGGCCTGAAGAGAACTTTGGTAAATGGCGTTTTGCTGCCCCACCTCCCAACACAAATAGTGTTCACATGCACGTCCATGAGAGGTCGCGAAAACCTGAAGTTACTATGTTGAAAATCTCAGCGCAATCCTCAGCGGCTTCTGCGCGTAAATTTCTTCTAGAGAACCCCACTCGCCGAAAATAAATGATCTCATTGAATAACACATTTGTTTTTGTCCATGTTAATAAAACTGGAGGTACTTCGATAACGGAAGCCCTTTCAGATTACGAGGACGTTCTACACCCGGACTACGACCACTTATGTGCTAAGCTGACGAAGCGGTTAATAGGAGCTGATTTATGGGAAGAAATGTACTCTTTCGCTTTCTTTCGAAACCCTTTTGATCGGATGGTTTCAAGCTATTTTTATAGGAGACAAATACTCGAAGATACGAGATGTTCTCGGCCAGCCAAGGATAAGTCGTTTCGCGATTGGATGTTGGAGGATGTGGCCAGTTTTCACTATTGCACCCATGGTCACGAATGGAATAACCAACTGGCCATGGTAGAAGAAGGGGATGGAAATGTGATTGTAGATGACATTTTCTTTTTTGAAGATGGATTGCAAAAAGGTCTTGATACCGCTTGCAATAAAATTGGAATACCAGTCCCAGAGCTAATACATAGTAATAAGACTGAGAAAGCGCATTGGAGTAGCTATTACGACGAAGAAACGTGCGAGATAGTTGCCGAACGATTTTCACGCGATCTTCTCTGGGCGGAACAGGTTCGTCCGGGAATATGGCCTTCCCCTTTAGATTTAGATATAGCTGAATAATTTTTTCCTTATAATCTTAAAGGATTTTTATATAATAAATATTTGATCGTTAAGGATTATACTTTATTAAAACATAAGACTAAATATATATATGTATTCAGATGATATAGACGAGGATATCAATAGCTATCTAGATCTTTATAATACTCCGCCATCCAATCCCCCCGGGGGGAGCATTGGTGAATATCGGGCTCTTATTGAATATAAAATTAAGCAGCTATTAAAGCAAAAACTTGATAGAATACAAGACTCTAGTGAGGATTTCCAGAAATATCAAAACTTAAAGCACGAGTTAAAAAAAGGTCGTGAGGTGGAAATGGAACACACAAAAAGTAAATTAGAGGCTGAAAAAATTGCACTCGATCATTTAAAAGAAGACCCGAATTACTATACAAAACTCGAGAAAATACACGAGGAACAAGCAGTTTTTCAGAATTCCTTTAACTTTAATAGTATATATAATCTAGCAAGTTTACTAGAGAGAGAAGAGCTCGGATTGATTGAGCCGATAAAAATTGAAGGAATTGACGCAAAAATGTCTGCCCTTATTGATTCAGGAAATGGGGCATATAACGTACTTCATGGTATAGATATTGAGGATAATGGTAATGAAGTAAGATTTACTACAGTAGATGGTGTAAAGGTAGTAAAAGATAAAGTAGACGAAATAACCATTCACGTAGGTGCAGGCTATGATGAGCATAGACCAGTAGTGGAGTTCACTATTGAAATCGGTAATAAGGTATATCCCGATGTAAGATTTAGTATCGGTGATAGAACAGAAAATCAGCACCCAGTATTAGTAGGTGCTGATTTCTTGAGTCAAATCGATGCTTTGATCGATGTAAATAAAACTAAGTCTAATAAGCTCACCTAAGATCTTTCTTAGCGAATTCAACAAATTTATAAAACTCTGATCGACTTGAGTCTGCATTATCTAAAAATGCACCAGTCATTCTCGCTGTTCGCATTGTTGAATCGTGTTTAATACCTCTATTAGAGCAGCATGTATGATTTGCTTCAATCACAACCGCAACTCCTTTATTGCCTTCGCATATTGTATCGATATATGAGCTAATTTGCGAAGTTAAATTTTCCTGCACTTGAGGTCTTCTAGAGAACCAATCTACAACGCGATTAAGTTTACTAAGACCGATAACCTTACCGTCTCTACTCGGAATGTACGCGACATGTGCTACTCCTGTAAATAATGCATGGTGATGGCTACACATACTATTTACTTTAATATTGTTCTGGCATACAATTCCATCATACTTATCAACATTATCGAACGCAGTAATACTAGGTGAATCCGAATAACATCCGCTAGCGAAATCATTTACAAAAGCCTTTGCAACCCTCATAGGGGTATCAGCTGAATTAGGATCATTTCTCCAGTCAAATCCCAGCGCATCCATATATGCTTCATATGCCTTAGATGCATTCATAATAATTTCTTGTTTCTCTTCTTCTGTTCGAGGTTTATTGTGATTTGCGTATTTTAACATATAATAAATATAGTATATTTTTTACGAAAGTCAATAAATAAAGATGTGAAAAAGTTTAATCAAATATTAAGTTTATACGTCGAGGATAATATAGATCTAGTAAAGGTCAGGCTTAAAGTTGATCCGAAGGATAAAAATATTGTTGATTATAAAGACTTTGACGGATACGAAGGGTATATTTTAAAGGAGGGTGCTTATTATAATGTATTTTTCTTACAAGAAAATCTACCAGTTTTACAAGTTCCCTTTTCTATTATAAGTGTGACGGATATAGAAGATACAAACAAGTTTGATACCGTTAAGATGGCCGCTCTTAAACTACTCGATAAAAAAGGGTGTTTAACTGATAGTAAAATTAGAAAGATAGGGATGTGTAATGAGGTTGAATTCTTTGAACAATACTTAAGAGAAGAAGGCGTTACAGATTCAGAGATAAAAGATTTATATAAAAATAATTTATTCGAAAATGTATTGACGGAGAAGGTAAACTGGGGTAAGTTGGCTGGTTTAGCAGCTGCAGGAGTGTTCGCTCCTGGTTATGCTGCGGATGTATTAGCTGGGAAAGCTAAAGAAAAGCTCGGAAATGTATTTGATCCAAGACAAGATATATTCAGCGATGATAAACATAAAGGTTCAAGCACTAATACCGCCTCCTCTACAAGCGACAGTACCGCATCGATGCAATTTTTACCAGCCAGGTATAAAAGTCTGCAACCTGATCGAAAGTCATCTGTACTAGTGAATGACCTAGATAAAATAGGCGATGAGTTACAGAGTAAGGGAATACAGAATGACCTTGTACTTAAAATCGACAGTAATATTAAGGATAGTATGTTTGGATCATCAGTTAAAATGGTCAAAATAGAGGACTTAATAAATGTTTTAGACAGTCACGAACTAGTAGAAGAAATACTAAAGCCATATCAACGCGGTAATACTGGTCAAGTTAAACAATTTTTATTACAAAAGTTTCCTTAATTAATTGATTTATTTAAAATATATATTATACTCATTATATGAGTATGTATCAATCAACTAAAGTAATCGAATTAGGGTCTTGCGCATTTAGGCAATGGAAAGCAGAACACTCTCACTGCAAGTATATTCACGGGTATCAACTTAAAGCTAAAATCTGGTTTGGTGGTAAGGAACTAGATGATAAAAACTGGATGGTAGATTTTGGAGGTCTAAAAGAGCTCAAAAAGAAACTACAAGATCAGTTCGATCATACTACTGTAGTTGCAGCAGACGATCCTAAACTTGATGTATTCAAAGAGTTAGATAAACAAGGCATTATACAGCTAAGAGTAATGCCTGATGGTGTAGGTATAGAGAGAACTGCCGAATATGTCTGGAAGACTGCTAATGATCACGTTAAAGAGCTTACTGATGGTCGTTGTTGGTGTGTTAAAGTTGAGGTATTCGAGCATGAAGAGAACTCAGCAACTTATTCAGGAACATCGGAGAAAGCTAAAGAGGTAATTGATAGTCAGGATGCTGATATTATATCTAAATTAGGTTCTGTATCTGAGGAGGTAAAAGCAACATTTTCAGATAACCTAGAAACTAAAAATGTACAAGGGGGAAGGCCTGCACCGGTAGGAAACGCCGGTAACAAATCTTTAAAGGAAATATTTGAAACATAATTAACTGTCTAGTTTATCACAAATAAATGACAGTAGAGGGTGTCTAACAATTTCTGCACTGGTGAAAGTAAAGGTATGAATTCCCATATCTTTACTTTCTTCGTCATCAAAAATATCGTAAACTTCCTTATACCCGGATTTACCTCCAATATCGCTTTGTTTACAATCTCCTAAAAGGATATACTTAGAGCCTAATCCAAATCTTGTCAGTACCGTTATAAGTTCACTTTTAGTCATATTTTGACATTCATCTACAATAACAATACTATTTTTAAATGTTAGACCTCTTACTAAATTAACTGGAACACAATTAATAATTCCGGTAGTCATTATGTGTTTAGCATCGCCGGGAGATAATATTTCATTCAATTTATCAAGTAGAGGCATAGACCATGGGTGAAATTTTTCATTTATATCACCGGGTAAGTGTCCAAGCTTGCTGCTAGCAGACTCAACAACGCTTCTTATATATACTATTTCTTCTACTAAATTTTTTCTTAGAGAAAGAAGAGCTGCTAATACTGCAATGTAGGTCTTGGCACTCCCTGCAGGCCCATTTACTATAGATAGATTATTATCTCTATTTAAGACACATTCTAAGAATTCTTTATGAAGACCTGTGAGCTCAAACTCATTAATAATGTCGTAGTTAGTGTTCCAACGTCGTTCCATGCTAGTTGTTACTTCGCTTGAAAGACCCGATACAGGGCGTTGTTTCTTTGCCATACACTATTATTTATTCAAAAATATGTGGGAAAAAAATTTAAAAAAACGTTGTAATTTTGTGCATAAAATGACTATAGTGTTGACTTGAACTAATAGCACCATAAATATACATCATTATGAGGATAGCAGTATCTGGAACAGCAAATACAGGAAAAACGACATTTATAAAAGATTTCTTAAAGAAATGGGATAATTATTCTACCCCCGAAAAAACCTATCGCGACGTTTTGAAGGAAAAAAAATTAAATCATAGCGATAAGACCAATAAAGAGACACAGAAGTGTATTTTAGATTTTTTAGTTAATCAGCAAAAGGAATACACTAAAGACGACAACATTATATATGATAGATGCCCATGGGATAACTTAGTTTATTCTATGTGGGCGCTGGAGCAAGAAGATAGCGATATTGACGAGAAATTTATTGATGAATGTATCCCTATCGTTAGAGATTCTATGAAGGATTTAGATATTATATTTTTTACCCCTTTAACAAAAGCGTCTCCTATAAAGATTGAAGACGATGGAGTTCGTCAAGCTGATGAAAGGTATATACAGAATATAGATAGTGTATTTAAGGAATTCTATCGCCGTTATATGCATCAAAGTTTCGAGCCCTTTTTTCCACAAGGTGATGTACCAGCAATCATTGAGCTTTTCGGTGCTCCTCAGGAAAGAATATATATGGCAAGTCTTTATGTAGACGTCGACGGTGATGCTATCGAGGGTGATATGGAATCTCTTCTTGGAGAAGAAAGTCTTAAGAGTCTACTCGGTGAGCAAAAAGAAGAATTGTTTAAATCTACAGGAATTATTACGCAGTAAGATCTGTACCTAAAATACCAAAAATATCATCTTGGGATATTAGTTCCAGCATTATCTGTATCGGGTATGTAATACCATTGTAGTGCATAAATGTAGATGGCTCTGGTCGTGGTTGTTGAGGTGTTGCAAGAGACCCATCACCTATACAAATATTGCCATCTGTGCTCACTCTAAGACCTACTCTAGCAGTTTTACAGATATTAAAATAACCATCTATTGTAGATGTAATACTTGTTTTACCTGTTAATGATTCTGCTGGTATATGTTTTATATCACTGACAATCATAGATCTTTGAGGGCTATCTAATTGCGCTATGTCTGTAGATATTGCACAACCATAAGGATCTCCTAGGTATATACCATTATTTTCAAAATATTTTCCTGGATTTCTTACAGAAAAGCAAGCAGCAGCATGCACTCTATATGTACCTGGCGGTAGTAAGATACCTTCATCGCTAAAAATATTTAATCTATTATCTGTATAATATTTCTCCAGTGTATTGACCGCAAGGTGATTTACTGGCAATACTTTATTAACCTCATTTATTATTACAAAATCTTGATTTAAGTCAGGGGAGTTTTTATAGTATACAACAATAGCTTCTTTAAATTTAGACCCAGCTTGTATATTGTCTTGCTGCTCAACAAAATCGCTATACACATTGTTTATACCTTGCTCTGTTTGATCTACTAATGATCCAAACTGTGTATTGTAGTTTTTAAATTTAATATTATCAATCGCGATTGATTTAAGGCCTGTATCTGTATCTATAATAATACTATTATCCCCACTTGGTGTTGTATTAGATGGCAGATTATCCAGATTTACAGATATTGGTTTTTTATTCATTTATATTATTTCTACATTATAGAGGTAAATTCCACTCTCAGCTAATGTGTCTCCAGTTACATGATCTATAGCGCTAATAAAAACAGTTTCAGCACCAGAAATATTATTTACATCAAATTCTATCTCAGTCCTCCCATTTGAAAGAGCTACCTCAACATATACAAACCCATCGCTACTAGAATCTATAGTAGATAAAATGCTTGGGCCCCGAATTGCTGTAATTACCCCAGTATCTATCTCTCCAATCTTTATATAGGCAAGAGCTTCTGTAGCATTTTCGCTTGTAAGTGTTATTGAAGCTGAATCTCCATTGGTTATAGAGCTTCGACTTACTGATAATTTATAATCTGGTTTTTTGGCATTAGTATTGTTTGTACCTACATTAATAGTAGATGAGCTATTCCCACCTTCTGGACATCCAGTGTCAGCTGGGTCAGTATTGTATATAATATCAGCAATAACACTATTTTTATCTACTCTTACAACTGTATCAAATTTATCACTTACATTACTAGTAGATGTTGATGGTAGTAATCCCCACCACCCAGCTGCTAATTCATTTAGATTTTGATCTCTTACATCATAACTAGCATTATTACTTTCTACTTCAGTTATTTCTCCAGTTTTTTTAGGTATTTGAGTTCTATATTTTATAGTATCTCCCTTTTTCACTAATCCTTTATGTGCACTCGGATCTGTAATAAAACCTCTATATTCACCAGTAACTTTACCTTGAAATCTACTATAAGGCAAACTATTAATAGTCATTTCTAAGTCAGTTGGTTTTACAATTGTGTTATTGCTAATATACTGAAGCCATCCTGCATTATAAATTAATGGTGCCTTAGGCGGTATAATAAATCTTTGTGACCTACCTACATCAGCTGATGCCTCAGTAGCATTGAGAGAATCAGTATCAGAAATTTTCTCCAATATTATTTGCGCCGGTCTAAATGCGTTTTTATTAAACTTATCTGATATGCTTGTAAATGTAGACAGTTCGTTTGTATATGTAGAATTAATAATTCCTGGAAATAACGTTCCCTGAACATTTAAATTTAAACTGAATTCAGTCTTTTGGTTAACATAAAAATATCCATTTAAATTTAGTGTAATGCTCTTACCTACCCCACCATATGTATAACCTTCACTCCCTATTAATATATCTCTTATAGGTGGTGTCAACTTTTTTAGAGATAAATACGATCTAATGGGCTCATATGAACATGACCCATCAGCTAGTTTTTGATTTGGTGTTACACTGACACAAGATTTGACTCTATATGTACCTCTTGGTACTGAAAATGTTCCCTCTCCAATAGTTATAGAAGCTGAATCACACTCTGCTATAGAGTCACTCTCTAGATCTATTGCCGTTTGAAGCTCATTAACTGCTGTATCAGTAAGTAGTACATGGTTTTCAGGCCCACTATACCCCTCACTAGCTATTATAGCCTCAACAAAATCACTACTATCATCATCTCCTACAGATGACACAGTAGTTGTATTAAATGTATGTATTATTTTTTGAGCTATGTTTAATTCTTCTGCAGTTGCAGATAAGAATTGTAAATTTGAGGTACTATAAGATAATAAATCTAAAAACTCTGTATAGTTGCTCTCAATTTGAGGTAAGAAATTAATTTGATCGGAAGTCACGTAAATATTATCAAAGTCGATTAATTTTATTCCAGCAGCTGGCTCTTGTATAATAATTTTATCTCCAGAGATAAACTTATCAGCTCTAGGTAGATTTTTAATGTTGTTAGAGATCGCCATTATTTGTGTTTATTTTGTGTAACTATTATAATCCCATGGCTCTTCTACCATATAAGATTTAAAATTTTTACCATATTCAGATATATTATCTATATAATCAGATTGAGGATATTTATCATGAAATTCAATAAGTACGCTACCTTCCAATTTAAAAAATGTATCGAAATTTATACCAATACCACCATATATGCCATATGGCACACTATTCTCAGTAACAATACCATACCATCCATCTTTTAAGGGTAGTAAATCATTAACAAATACATTATTTATATTGTAATAATTACTTACAGTATTGGATGATATATTCTCACCAAACCCACCTGGTTCTGTATAAAAATTTCTGGTGCTATTATCTATAGATACTGGGGTAAATGCTTGTGCATCTAATTTTTTTGCAAAGACATAACTGCCTAATCTGAGGTTACCTGAATCTTCATTTGTATATGCTTGAATATCTCCACTTGACATAGACCAAGAGGTAAATCCATCTGTAGATGGTGTTCTATTAGGGGTATCTATACTATATGTCTGTAAGAAATCTGGAATAGATCTTGTTTGGCATGTTGAATTCCATGGAGAATATATTTGATATTTTCTACATGTTGCTGCTAATAGGTATAATCTAATTTTTTTGAAAGCATCACTGTTAGAAATTCTCGATAAACCTTCATACTCATCTACAATATAATCTATAACATCTAGAGGGTTATTAGGAAAACTTAATTTCAGGTCTCTAATAAAATCAGAAACCCCATCTTGATCATAATTTGTATTAGATTGGAGATTACTCCAATCCCAACCATCAACATAGAATAGGAACCCAGAAAAATTAAATTTTTTATTTAAATTTAATAATGGTATTGAACTGTTAGATATGTAATTTTGTTGGCTCATTCATCGTCTTTAAGTTTTCGTGCATTGTTTGGGAAGGATCTAATTTTACCTTTATCTGCTCCCCATATAATTCTTGCTGCTCCTTGACCCCCATTTACCCCTACTACACGACTTCTCGATCCCATAAACTCTCCCTTGGCCCCTCCCCCTCCACCATACTCACCACCGATGTCTGTTACAGACTGACCTTGATTCTCTTTTGACCCAGCACCGCCTCTTTGGCCATTTTTACTGCTAGTCTCAATACCACGTTGCCCATTATCCCCTTCACCATAGAGCCCTACACCACCACCGCCGCCGCCGGCACCGCCATCGAACCTACCACCTTCACCACCGCCACCGCCGCCGCCGGCGCCGGCACCGCCAGGATTTCCTGCATAATCACCCCCATTGCCGCCATTTCCGGAGTATCCTCCAGCTCCACCGCCACCACCACCACCAGTAGCTTTCTTTTGAACGCCACCAACACCGCCAAGACCACCATTGCCACCACCTACATTCTTTATTGATTTGTCTGTGCTGCCAGAATTAGCTCCATTTCGTCGAGCAGTATTTACAGTACCCGCACGACCCCCAGCTGCTTTAAGTAGGGGTATATACTTACCTTTTCGTCTTACCTCTATTATTGTATCTCCACCATTTGTTCCTGCATTCTGCTGTCTCTTAGCATTAGATTGTCTAGCAATGCCTCCATCACCAACAGTAACTCTTATTGTTTCTCCAGCCTCTACATTGACAAAATTTCTCCATCTCAAATCCCCACCATTACCTGCGTTCGGTCTCGCATCATTGGTAGCAGCCCCTCCGCCGCCCCCACCTATAGCGACCATAGATATTTCTGTAACACCTTTAGGCACTGTCCAATTATAAGTTGTAGTATTTGTAAATTCTTTTGCGCCTATTAATACTGGTAGTATTTGTATAGTATCCTCAACACTAGGATATCTAATAAGTTTAATTCGTAGTGTATTCCTAGTTTTGTTAGGCAATGTTTTAATTGTAATACTAGCTTTATTGTCGTTTACTATAAAGTCTCCTACTAAGGACTTCACATCTATATCTTTTGTTGTAACTCCCGATATAATGTAAGGTACACGTGTACCATTTGATAAATCCTCTGTTTCTAAATTAGCTATAAACGAGTTTCCTTCTCTCACTACATCACGATCGAAAGATAAGCTATATGTGCTAGCAGCTAGCGCATCTACTCTATCTGTAATATCTGGTGGAGGTGTTTCAACTATAGGAGCAAGCGATACTGACTCGAGTGTGTCGAGTTCTGGTGAAGCAATATTAAAAAGGAATGGATCATCAGATATTTTCTCAAATAATATTTGAACCGGGTTTGTGTATGTAGGGGGCAGATCATTAACATTGCCAGGAGATGGGTACCCCGCAACATAAATTCCAGCTGTGTGTGCTCTTAAATCAACATAAGATGGGTTACAAATAGATACAAACCCATACATATAACAAGTATGTGATGGTAAATTTGTAAATATTTGCTGTTCCTCTGGAACCCATGCAATTGCTGGTAAGCACCAACTGTCTGGAGGTGAGGTGTTTGTAATCGCTAGCCCATGATCAATTGCTGGTGTGCTTGCAAGTAAGGTTTGTTGAGGATCAGTAAACTTAAACAGCTCTAATGATATAGCTGCTTTATCACCATTCCCATATAGATTTCCATTTGCATCAACACCGCCGGGTGGCCCTATTAGAGTAAAAGTAGCATTACATTCAACTCTATATATTCCTGGCGATAATAATAATTTATTACCATCTAGTGCATTATAATCACCAGCATTAGGCGATATAGGCAAAGAACTAACACTACTTGCTAAGCTATTAATAGTGTTGACATGTAATGAACATAAAGGCAAAACTGTAGTCGCGATTCCTTCTATGCCTATTTGATCCGACTGGCTATTACTATGGACACTGTAAAATGCTGTCAAGAATTCCGGAGCTACAAAATTATTAAATTTATCTTGAGTTTGTTGTTGAATTCCTGCAGATAATATCGGTAATGAGTCAGTCGCATTATCAATAGAATCACTAAAATCGAAATTGTCTTTATCGAAAATAATGCTTCCAAAGTCTGAAACAGTAGTTCCCTTATCGGTCTCAACTATAACCTGATCAGCTGGTTGTATTAGAGATTTCTTTTCAGATAAAGTTTTACGTAAATTATCGGCCATTAGCTACTTATATTTATTATGAATAGTTGAAAAACAACAAGTATACTATATAATTACTTTATGAATAATAACTTCGGAGTAGCGTTTATCACATGCGATAGGGAGGATTTCCTTCATAGGTCGATGAATTCATTTATGTTAGGAATTTCTAAACATAAAAATAATAATGTAGTTGTAGTTAATGACGGTAAACCGCTCAAAAAAAGTATATCATATGGTGATTTGATACAAAACGAAAAAAATCTTGGGGTTGGTAAAAGTAAAAATTTAGCGTTAAAAGAATTGATGGGTAGAGGGTTTGATCATATTTTTATTATTGAGGATGATATTATACAAAAAGACAATAGTGTAAATGTATTTGACAAATACATAGAATACTCCCAAACAACCGGTATTCAGCACTTTATGTATGGTTACCATGGGCCTGCAAACAAAGGTGGAGTTTCTAAAGGATCGCCACTACCTAGATCCGTTATTGATTATGGAGATGGTATTAAAGTACTTCTCAACCTACATTGTGTTGGTGCATTTTGCTATTATAGTCGGTTGGTTTTGGAAGAAGTAGGGCTTTTTGATGAGGGTTATAATAATGCATTTGAGCATGTGGATCACTCATATATGATAGCAAAGGCTGGAATGATTCCAGGCTACTGGTGGTGGCCTGATATTGCAGATAGCTATGAATATCTCGATGAAATTGAGTGTAGTGAGGAGTCTTCATCGATTCGACCGCGAGCTGACTGGCAGGAAAATATAATGAAAGGTGCAGAAATATTTTATAAAAAGCATGGATATAAACCAGCTTGGGATGATTATGTTCCAGATAAAAGTGAATATCAAATCAAGAAAATTTTGAAGGAAATCCATAAGAAATATACTTGATATGTAAAATATTGCTGGTAAATAATATGTATATGAACGAAGACCTAAAGTGGAGTTGGCGCCCAATCGAGCAAAATGCGCTTAAAAAGACTATTTCTGCTATAATAGAATCGGCTGATAATAAGTCAAAATTACAGCTAGATAATGTTGATCCAGAGTTGGTGGATGCTATTACATCCTTACTTGTGAGTTCCTATCGATGGGGCGCTGAAGAAGCTTCTAGTATCGATATCGATACAATAATCGATGAAAATAGAGACAGATTGCAACCCTCAGACGAAGAAGTTGATAAAATGGTTCAAGACGCAGTCAAGCCTCTACTTGAAGAAATTGCAGAGCTTAAACAGCAGAAAACTAAAGATGCTCAATCAATTGGAGGTCTAAGAGGGCAGCTCACGAAACTAAAAGCAAAGCTTGAGACTCTTGAGTCTGGTGAAAGCGCTGACTAGCAATTCTAATAGATGGTTACAGTTGTCATCACCCATTATAATAGAGTACATCTTCTAGAGAGGGCTTTATATTCTTTTAAACACAACAAATCCGCAGAATTTAATGTAATTATAGTTGATGACTGTAGTAACGATCTAGAGATTAAAAAATTAATATCTTTAAAGAAAAAGTATAATCAATATTTTAATATTGATATTATCTTAATAGATAAAAAGGATAAGTGGTATGATAATCCATGTATACCATTTAATATAGGTATACGAGAAGCCAGAGGAGATATTGTAATAATCCAGTCTGCAGAGTGTATTCATCTCGGCAATGTTATTGATCATGCAAATAAAAACTTAACAGCTAATAATTATTTTTCTTACAGTTGTTATTCTGTTGATAAAGAACAAACTAAATCTTTATTGACTGATAAAGATTACAGTCCTCATGAATTGCTTGATTTAATTAATCCTCCAAATAATGCCGCAGTTACTCATTGCGAGGAAAAGGGATGGTATAATCACCCTGTTTATAGACCATTAGGGTATCATTGGTGTAATGCCTACAATCGTGACGATCTATTAAAAATAAAAATGTTTGATGAGAGGTATTCTAAGGGGGTTGCGTATGATGATGATGAATTAAGTTTTAGATCTAAAAGAGATCTCAAGCTCAATATTATTGAATCTCCCATTGTACTGCATCAATGGCATGGATTAGAAAATTATTATAAACAAACAAATCAAGTTGAAAATCAGATAAAACAAGATTATAATAGGAGCATGTTCGAGAGAGTCACTCAATCTGATTATAATAATGATAGTGTTCGAAATGATCTTTCTTTAACCGTAGATTATATAAAGAAATGAAAACGGTAGTTACAGTTACAGGTATCCGACCGGATTTTATTAGAATGAGTAAGATCTTTAAAGAGTTGGATAATAGATTTAATCATATTTTAATACACACCGGCCAGCATTATGATAAGCTTCTATCAGGTGTATTTTTTAATGAATTGCAAATTAGATGCCCGGATTATAATTTAGGTATTGGTTCTCCCGGATCAACTCACTATGAGCAATCTTCACATTTATCTATTAAATTAATCGAACAGTTAAAGGCAATAGGCTATTCTAATATAGATTGTGTAATATATTTAGGTGATTCAAATTCTGTTACCTCTGCAATGGCAGTAAAGAAGGAGGGTCTTAAAGTAGCGCATATTGAAGCTGGAATGAGATCTGGCGATAAAAGAATGCTTGAAGAAATTAATAGAATTGTCTGCGATCACTGCAGTGATTTCCTATTTACATATCATGATAACTACAACGACAAGCTCTCTAGAGAAAATATAACCAGTGGTGTATTTAATTACGGTAATACTATTGTAGAGGTCATTCGCGAAAATTTTGACAATAATGATTTAAATTCCAAGAGTAGAGATTATATTGGTCTCGATATTCACCGCCCAGAAAATTTTAAATATAAAGATAGATTAATTAATATATTAAATTTTGCTAATAGTTTTGATCTCCCGGTTAAACTATTAAATTTCTCACGAACTATAAAACATATCAATGATTTTAATATTGATTGGAGTGAGTATCAAAATATTGAAGTCGTCGACTTAATGTCTTATAAAGAGTTCCTACAGTTTCAGTGGGACTCATATTGTATGGTAAGTGACTCTGGCACAGCGCAAGAAGAGCCAGCACTATTAAACACCCCGGTGATTGTTCCGAGAGACTATACCGAGCGCCCAGAGTCAGTATATAATGGCTGTTCTATTATGGTTAATGCAAATAAAGAAATTGATCTGAAAGAGTCTTTGGATTTTATTGAATCTTTCAACCCTAATATAGAATGGCTAGGTAGTGGCAATACAAGTAAATCTATAGCAAATAAATTAGAAGAGTTATTATGAAAAAGAAGATTATTGGTTTCGGTCAACTTCGAAATGAAAGTGAAAATGGTAATTTAGAGAACTGGTTTCGTTGTATGGAGCCATGCGAACACATTTATATATTTGATCAGGCAAGTACAGATAATAGTAAAGAGATCTACGAAAAATATAAAGATAAAACTACTGTAATATATAGCCCAACAAATAGATTTGAGGAAGAGTTAATATGTAAATCGGAGCTTTATAAGTTACTGTTGAAGGAACATCCGGATGTGGATTGGGTATTGTGGTTAGATGGTGATTTGCTTTTAGATGGTAGATTATTACTAGACGATAATTTACAAAAGCTTTGTAACAAACTGGATGACGCTGGAGTTGATCTCCCACGTTTTGGCCATTATAATTTATGGCGCTCAGATAAGTGGTATCGTAAAGATAATTCATATCATAATCTACACGGTCATTGGTTCCCCTTATGGGGTAAGCCTACTAGATTATGGTTTGATGAAAGGCCAGGATTACATCACGGGCAAGTACCGCAAGGAACTCAAAGCGCAGCTCTCGTCGATGTTAGTGTTATCCATTTTGGATTTAAAAATGAGAAAAAGATTGTTGGTAAATATCTGCATTATAAAAGTCTAGGCCAATCTGGCTGGGATTTAGATAGATTAATTGATGAAGAAACGTTGGATGTTGATGAAGTACCTAGTGAAATATACCCAGAGTGGTTTAATATTGAGGATACTGAAAAACCTACTGAAAAAGAGCCATTGCTAAGTCTTTATAAAAATAAATTAAATGAATAAAGAAGTGGAAGTAATTGCAATGGTATATAAAAGTACCAAGTTTGCAGAATTCATAATTGATCAGCTCAAACAATATTGTAAAAGTGATACAATTGATTGCTCGTTTACTATTGTATGTAATGATGCAACTGATCGCGTTATTAAATTTATCGAGAAATCAGGTGTTAATTATAAAATCTATAAAGATAGTAAACCTGAGGATTATTATTTAAATAGAGTTTATAGGGCTTGGAATTATGGCGGGTTTACTTGCAATAAAGAAAATTTAATTTTTGTCAATAGTGATATGGCATTTAGCGATGGTTGGATAGAAAATCTTTTTAAGCATCATGACGGTATAAATATACCTTGTAGTAGATTAGTTGAGAGCGGTAAATTACCAGTTGGCTCCGGCATACCAAATAATGGGTGGGCAAGAGCATTTAATTTCGGTAATCATCCTGATAATTTTAATAGATCCGGATGGCAAGAAAGCTCAAAAATTTCAAAAATAGATAACATTGGAGATAAAGGTTTATATATGCCCTGCCTTTTAAATACTGCGAAATTTAAAGAAACAGGTGGATATCCAGAAGGTAATTTATATGAAGGCGGTGTTGGTAAACACAATACAGGGTTTATAAAATCCGGAGATGATTATTATTTTCATGATATTTTAGAAAATGAATATAATATGAAACATATTACGGTTTTTGATTCTTTAGTTTATCATATGCAAGAAGGGGAAAAAGATGAGTTATGAGACACGAGAAATTTATTGAATATATCGCAGCGGGTAAAAGACCAAAATCATATTTAGAGCTTGGTCTGTATCGTGGCAAGACAATTAATAACGTATCAAAATATATAGATAATAAAGAAAATGTTGTAGGGGTTGACATATCCCGAGATATAATTATCGATGGTGTTTTTTATAATATGTCAACAGATAATTTTTTTATTCAAAATGAAAAGAGTTTTGATATGATTTTTATTGATGCGGATCATAGCTACGAAAGCGTTAAAAAAGACTTTAACAACTCGCTAAAAATTTTAAATAGAGGAGGTATAATAATTTTACATGATACCGATCCGGAGAGCGACAGCCTATTCAGTAAAGGTTATTGTGGTGATGCATATAAAATTGTAAATGAACTAGAGTTAGACAAAAATCTTAATGTAATTACATTACCAATTCAAGAGGCTGGACTATCTATTGTAACTAGAAAAAACGAAACGCGCACAAAATTGAGAAATCAAGATCTACCCGGAGGGTGTAGCTTCATGTAGATCTGGAGGATGGTATACAAACTAAAGAATTTCTTAAAAATTATACAAACACAATAAACGGAGGTTATTAAAAATGGAAGGCTGGCTAATACACGACCACATGACTTGTATACCTAATACAAGAACTTTATGGCATGACCTAGTTGAATGGTTACCGGGATTACAAAATAAATGCAATAATAGCGAATTAGGGGAATTACCTGACCATGTTGACTCGCTCTTAAAACATAATAGAGAACCGGAATATATTATAAGAAACGCTTCCTACTGGCCGCCGTACTATTTTAAAGATAGTAAAATAATATCAATACTTCAAGATTTTAGAAATGAGCCAACACTGAAGCAATGGCAGCTTGACGTTTGTAAAAATAGTGATAAAGTTGTAGCAGTTTCTAATTTTGTAAAAGAGAGGTTCAAAAATGATATTGATGAAGATACTATAGAGGTACTACCAATAGGTACAGATTTTAATTTTTTTAAACCTCAAGAAGTAGATAATGATTTCAACATACTACCTAATTCAATTCTATGGGTAGGGGATTGTAATGATACTCCTAAAGGTTTTGATATATTAAAAAATATAATAAAACATACAGACTATAATTTTTGTATAGTATTAAAGTCTAATATTAAATTCGAACATAAGCGTATTAAATGCTTAAATCGAGTATCTCATAAAGAGTTACTGAACATAATGAATAACTGTAAAGCAGTTTTATGCACTAGTAGGGAGGAAACTTTACACCTATCTTCAATAGAAGCTGCAGCATGTGATCTACCCGTTATAACGTCAAATGTAGGTATACACTACAACACTGATTCGGGGATATGGGGCGAAAATGTTAATAGTTTAGATTATAGAGATTATATAGATTCTATAAATACTGTGTACAATAATTATAATTATTATACTCCAAGAGAATATTTTGGTAGTCGATATAGCACCGCTGCATTAAAGAAAAGATGGGTTGGAATGGTTAGTGAGATAGTTGATAGTCTTAGTACTAGTTGTAAATAATAATATGAAAATTTTAATTGCCGGCGGGGCTGGTTATATAGGCGGGGCGTTCGTTGATAAATATTTAGACGATCAAGATTATGATATAACAGTTGCAGATAATCTTATATATGAAGATAGATATCTCAAAGATGTAAAATTTATTAATATAGATGTTAGAGATACTAATAAGCTTGACGAAATAATTCATGATTTTGATGCTGTTATACTTTTAGCTGCTCTCGTTGGAGACCCTGCATGCGCTGTTGATGCTCAACTATCGTATGATATTAATGTAGCGCCAGTTAAGTGGGTATCGGATAATTATAAGGGTAAGATTATTTTCATGTCGACCTGCTCTGTGTATGGTAAAAATGATAGTTTAATTGACGAAACTGCAGATCCAAACCCATTATCAATATATGCTGAAACAAAACTCGAAGCAGAAGAATATCTAATTAATGCTCGCCCGGATAGCCTTATTTTTAGGTTAGGTACACTGTATGGTTTAGGAGATACACATAGTAGACTGCGGTTAGATCTTGTTGTCAATGTGTTGACACTTAAAGCAGCACTCGGTGAGACTTTAAGCGTTTTTGGAGGAGAGCAGTGGAGACCTCTACTACATGTAAGGGATGTAGCTAATGGTATTAATTATGGTATTAAAAATAATCTAACGGGGATTTTTAATCTATCAGAGAAAAATTATACCATTACCGACATAGCGAAAACGGTATCAAATATAGTCCCGGGATCTGAAATCAATTATAGCGATATCCCGTTTGAGGATATGAGAGATTATAAAGTTTCTAATGAAAAAATTATTAAAACAGGGTGGAAGCCAGAACTCTCGCTAGAAGATGGTATATCAGAACTATATGATATATTTAAAGATAAAAGAGTTAAATGTCTAGATGATGACATTTACCACAATGGTAATTACATAAAAAAGATATATGGAAAAAAATAATAATTCTGCAGAAATTATAAAAGGGGGTAAAGCAGTTGATGATCGAGGGTCAGTGTCATTTGTTAATGATTTTAATTTCGATAATGTTAAACGCTTCTACCAAGTCTCTAATCATAGGAGAGGCTTTATAAGAGCATGGCACGGGCATGAAAAGGAAGGTAAATATGTTTATGTAGCAAAAGGTGCAGCACTAATTGGATTTGTAGATTTTAAGAACAAAGATGCAAATCCAGATAAGGTGGTATTATCAGATACTAATCCGCAGATATTGTATATACCGCCTGGATTTGCGAATGGTTTTAAGAGTTTAGAAGAAGACACAATTATACAATTTTATTCTACTTCCACCTTGGAGGAATCATTAGGGGATGATATTAGATTTGATTATGATAAATGGAATATTTGGGAGGAAGATTTTAGATGAAAAATATATTATTATTAGGCAATAAAGGAATGTTGGGTAGATATTTTCAAAAATATATGCAAACAAAAAGCGAATTTAATGTTTTATCGCTTTCTAGAGATGAGTTGGATGCTGAAACTGCTACAGTTGATAATATCAGGCGTATAATTAATGAGAACAATATTGAGGTCATTATTAATTGTGTAGGTATGATTAAGCCTCAAATTGCGAAGTATAGCATGTCGTCTGCAATAAAGGTAAATTCACTTTTCCCATATTTGCTAAGCGAGGCAGTTGAAGGTAGCGATACTAAGGTAGTTCATATTACTACCGATTGTGTTTATAGTGGCGATTTAGCTCAAACCTTGTCTTATAATGAAGACAGTATACACGATGTTGAAGATGATTATGGATTGACTAAATTTCTCGGCGAGCCAGATAATGTAATGGTCTTGAGAACATCTATAATTGGTGAAGAAGTAGGTCAGCAGAGATCTTTAATTGAGTGGCTAAAGAGTAATAAAGGCGGTGAGGTTAATGGATTTTTGGATCATCACTGGAATGGTGTTACATGTTTACAGCTTGCTAAAATCGTTTGCAATTTGATCGATAAAAATGATATGTGGATTGGTAAGAGACATGTTCATTCGAATACAGTCAATAAGTTCGAACTTCTAAACATCATTAATGATGCGTTTTCTCTCGACTTGAAGGTTAATAAAGTCGATAGCGGCAATTATTGTAATAGAAGCCTTTCGACCAAATATTCAAACATTAATAATCTCAATCTTGTAGACCAGTTGCAAGAATTGGCAGAGTTTAATGAGTATCTTTACAAAGAATAGCCCTACTCTAGTTGAATACTCTACTGATTGATATATAATAGAGTATATGATTCTCAAGGATATAAAACACTACGATGGCTCTTTAATTCATAAAAGATTCGCATATAACTTTTTTAGAAACCATACACTACCAATAGGCAATATTGTTGCATTTAGAGGAAGCATGGATGTATCAATCGACAATATGATTGATCAAGAGGATGTAATACAGAACGATACAATCATTAGTGATGATTCTATTAACTTCTGCTGGGAGATTCCTAATATGTGCCCCATGGGCGCTGTAGCATATCAGCGATTGCTTAATACTCAGATAGCGAACCTACTATCAACAAAGTATATACAAAAGCCGATTGAAGTTGATGGTGATGATCTAATGGTTGTAGATGAGTTTTTAGGTAGCGATAATAATAAAAGAGATAAAGGTAAGTGTAGTGTATCCATTACATACTCGAGTGATAACGTTGCAATAGGTCATACTGGTATTAATGTTAGTGCTGGTAGAAAGGCCCCGCCATTCGCATATTCTACTAATTTATCAGACGATCAATGCGAAGAGTTTATGAATGATGTTATCTCAATGTTTTATGCTATAAATGATGATATGTTTATAGCGACCTCTAAGATAAGTGTATAATGTTTAGTAAATTGATTTGTAGAATCGTGGGTCACAGGTTTTATCACCCCGTAGTTATAGGGTTTAAAACATATTGGACCGTTCCAGCCGATTATTGCACTAGATGTGGGTACGGTAAGCGTGAATCAAATGTAGAAGATACTATTAGTACATATCCTAATAAATTTATTGATAGAAGCTAATGAATATTTTTACATTAATTAATTCTCTCTTCTTTTCTAAGAAGCATATTGATCTTAATTCTGATGATGAGAGTCAGTTTAATGCATATATGATTAATAGATGGATATCTATGTATTCAATTGATATGGTCAATATTATTAATAATACATCTAATAGATATGCACATGTTTTCGATACTAAACAAGATCAATATAATTGGTTTTATAATTTGTTTCCTAGAGTTAGATTTAAAAAAATTAGTTATATCAAAAAGAACAAAAAGGAATCTAATACAAAAGATAAAACCGAAGATCTAACTTCTTTGATTGCGAAGAATCATGAGATAAGTGAGAGAGAAGTTCGAATGTATCACGATCTCTTTGGCAGTTGACTTATACGTAAAAATTAATAATTATAATAACATATGCAAGCAAATATTGATTCTCTCCACCCTGAACGCGGACTTATTCAACTATCATCTGACGCGTCAGTAGATATTGATGTCGATGATTACAAGCTGACTAGACTCCATGGTGATGTTTTACTATGTGAATTTATCGACGTTTCAGAAGATGGTGATAGTATTTTAAGAAATGGTATCTTTGTACCGATACACTCTCAAACAAAGGCATGGAGAAAGGCCCGCGTCGTTCTAGCAGGTACAGAAGCTAAATGGACAAAAGAGGGTGAGATTGTTATGTTCCCTCACAACTATGGAGTTGAGATTTCTAAAATTGAAGTTGGGGATTATGGTAAAGTTAAACAAGGAGTTTTCTTGAATGAATCACGTATTTTCGGTGCATGCGAACCAGTAGCAAATGAAGATAACGAGAAGTAATTTACAATCTATTTTACTAGACAATGTAGCGGAGATTAGGTTTCGTCGTCGTACGAGCGATCCAACAAGAGCGCCATATAGAACGATGTTATGTACTAATAGTAACTCTTTACTTTATAGTACTAATGGTAGAACAACACTAAACTTTAGCCCACCTTCGAAATCCTTAAAATATAATCCTCTATCTAAAAATATTGTTGTTACATGGGATATTTTAATGCAAGATTTTAGAGCTGTATCTATGGATGATTGCGAGCTATTGCAGGAATATCCGGCTGATGATGAGTTTTGGAAAGTCTTTAATGAAAAATTTTACGTGATGTCTCCAGAGCAAAAACTACTTTATATGAACGCATGATAAATACAGAGAAATTAGAAAAATCTATATCCCACCTTTTACAAAGAAGTGTTCAATTTAAGGTTGGTGATAAAATTCTCCGGAAGGGTAAGCTTATAATTTTTAAAGTAAAGGATTTTTATATAACCTTCACTATTATAAATGATAAAGGGGAGACCAAATATTATGATTTACCATACCCGTTTTCTGTAAATGTTACAGATACAGGCGCGGAGCTAGATTATACTCTTGATAGTTTATCGAATGGCAATAAAATGTTGCTCTATAGATTAAAAGTTCTTAACCGAGTTAAAAAGAATAAATTATATGACAATATTCTCAGCATATCAGAAGTTGTTTAATTTTAAAATTTAAGCCGAGGGAATAGCATTGGCATATCATACTACTCATTTAGAGTAGCGTCTTAGATGTGTTGGAGATTTAAATACCTCTCCCCCCTTTTAATAAAACTATTGATTTACTAGAATAATATACTACAATATATATTATGTCTCTTATTTCTAAGTTTCCGAGCGGTTTTCAACCTCGCCCGGGTCAAATTAAATTGGTTAATGATATTGAGAAAGCGTTTGAAGATTACGATTTTGTGATATGTAGCGCGCCAACAGGTACAGGCAAATCGTTCCTCGCGAAGACCTTAGCGAATGCTAGCAAGGAACCAGCCCCGGATTTTGTAGATGATGTTGTTACGTATAGAGCATTTTCACAAACTCATGAAGAGGAGTACGATCATCAAGGGGCCTCGGTGTTGACCATAACAAAAGCGCTACAAACTCAATATAAATTCCTATTTGAAGATGCAGAAGAGCTTAAAGGTAAGAACAATTATGTATGTGAGGTAGACCCTAATGTAGATGTTGAAATCGGGCCATGCGTTTATTTACCTAAAATAAAAAAAGATTGTTGGAAAAAAAATATATGCCCATATTACAACCAACGTAATGAATCTTTAGTTAGTAAGTTTTCAGTTTATAACTATAGTATGTTTCTAGCGCTCCCTCATGAGCTTAAAAAGAAAGAGTATTTAATTTGCGATGAGGCGAGTGAGCTTGAGGATCAAATTGTTAAGCATTTTTCTCTTAATTTTACTAGCAAGACTTTAAGATACATGGATGTAGATAGTAAGATGCCGAACATAACAAACTATAATAAATTCTATAGTTGGCTTGTAACGTTGGATTCGGAAATCTCTGATAAGGTTACTGAGCTTCTACAAAAGATTAACTCGAAGGATAAATCTGAAAAAGATGTAACGCGGTATAAAGCAATTACCCGGTTTAATGATAAACTCAAACTTATTATTAACTCATGGGAGGACTGTGAGTATGTACTAGATAAGAGGGATGATTTAGTAACGATTGTACCTCTTCATATATCTTCTCTTACCTCGGAGATTTTTAGATATGGTAAGAAAATATTATTAATGTCGGCAACGATTATTGATCCGAAAAAATTCGCAACGTCGTTAGGAATTGAAAGGTTTAAATATATTGAAACCCCATCTCCATTTGATGCATCAAAATCACCGATATATGTATCAAATAAATATAAGTTAAATTATCAAAATATAAAAACTAATTTACCTAAAGTATGTGATATTATTCAAGAAATTTGCGATCACCATAAGGATGAAAAAGGAGCAATACATACCCATACTAGTTATATCACCTCATTTTTAAAGGAAAACTTACAAGGCGATAGATTTCTGTACCGATTTGAAGATATCAATAATGAAAAACTAATCGAGGATCATATTAAATCAAGAAAAATACCTACAGTTTTAGTAAGCCCCTCTATAACTCACGGTGTAGATTTAAAACATACTCTGGCTAGATTTCAAATAATTGTTAAATTACCATATATGCCTCTAGGAGATAAAAGGATTAAACAATTATTCGATATTGACTCAGACTGGTACACTAATAAAATGATTAGTTCCTTAGTGCAGGCAGCTGGGAGAGGGGTAAGAAGTGTCGATGATTGGTGTGTTACCTATATACTCGACGGAAATACGACTAATATTCTTAAGAGATCGAAAAACAAATTACCTAAATTCTTTCTAGAACGACTACAATAGATAAATAAAGATAGTGGAAAGTCGAGCTTTTAGTTGGGAAGTTAAGGATATCATTACGCAGTTTATTGCGGCGTTTGATGATGTTGTTATAGGTAGATATAATCGCGATAGAGAAGAGCAAGATAAAGTAGAGGTAGGGTATATCTATCAACCAAAGCGACGCGTCATTCATGATCTGCAGAATAGAGCTCAAAATTTAAAGCTCCCCATGGGAGCGATTGTTATAAACAGTATAAGCCGAAACTCAGAAAGAGCGTTCAATAAAGTAGAAGGATTTACATACCCGGGAGTGAGAGATCCATACAAGCCTGGTCCAAACTCTGTTAAAATACCTCCCGTTGTTCCAATAGATATATCTGTTACGCTATCATTGATAGCTTCATATCAAACAGATATGGATCAAATTATAAGTAATTTTGCTGCTTATGCTAATCCATATATAATGATTACATGGAAGGTACCGACTGAGTTTGGGTTGCCTGATATAATGCCTATCAACACAAAAGTGGAATGGGATGGTAATATTGCTCTCGACTATCCGGTTGATGTAACCCACTCAGAGAGATCTGTTATAACAGCAGACGCTAATTTTACAATTCAGGGATGGTTATTTAAAGATTCAAATTTAGACCCTGTAAAGAATATATTTTTTATAGATGCAAACTTTCATAATAATAAAATATTATCAGCTGGAAATTTTATAGGGTATGATGATTATGCGGCATTGTCTGGATATGACTATAATTATAGCGAGGGTGAAATATCTATAACAGACGTTGATGTTGCGAGTGTTTCTGGTTCACCTACACTCACTAATATATTTTACTCTGTATCTGGTAAGGATAGCTTCCCAATATTAAATCAAGGCTATACTATTAACGACCCAGGTACTATAATTGTTTATGGTAAAAGATTTAATGAAACTACAAATGTGCTGCTGAGCAGCTCTGGATCGACTGTTTACGGATCGCTAACATCTTTGACTAGCTTTGATTATTTTCCTGATGCTTCAGGCGCTATCCTACCAGATAGTTCGTATAGAGTAATAACAGATAATGTAATGGAGATATATTTACCTGCGCTAAGCTCAGGAACATTTGATATTTTAGTAACAACACCGGCAGGGTGGGATACATCTTATAGCGCTATGTCTGGTAATTTCACAAAACAATAATAAATATATAGTATAATGGCAAAAGATTTTAAAGGAGCGGGAAAAGACTCTACATTTGGACGTAATTTAATGAATTATGTTGCGCAAAAATTACCATACTCTGGGTTTAGTGCTATTGATGCAGGGCAAGAAAATAATCCTAAATATAAATATTTCGAGAATCAAGGATCGCGCCGCTCCGAAGTTTTAGCTAAACATTCTGTATCTCAATCAAATAGCTTTAATAATGAAGCTGTGGGGGTTATTGACGGTAACAATAGCTTCGGGGACATGATGTATGCTAACGTGCAGAAAGATAAAGGCGCGCGTATACAGGACTACAGAGTGATGGCTGCATTTGCAGAGGTTTCAGACGCTCTGGATGAAATTTGCGATGAGATAATAAATGTTGATGATAAAGGGGATGCATGTAAAATTATCATCGATAATAGATTAGAAGAGGATCTCTCAATGGAGATAAAAAATAACCTTTTAGATGAATTTAAAAAGTATATAGGTTTTTTTGACATTCAAGATAAGGGGTGGTCCTATTTTAGAGATCTATTAATCGAAGGGGAAATATATTTTGAGCATATAATGCATTCAAAATACCCTGATAAGGGAGTTCTTGGGATTGTTAGGGTCCCGACTGAATTAGTAGACCCTATTTATTCAAATATACAAAATTTATTAATTAAAGGCTACTTGTATAGAAAGCCTAAAATTGACCCAGATAAATTAATAAAAGGCGAAGAGGTTGACTTTATACCTCTGGAGCAAAATCAGGTAGTCTATATAGATAGCGGTACATGGAATGAAAATAAAAGTATAAAACTACCGTTTATTGAAAATGCAAGACGGTCGTATAGACAATTATCATTAGTTGAGGACGCTATTTTAATTTATCGTTTAGTTAGAGCTCCTGAAAGACTGGTTTTCAACGTAGATGTGGGTAACATGTCACCTCCGAAGGCAGAGCAATACTTGAGAAAATTAATGTCTCAATATTGGTCCACTAAGACATTTGATTCAAATCAAAACGATATTGTCAATAAATTTAATCCCCAGTCAATGCTCGATGCATTCTGGTTTGCGAAAAGAACTAATTCAGATGGTACTACTGTAAATCAACTTGAAGGGGGTGCAAACTTGGGCGAGTTGGCTGATTTAATGTATTTTGTTAAGAAGCTATACAAGGCTCTCAAAGTGCCTACTAACAGACTTGAAGCAGAATCTACTCTCACAGATCCGGGCACTATGCTTAGAGAAGAGCTTAAATTTGCGAAGTTTATAGTAAGATTACAGCAACATTTCGCCGGTGGTTTAAAAAGAGGATTTATAACTCATCTAAAGATGACGGAATTATGGAAAGATTTAGATATGAAAGAATCCGATATTCATATCGAATTTAATCCTCCATCAAATTTTTACGAGCTTAGAGAGGCTCAAAAGCTTGGAATAAAGGCTGAAAATTACACCAACCTCTCTCAATCCGAAATGATATCTCCAACATATTGTCAAAAGAAATATCTCGGGTGGGAGGATAGAGATATACTTGCAAATAGACAGTATATGCGAGTAGATAAAGAGTTTAACTGGGAGCTAGCCCAAATCGAGGCAATGGGACCTAACTGGAAAGATCAAATAGAAGCCCAGGCAGCCTCCATGGAAGGTGGTGCTGAAATGGGTGGCGATATGGGAGGAGATATGGGTGGTGATCTAGGCGGTGCAGGAGTTCCTCCAGATTTTGGAGGAGGGCCAGCAGCAGTAGATATAGGTGGTGAAGATGTAGGTGAACCGGTAGGGGCAGAAGTTCCAGATACAGACGTAGCTTCGGAAGCACCTATAGAGTAATATTTACCGCGCAGCCATAAATATAAATATGGCATGTAACATAACCCCTGTATCTGCGTTCCAGACAACTAATCTTAATAGTAAGATTAATACATACAGCCGTCTGGCTGATAGGATTGTGAGAGCACTCGGTGCTCCCTTAATTAAAATCGAGCTACATCAAGACCAGCTATTCGAAAATATATCTATAGCTGTTGAAATGTACACTAAATTCGCGGGGTATACAGCTGAATATTTAGCTTTTGATTCAAATCTATATGAAAAAAATGTAGGTCTCCGGTTAGATCATTTGTTTACATTATCTAATCCCGATCTTACTTTAGAGCAGAAAGCAGCTCATCAAATTCAAGCTCCTGAATCCGGCTACTATATAGAGCAGAGAGATACAATGTATGTATCAACATCCTCTATCGATAGTAGTAATTTTTCTTCTTTATCGTCACTTAGCGGTGTATTTACTGATGGTATTTTTACTAATCAGATTTTAGATCAATCAACATATAATACACTACTCACTACATTCTCTAGTAATCAAAGTACAAGCGCAATACCTGTATCTTCTTACTTTATTGAAACTTTTCAAAATGTTAAGACGAGATCCGGTGAAGAGCTAACACAGGATGATACCTTAAAGCAAAATAATATGTTTGATTATGATATATTAGATTATAGAAAAGTTATGGCTGTTAGTGAGTTCGAGGAAGGGTCTACAACTGGAATTAATACATTGTTCACCATTGAGCAGACTTTAGCGCAGCAAACATATTTTTCTTATGCGATGGGCAATTACGGTTTTGATTTAGTCTCTTGGTATACACTTAAAGAATGGTTAGAGATGAGAGAGAAACTCTTAGCTCTAAGACGCTCATATACATTTGACGAGAGGACTCAAATATTGCAAATGTATCCTGAACCAGACGATACTAGATTTTATGGCGTTATTTCCTGCTATGTTGAAAGACCAATAAGAGACGTTATAAAGGAGCAATGGGTATATCAATATGCTTTAGCTCTATGCAAGATAACTCTAGGTCAGGTAAGAGGTAAATATGGCAACCTAACACTATTTGGGGGTCAAACGTTTAATTCTACCGATATACTTACAGAAGGTACTAATGAAAAAGAAAAGTTAGAAAGTAAATTATACGAAGGTGCTTCTCCAGGAATGGGTGACGCGGACCCTCCAATGTTTCTCATAGGGTAGTGTAATGAGAGAAAATGAAGATCGCTGGTAATAGGCATAGCGTAGAGTAAATACAGGATACCTAATGCTATCCAAATTTATAAATAAAAAAGTGCGCCAAATTACCAACAATATAGCTGATAGAGTATATATTGAAACTTTTTTACAAGATGCTTCATTAACTAATAAATTAAAATTGTATGCTATAAATAAATGTAGAACTAAAAATCCTGCAAAAATATCTACTGTGAAAAAGAGAAAAAAACCATCCAGACCATATAAACAGGGAGTATTTAAACCAAAAAATCCTCTCAAATTTGATGGGTCTGCAGCAGTCTATCGATCATCTTACGAGCTAAAATTTTTTAGATGGTGTGATGAAAACGTAAATGTTCTTAAATGGGGTAGCGAGAATGTTGTAATACCATACGTTAATCCTAATACCAATAAATTATCTAAATATTTTGTAGATAGCTTTATTGTTTTAAAGGAAGGCTCAAAACATAATAAATATTTAATCGAAATAAAGCCCTTTAAACAAACTAGACCACCGAATCCGAGTAGGTATAGAAATAAGGATAATTTATTATACGAACAAACTATGTGGAATCAAAATCAAGCTAAGTGGGATGCAGCAAACAAATGGGCTAAAAAACATAGTGCCGAATTTATTATATTAACAGAAAAGGAATTAAACATATAATTTTTATCGTTTTTATAAGATAATTTAATTAATCTGTATAAATATTAATATGGGATTCCGATTAATTACTGATGAGGCAGCGGCTACATTAGACGAGTTCGAATATATATTCGAAGAAAAAGACCGTAATGAACCTAGATCGCTCTATATTCAAGGGCCATATATGCTAGCAGAAGCTGTTAATCGTAATAAGAGGAAATATCCTATCCACGAGATGAGAAAAGAAGTGGATAGATATACAAATGATATGATCAATAAGCAGAGAGCTATGGGAGAGCTTAATCACCCCACCTCTGCGGACGTTGATTTAGAACGCGCATGCCATTTAGTAGAATATTTAAAAGAGGAGAAAGAGGGGGACAGATATGTATTTACTGGTAGATCAAAAGTACTTACTACCCCTTGTGGTAAAATTGTTCACTCATTAGTTAATGATGGAGTGTCTGTTGGAATGTCTTCAAGAGCTTTAGGTCAATTATCAGAGAAGAATTCCTTTAACGAAGTTAGCAACATGAGATTGGTCGCTATTGATTGTGTCGCAGATCCGTCATTTAGTGAAGCATTCGTAAATGGTATATTAGAATCTAAAGAATGGGTATTGAAGGATGATGGTCATTTCGAAGAAAACTACGAAGAGTTTGAAAAATCTTTACATAATCTACCAAAAGGCTGTAAAAAAGATTTTATTACAGAACAAATTATCAATTTTATTAAAAATATTAGGTAGTTTGTATAAATATATATTACAAATGAGCACTCCCGAGCGCAAATATATAAAAAATTTTATAACTGCTCTTCTGCATGAAGAGTACAACACTGCTAATATAAATCTTCAAAAAGCTATAAACGAAAAGCTTAAAGCAAGAATTAATAATGCAAATAACCAGAAACTTTTTAACTAATGAGTGAAGAAACAACACAACAGAAGGGCGATATTGGTAAAGTCTTAAAAGAAGCCACAGACGGTCTTCTTGATGATGATTCTCTTTCCGCAATCGAAGAGGCCTTTAATCGCGAAGTCGAAGAAAGAGCTTCTTTAAGGGAAAGCGCTGCTCTAGAAATGCAAGATCAAGAATATTCTGAAAAGCTTATTCATGTTCTTGAGGCTATTGACAAAGACAAAACAAATAAACTTTATAGAGTTCTTGAAGCAGTAGATAAAAGCAATGCACGCAAGCTTGTTAACGTCACTAAAAAGTATAAAAAAGCTTTAGGACAGGATGCGACCATGTTTAAAGAGTCTATGATCAAGCATATCAGCGACTATTTAGATTTATATCTTGAAGAAACCGTTCCACAAGAAGCGATTAACGAAGCAGTTAAGAATAAAAAGGCAATGTCCGTTCTTTCCGCATTACGTGGTCAGCTTTCAGTTGGATCTTCTCTATTAGATGAATCTGTAAGAACTGCAGTTCTTGACGGTAAGACCCAGATTGATACACTTAATGAATCTCTTAAAGAAAAAGATGATCAGGTAAAGGTTCTTAACGAGCAATTAAGAGCAACTGCAGCTAATCTTTTACTTGAGAAGAAAAGTGCTGGTCTTCCTGCAAAGAAAAAAGAATATTTACAAAAAGTTCTTGCTAACAAGACTCCAGAATTTATTAACGAAAATTTTGATTATACTCTTAAACTCTTTGAGAAGAGGGAGAATGATCAGTTAGATATTCTTCGCGAAGAAGCGATGGATACCCGAGTTGTAAAGGAAGAGCCAAAGCCACGGATTATACGCGAGAAGGTTGAAAAGCCTGCGCAGCAAGTTAATCCTTATATCGAACAGCTTAAAAAATATAACTAATTTTTAACCCTTTAATGTAGAGGCTCGTGAAGCCTGAATTAGTCAAAAAATAGGAAAGAATATACATTATGAAAAATCCGAATATTGATGGAAATACAGCTAAAAGACTTCTTGAGAAGTGGGCACCAGTTTTGGACTACTCCTCTAAGAACATAGCTCCAATTGAAGATGAGCGTACCCGCGTTAATACCGCGATTATGCTTGAGAACCAAGAGGACTGGTGTCAGGACCCTGAAGGTGGTCTCCTTATGGAGAGCTCCTACGGCGGAAATGGTGGTTCTTTTGGATCTGGATCCTCTGTGGGTGGAGTTTACTCCCCTCCTGGAACTGTTACTAGCAACGACGGATATGCGTCCGGAGATGCTCGTCTTCCAAAAATCCTTATTCCGATGATTCGTCGTACTTTCCCTGAATTGATAAGTAATGAGATCGTTGGAGTTCAGCCAATGAGTGGTCCTGTTGGACTTGCTTTCGCTTTGCGTTACAAGTACAACACGGAAGGTCTCGGTACTGGCGGTGTTGACGGTGGGGCTACTGGTCCTGGCGGAACACACAACACGTACCTTGGATCGCCACCTAATGATGAATTAGGTTACCAGCATCTCGATACCCGCTTTACTGGTACTTCTTCCAGTCAGCTCTCTGGCGATGGAGATTATTTTAACTTCGCAGCTCAGGATCAAGGTGTAGCCGAGATCCTTAAGAACTGGGAAATTAATAACAACATCCCTCAGGTTGACATTTCTTTTGAGAAGACCGCTGTTGAGGCAGGTACGAGACGTTTAGGTGCTCGTTGGTCTGTTGAGCTTGAGCAAGACCTTAAGAACATGAATGGTATCGACGTTGATGCTGAAATCACGAACGCTATGGCGTACGAGATCCAGGCAGAAATCGATCGTGAAATGATTGTTCGTATGATCCAGACAGCACTCAACGCCGGATACGGCGCTGGTTTCTCTGTTTGGTCACCTGCATCTGCAGATGGTCGCTGGCTCGTTGAGCGCAACAGAGACTTCTACCAGAGACTTATTATCGAAGCTAACCGTATTGCTGTCCGCAACCGTCGTGGCGCTGCAAACTTTATTGTTTGTACTCCTCGTGTTGCAGCTATTCTCGAAATGCTTCCGGAATTCCAGTGGGTTCCGGTTCAAGGCAACGTGAATACACAGCCTGTCGGTATCGCTAAGGTTGGTAATCTCGGTGGTCGTTTCAACGTTTATCGTGACACTCGTACGGAAGTCCAAAACTCTGGCGTATATGGATCGCAAGGTTACTCTGATGGTAGTCTTGGTGGTTCAACTTATACTCGCACTGATGGTGTTGAGTACGCCCTCCTTGGTTACAAGGGGCCTGAGTTCTACGACACTGGTATTATATACTGCCCGTACATTCCTGTCATGGTACAGCGTACGATTGGTCCTCAGGACTTCGCTCCTCGTGTTGGTCTTCTCACCCGTTACGGCGTGGTTGACAACATCTTTGGTGCGAATCTCTATTACCACATCATTATTGTTCAGGGACTGGGTGCGGCGTTTACGCCGGCTTCACAGTCTGTTTACTTCTAATTTAGAGGTACAGAATCCCTTTAAGAGCCTCGGAGAGAAATCTCCGAGGTTTCTTTATGTAAATATTCTGCCTCTTACTCCCGGTAACATTCCTTTAAGTTCTTCCGCAGTATATTTTTTACTTATCGGGGTATTAGTTAGATCTAAATCACCACCTACTTGTAGATTATCTGGCAGTGATGTTATTTGCGTATTACGTAAATCTAAACTACTGCCTACTTCTAGATTATCTGGTAGTGAGGCTATTGGTGCGCTAGATAAATATAAACCACCACCTACTTTAAGATTATCTGGGAGTGATGTTATTTGCGTATTACGTAAATCTAAAAAACCGCTTACTTTAAGATTATTTGATAGTGATGTTATTGGTGTGTTAGATAGATCTAAATAACCGTTTACTTCTAGATTATCTGGTAATGATGTTATTTGTGTATTAGGTAAATCTAAACTACCACCTACTTGTAGATTATCTGGTAGTGAGGCTATTGGTGTGCTAGATAAATATAAACCGCGACCCACTTTAAGATTATTTGGTAGTGATGTTATTGGTGTATTAGTTAGAATTAAATCACCTCGCGACCCATTATCGATATAATCTTGTATCTTTTTATACGCCAATCTCTCTAAATGAGCTTGCTTATCCTCTCTAGAGTACTTTGGTTTATGATTAGTCAAATCGATAGATTCTCTAAGGATTTGTTTGTATGCTTCAAATATAGGGTCCATTTAATTTTTAGGATTATTTATGTATATATTTTGCCTTCTACTCCTGGGAGCATTCTTTTAAGTTCTTCCGCAGTATATTTTTTACTTATTGGGGTATTACGTAAATATAAATGACCACCTACTTCTAGATTATCTGGTAGGGATGTTATTTGGGTATTACGTAAATATAAACCACCACCTACTTCTAGATTATCTGGTAGGGATGTTATTTTAGTACCACCTAAATTTAAATCACCACCTACTTCTAGATTATCTGGCAGTGATGCTATTTGTGTATTATCTAAATATAAATCACCACCTACTTCTAGATTATCTGGCAGTGATGTTATTTGCGTATTACCTAAATATAAACCACCACCTACTTTAAGATTATCTGGTAGGGATGTTATTTGTGTATTACGTAAATTTAAACCACCACCTACTTCTAGATTATCTGGTAGGGATGTTATTTGCGTATAAGATAAATCTAAATTGCCTTGAGATCCACTATCGATATAATCTTGTACCTTTTTATACGCCAATCTCGCTAAATGAGCTTGTTTATCCTCTTTAGTGTATTTTGGTTTATGATTAGTCAAATCGATAGTCTGTTCACTTAGGATTTGTTTGTATGCTTCGAATATAGGGTCCATATGTTTTATTAAATCATATATTGATTATTTATGTATATATTTTGCCTTCTACCCCTGGGAGCATTCTTTTAAGTTTTTTCGCAGTATATTTTTTACTTATTGGTGTTTTCTCTAAATTTAAATATTCACCTACTTTTAAATTATCTGGTAGGGATGTTATTTGCGTATTATGTAAATCTAAAATACCGTCTACTTTAAGATTATCTGGCAGTGATGTTATTTGCGTATTACCTAAATATAAACCACCACCTACTTCTAGATTATCTGGTAGGGATGTTATTTGCGTATAAGATAAATATAAATCACCACCTACTTCTAGATTATCTGGTAGGGATGTTATTTTAGTACCACCTAAATTTAAATATCCACCTACTTTAAGATTATCTGGTAGGGATGTTATTTGCGTATTATGTAAATCTAAAATACCGTCTACTTTAAGATTATCTGGTAGGGATGTTATTTGTGTATTAGCTAGTTCTAAATTGCCTTGAGATCCACTATCGATATAATCTTGTACCTTTTTATACGCTAATTTATTTAAATGAGCTTGCTTATCCTCTTTAGTGTATTTTGGTTTATGGTTAGTTAAATCGATAGATTCTCTAAGAATTTGTTTGTATACTTCAAATATAGGGTCCATTTAATTTTCATGAAAGATTAATTAATACCAACTATTTTCATCCACGTATCTAACATATCACGACCCATCTGACTATCAGTACCGTCATATGCGTCATATGTATAAAAATTACCTTCACTGTCTTTTCTTGTTATTATCTTTTCCCCGACTTTGTCAATTCTGGATGAATCGTTAATCGGAATTCTTGCCAGCGCAACCACATAATGCTTCTCATCAAACCCACTACGCTTAAGCTGATTTTTTAAACTATCGCTCTTTATCAATGTATAATAGAAATCAACATTATTATTGTAGTAATAATCATCCCAATGTGTTGAAGTACTATACGTAGTACACCATGCAGAATCTTTTTTACCACCTTTGCATTCTCTAAAAGCAAAACCTCCCTGTTCTACAGGGGTAAGGCCTAGCTTTCTAGAAGCTTCATGTGTATAAGGTATAACTATACGTATATCGTCATTGTCAACAATAACGTCAAAATCACCAGACAATTCGCTTTTCGATGCAGTCGTTTCAGTTTTATTAAGCTCATTAACAATATTATACAGATCCTTAAAACTTTTGTAAGATTGAATATTTGACTTTTGATCTTTTATCAATCCTTTACGAACAAAAGCGTCAAATTCTTCTATTGTATTGCGGAGATTATCGATATCTTGTTCTTCTCCTCTGACATATACTCGAGCTAACCACCCAGTATATTTTTTTTGTTCGGTTGGGTCAATACCTACAATAGTATCAAACTCTTGTTTATCTAACTTTCCTTGCTGTAGAAGTTGTTTAGCTTCTCTCCTACTCTCAGTAATAACGTTATAAAATAAATTTAGTATATTAACAGAATCTTCATTAAGAACTTCCATGTTAATATTTAGTCAATTTTATTTTTTTATTAATAAAATTTATAGTATTGATCATACTCTCAGGAGTGCCCATATCTGACCAGAAACCATCATATACCATGTAGCCAACATTATCGAGTTTGGCGTAATATCTATTAATATCAGTAATTTCAAGCTCGCCTCTATCAGAGGGTAGTATATCCTCTACTATATTATATACATCTGGAGTATAATAGTACATTCCAGTTACAGCGTAATTAGAGATATAATTAACCGGTTTTTCAACAATATCTAATATCTTATAAGAAGGAGTATCGAATTCTGCAACTCCGAATCGGTTCCAATCATCTGTATACTTTAGGAATAGACCACATTTAGTTTTATTATTAAACCGGCACCGCGAAATAAATTCTGAAACTTCGCCCGTTCCAATTCGATTACTCATTGGCTCGAAATAATTATCGCCCAATATTGCAACAAAGTCCTCTTGTTTAGTATAATCTTTGCAGAGCTTTAAAGCACTGGCTATTCCTGGAGGTCTATGAGGATCATTCATCTCTTGAATCTTGTATGTAAATTCAAGTCCTCTTGAATAACCATCTCCTAAATAGTCTACAATAATACCACAATGATCTTGTGATGTTATAATTAGAATTTCTGTTATACCTATATCAGTTAGTGTCCGTATAGGATATTCTATCATTGGGAAAGCTCCCTCGCAAGTATAAACAGGTAGTAGATGCTTATTATTGGTGTGAGAGGCCGGTAGCATGCGTGTACCGAAACCTCCAGCTAAAATTATACCTTTCATTTTTGTTTTTATTGATAAATATTATTATGCATTGGTTTACAGCAGATACTCATTTTTTAGACACCGATATGAAGCGTCACAATAGACCTTTTAGATCTCCAGAAGAAGGTTTTGTTAATATAATTAACAATATTAATTCTAGAGTTAAAAAAGATGATATATTATGGCATCTCGGTGATGTGTATTTATCAGATTATCATGATGATGCAAGAAGGTACCTATCTAAGATAAAGTGTAAGAATATGGTTCTTGTAAAAGGTAATCATGACGAAGACGAAAATAGACTCCGAACATTGAAACCTTTTTTTCGGAAAGTTCTAGATGAGTGGGAAGGAAAAATAGAGGGTATAGATATCTATATGAATCATATACCCTCTAAATGCCCTAAAAGTAAATTTTGTCTAACTGGTCATGTACATGATGCGTGGAAAGTAAGAAAAAATCTAATTAACGTCGGCGTCGATGTACACCATTATAAACCAGTTTCGATTGAAGATATTATTATCTACAAAGAAAAAATGAATAATGGAACATTCGATAAAGAGTCATTTATTGACTAGTAATTACTGTTTCGGGGTCTTAGCATGCGGAACCGTAGCAGATGATAAGGTAGGATGAAGCAACGTTACATCTGATGCTCTCTCCGGGTTAATGTCAATACCCCCACGTCGAGCATATAAACATCTTACACACAACTCTTCCGGTTCTAGAACATCCCAAATTCTCTTATAAATTGTTTCGCAAATCTCTTCATGAAAATGACACTCATCTCGGAAAGATACAATGTATTTTAGCATACTGATTGGATCAATAGTCTTGCTACTATGTTTCATATAAATATAAACATCGCCCCAATCTGGTTGAGAGGTAACCCTGCAATTAGATTTAAGTAGAGCACTATGATATCTGATCTCTGAAGCTTCGCTATCGATAACTTCAAGTAGATCTGGAGTTTCATTATATACATCAAATTCAATCTCTGATGTATTATAATCATCTTCTAACGTCGAGTATGAAAGTTTCTGTACTTCTTCATAAGTAGAATTAATTTCATGCTCCCACTCATAGATACCAGGAAACGTACATTTAAGCACCTCATAGTTAAACGCAACTTTGATATTAACTTCAGCTTCGAGTAATTCAGAAAGATCTTTTTTAGCTTTTGATTCAATCGAATTAACGACCTCAATAGGGTCTTTTCCAAGCTTAGTCATATTAAACGAATTAAAATATAACTTAATAGACTTAGACTCTACAATATATTTACTATTACAAGGATATACAATTTTTGCAATACCCGTTACCGGGAGACCATTATCTGTTAAAGCAGATACTTCATATGCATTCCATGTATCGTTACCTACGAAAGGTAAGTTATCATCGTCTAAATCTAGATGCTCTCTATTTGATTTCCGAGGTTCTCTAACAAGGAGACTTGGATCATACAGAGACTTGTACTGAGAGGACTGACCTAGATGTTTACTGATTCGCGAATTATCGAGTTTACTCATATATTAATAATTATAGGCTATATTTTTTTTTATTCCAGTATTAATTATACTATCTTTTAATATTTCCATTCTTTCTTCTACAGACCCTTTCAGCTCAACAATATTTTCACATAAGGGTTTATATTTATCAAATAACTTAATAATATCGTCTCGGAATTCCTTGTTAATACTACGTTCACCATCATCGACAAGAGGTATATCTGGGCATGTATAATAAATTGTATCAATCTTAGGCATTAACTCTCCGAACATTTTTCTCGCATAATCTAGCACCCACTCATCCACTTTTTTGTTATTGAATAGATACTCTGTATACACAACACCGTCAAGAATACATCTATCCATTATAACATGCCCCTCTCTACAGGTTAAATAATTTTCTAAGTGTTGGTTAATAATGCATAGCTGCGTTATATTATTGCCTTCCTCATTAATACTAACACCAAATTTTCTTTTAACTAATCTAGTAACTTCCGGTATAAACTCACACTTGGAAAAAAGATGATTACGTTTGCAATTCTCGAGAAGGGTAGTTTTTCCAGTACTTTGCGCTCCACTAAATGAAATAATCATATTTATATAATAATGTTGTTCCTAATAAAATCTACCCAAAGACCGAGAGAGTTTCTTCTAATGCTATCATTTAAACTATCAAAATCTTTATATAGATCTTTGCCATAGCCATCAGCAAGTGGGAAACGTTTCTCACTAATAATTTCACCCTCATCAATTTCTGGTATTACCTTATGGATTACGCATCCAGCATAATCATACATATGATAATTTTCCCAGACTCTCTCGACAGGATCTTTGCCTTTAAGGTCTTTATATAAACTTATAATACCAGGATGCCCATTATATATAGTATATTGTTCACAAATATCAGCTGGAATTATTTTTAACCAACCGTTAAGGGTTATTAGAGTATCATCATGCCTTTCAATAATACGTTTATATGTACTACTCGTTATATTATCATCAACTGCAATCAACGACTTAGTCTCGCTCTGTCTGTAAAACTCAAGCAAATTTTTATTAATGTTATTAAATTTGTTGTTAGTAACAACAATGTCAGGAAAATAATCAATTTTACGAGAAATATCTAGAATTTCTGACCCTGTTTGGCTAAAGAATGCTACCCACTTCTTTATCATTATTTGTGTCCGTTTAAAATATTATCGAATTGTTCTATATTATAGTAAATATGTTCCTTTTGATCTTCATCAAAATCTTCCTTATCTATAATATTTTCATTATCCGCTAAATGTATTTCATTTAGTAGCCCATTATCTCCGTAATATTTCATTTGTTTAATTCCAGCAATTACTGGATTGCTAGTATCAACCGATCTTATATTATAAATATTATTTGCACCATAATGTTTAAATTCTTTAGCAAGAGAGCATCCTAGAAGATGGTGTGGTTTTTTCCAGTTCCAATAACCGTCAAGAATAAGCTGGTCTATTAGTCTCACTCTACCTTCAGATCGTCTCTCGTCAGGAGAGTCTCCAAGCCCGGTAACTTCAAAATATTTCATATCAAAAGAGATAGCAATATAATCAGCATATTCAGCCATAAATTTATAGCAATCAACAATTTCCTGATAGGTAAATCCTTGAACTGTTCCCATTCTCATTCCAGGTGCATTTTTATATTCATTTACCCAGCTAATAAACCCGTTAATAGTTTCAGCGCTATCTTCGAGAACATCCGGAACTATATAATATGTTGGCATTAATTTATCAACCCACTTAATATATTCCTTTGGGTCGAATGCAGTTTTTAGTTCAAAAATACTATTATCTAAAATTACCTCTCTATTATTAGCAAGAGTTCTCGTAAAAAAATCGTAATATTTTTTATAGTTCTCAAAGTGATGAACAAGAGCATAATCATAATCTGTCCTTTTTTGAACGTCGTCCATTAAAGCAATCGGAGCTTCATGCGCTTTTAATATCTTCATATTAATAAGTATATACTTGATTCTTGATAAATCAACATAAATATACTATATGGTTGATTATAAAAATAATAAATCAGACTCGACTGGAGAGATTATAGAAAATAGTAGTTTTCTATGCTATCCAGAAAAGTTAAAAGAATATAAGACAAATCAATCAAGCACAGCATCTATAGGATCTACACCTTCAAAAACTTTAGAGGCTGCAGATACTATAAAGGGGAGTTCTGCCAAAGTAGTATCTAATATTACTGCTACAGCGTTTGGAGCTCAAACTGTAGAACAATGTGTTATTGATTTGCAGCCAATATGTAATAAGATGCTAGGCGCAATTAAGAATATTAGAGGTGATGCTGATGATACTAGAGAATTTATATTATCTCAAGAAAACTGTAATTACGTTGGAGGAGATATTCAAAATCAGGTACATAATCTTATAACATACAAGAGAAATAAGCTCACTGCTCAAGAATTATATGATACTGAGAAAAATAGTGACGAGTTTATAGACAGCGCATTAGTAGAAATACCTAATGCAATTAACGGTATAGCAGGAAAAAACGATGCATCTATAGCGCACAATAACAATATAAATACCTTAGATAATACCCTATATTATAATCTACCACCTGCTATAGACCCTAGCACGCTAACTCAGACTGAAATAGATGCATTTAATTCTACTGGTAATGGGTGGGTTTTAGAATAAAAA